GTGGAGTTTCTTGCCGAGTACGCGAGCTTTCTCGCCAAAACCGCCACGCTGGTTATCGCCGTTCTGGTCGTGTTGTCGGCGTTCGCCGGTCTGCGCGGCAAAGGCCGACGCAAGGCAGGCGGGCAATTGCAGGTCACGCGCCTGAACGATTTCTATAAAGAGCTGCGCGAGCGGCTGGATTCGGGCCTTCTGGAAAAGGCGCAGCTCAAGCTGCTGCGCAAGCAACAGGCCAAGGCCGACAAGAAGTCGAAGAAGGCCAAGCCTTCGGACAAGCGCCGGGTGTTCGTGCTGGACTTCGATGGCGATATCAAAGCCTCGGCCACCGACAACCTGCGTCATGAAATTACCGCACTGCTGACCCTTGCCACCCCTCAGGATGAAGTGGTGCTGCGTCTGGAAAGCGGCGGTGGGCTGGTGCACAGCTATGGCCTGGCCTCCTCGCAACTGGCGCGCATTCGCCAGGCCGGTATTCCACTGACGGTGTGCATCGACAAGGTCGCCGCCAGTGGCGGCTACATGATGGCCTGCATCGCCGAGAAGATCGTCAGCGCGCCTTTTGCGGTGATCGGTTCGATTGGCGTGGTGGCGCAATTGCCTAACGTCAACCGGCTGTTGAAGAAGCACGACATCGATGTCGAAGTGCTCACTGCCGGCGAATACAAGCGCACCCTCACCGTGTTCGGCGAGAACACCGAAAAGGGCCGCGAGAAGTTCCAGGAAGATCTCGACGTCACCCACCAGTTGTTCAAGGATTTCGTCGGCCGCTACCGCCCCCAGCTGCACATCGACGAAGTCGCCACCGGCGAAGTCTGGCTCGGCGTCGCAGCGCTGAACCGGCAGTTGGTCGACGAGCTGGGAACCAGCGACGAATACCTCAGCACCTGCGCCCGCGAAGCCAACCTGTTCCACCTGCACTACGCCGAACACAAGAGCCTGCCCCAGCGCATCGGCATGAGCGCCAGCGGCGCAGTGGAGAGCGGCCTGGTATCGCTGTGGAGCAAACTTGGCAGGCTTCGCTAACACCTTGAGTGCCATGGAAATTTTTTCAACCATGGGCTTGCAAGGTGATTTGAATGCAGACATAATGGCGACCATTGAAACGCAGGCAGCTTTAAAAAGTCGTTTGCTTTCAAGGAGATAGCCAAGCAGTTATGGCTTGATCCAAACTTTGAGGCCGAGTAGCAAAGTGGTTATGCTCCGGATTGCAAATCCGTCTACGCCGGTTCGATTCCGACCTCGGCCTCCATATTCGAAAGCCCCGCAGCCATTGAGGTTGCGGGGTTTTTTAATGCCTGCGGATTTTGTCCCCCCGCTTGGTTAGGGACAAATCTGGGACACCGATGGAAATTGCGTGTCCCCAATGTCCCCGGCAAAATCCGGTGCATGGCTACTTACGAACAGCGCCCAGGCGGCGCATGGCGGGCAAAGATCCGCCGCAAAGGATACCCGTCGCTGTCGGCGACCTTCGACACCAAGGCAGAGGCCCAACGCTGGGCAGCCGAGATCGAGGGCGACATGTCGCGCGCGCGGTTCGTGGACATGCGCGAAGCTGAACGCACGACGCTGGCCGAAGCGCTCGACCGGTACGTGCGCGAGATCAGCGCGTCGAAGAAGGGCGCCAAGCAGGAGAACACCCGGGCGAACAAGTGGAAGATGCACGCGCTGGCCGGAAAAGGGCTGGCGGCGCTGCGGTCAAGCGACTTTGCTGCGTACAGGGACGAAGAGCTCAAGGCGGGAAAGTCCACGGCCACAGTCAGGCTCGACCTGGCGCTGATCAGCCACCTGTTCACGGTGGCAATCAAGGACTGGGGTATTGAGGGGCTGAGCAACCCGGTGATGAAGCTGCGGATGCCGAAGGGGGCAAAGGAGAGGGATCGCCGGCCCAAGGCGTTCGAGCTGGCCGGTGTGATCGAGAAGGCGGGAGAAATTCACGCAGAGATGCCGGCGATCATCCAGCTGGCGGTCGAGACTGCGATGCGCCGCAGCGAACTCATCGGCCTGCGCCGGGAGAACGTGAAGGCGAAGCATGCGCTGCTTGAGGACACCAAGAACGGCACGCGCCGGCTGGTTCCGCTTTCTTCGAAGGCCAGGGCGCTGCTGGACGGGCTGCCCGCGCGCCTGGACGGCCGCGTCTTCTCGCTGGCTCCGCACTCGGTCAGCCAGTATTTCCATCGAGCCTGTAAAGCCGCCGGAGTCACTGACCTGCATTTCCACGACCTGCGCCATGAGGGCACGTCGAGGCTGTTCGAGAAAGGGCTGTCGATGATGGAGGTGAGTGCAATCACGGGGCACAAGACGATGAGCATGCTAAAGCGCTACACCCATCTGTGCCCCGATACCTTGGCCGACAAGCTGGGCTAGCGGATGCTGGCGAGCGTCGGCGGGGCCTGGCGCTTTCGCCCCGGCTTGGCCGGTGCGTGCATGCCCTGCTCGAACTCCTGCAGGAACTTGCGCACGGTGCTGACGCGCCAGCACACCCGCGTACCCTGCTTGAAGAACGGCGGCAGCCAGGATGCCCCAGCCTGCCGCGCACTGCGAATTGCCGATTCCGAACGGCCAAGCATCTTGGCCAGCTCAGGAATGTGGATGATTTCTTGTTCCATGAGGTGGTCTCCGCGCCGCCGGCGGCGGCAGGTTGGTGGTCAGTCGTTGCCTTCCGTGATCCGATGCTCAACGCCCATCGAGCGCACTTCTGCTGCACCCATGAAAACCAGGTCGAGCGCAGCGCCTTGCAGGCTGCCGACGGCGTCGGTGCCTTCGTCGTCTTCTGACAGAACTGGAAGGGCCAGATGGCGAATCTGGTCGATGCCAACGCCTTCTGGGATGTCGTACCGCGTTGTGACAGTGGTGGTGACGGTAATTACGGGCATGCGAGCTCCACGCCCGCGCGCATCGGCGGGCTTGAGTAGTAGGGGAAGGGGTTAGGCGAGTTCGGCGGCGGATGCTTCGACTAAGGCCTGACTGGTGAAATTGACCGGGAGTGCGTCGGTGCTCTTGCCATCGCTTATCACCACCCAACCGTTGCGGTAGAGGGTGCAGGTGTTTCGGCCATGCTGAACCCGAGCTATCGGCAGGCCGCCGAAGGGAAGCCAGCGATTGATCCGATAGATTATCTTTCTCACGGCATCAGCTCCTTCGGCACCTGCACATGGCTTCCCAGCTTGCTCTCCACCAGCGAACGGCAGAACGCGACCAGCGCCGTCGGCCCGTAGTGCCAGCGCGTCGTGTTACCAGGGCCAGCCCAGTAGCAGGTGTCGCTGCCGCCCATGTTGGCGTTCCACTGGAAGCCGCCGCGGTGCTTGTCGATCAGCGGGCCTCCTTGGGCCCAGTTCGTGGACGGCGCGTAGACGGAGCGGATGCTTTCGATCAGCTCGATCCCGTGACGATCGTGAACTTTCACCAGCTCGCGACCGTATCGCCAGCTTGTTTCCACGTTTTCCGCTTGGGCCACCGCCCAGTCCAGCGCGGCGCCGGTGAGGTTGGATGCCCTGACGCTGATTGTGTCGGTCATGGCTGCGCCGCCTTGGGCTCCAACCGTGCCAGCCGATCGCGCAGCGAGTTGATTTCGTCCTGATATTCATCGGCCAGCTTGGCCAGGTCATCGAAGTTGACCCAGTTGCCATGCTCCGTCGGCACGCGGATCACACTGCCTTTCTCATCTTCCCCGCCCCGCCAGAAATTGAACCTGGGCAGCTGGTGCGCTTTGTCCCAGAGGTCATATCCCTCTCGAGTTTTTATATTCCTCACAGGTCATACCCCCGATGAAGTTTCTGTTGCTGCGTGTACTCGTCAGCACTGGCCCCGCAGGCAGTACCCTGGCAGCCGTGCTCGTGGCAGGTCGTCAGGTTGCAAGCCTTGCGAAACCCGCTGCCGCCGCACATTCCGCAGTCACCTTGGCGGTGATCAGGGCAGGGATATACCTCCCATGCCCTGCGCCATTTTTCATGCGGCCCCAGCATTCCGGCGCCGGTGTCTGGCACCAATGCAGTCGATGTTCGACTCACAGCTCATACCTCTCATCAATCCAGCGCCCAGGCGCCAGTGCGGGTGTAGGTTCGGGTTGTTGTTCGTGCGGGGAGGGTGGCCAGGCTGCGTCGGTGCGGGCCTGCCACTCGCAGGTGCTGGCGCGGGCCTGGGCGCAGTTCTTGCCGGATGCGTCGAAGCACAGCTCGCCATTGCAGCCGGCCAGGGTGGCCAGCAGCAGGAGGCAGAGGGCGAGGCGGGTCATGCGGTGAGCTCCAGTTGAGTGCCGTCCTTTGGCGCTAGGCTGGCTACTGCTACTGCTACGGCGTAGGCTTCGGGGTGCTGTTTGTCGAATGCCGGGGTGCGCACTGTTTCAACCCACTGACCAGCCGCCGGCCCTTTATCCAGCCATGCTTGGGTGCTGGTGTGCTGGGTCCAGGTGGTGGGGCTCATACCGAGTTCTTTGAGCTGCCGGCTTGTGATAAAGCCTTGGCTTCGCATCAGGGCCAGGGCGCGCAGCGCCTTTTCCTTCCACGGTGTGAGGCGTGTAGGTGATGGAACGCCGGCTGCCACCTGCGGCACCACCATAGGCACTTGGCAGCGCTCCTCTGGGTTCCAGTCGAACAGGTCGTGGTCGTTGAAATAGCCGGTTCCGGCCAGAAGCTCGCGCAGCTTGTAGTCTTCAAAGTGCACTCGCTCGATGAGGCCGGCCGGAATTCTCACGGTTCCGTGTCGAGGAATCAGGACTGGAACGCCCATGAAGCCGAGCAGCTTGGCAATGCCCGCGCTCGCATCACTGATTTTGCTGACGATCACCAAGCGGTGGTCGGGGCCTTTAAGTCCGTACCGGTACTGCCAGGGGTTCGGCATGATCTGGTCAGCAACCTTGGCGTTCAGGGCCAGTTTCGCCTCGACGCCGATCTGACGGCCTTCTTCATGGACTACGAGGATGTCGAAGCCGCCGGTTTCGGGATAGCAGGTCCAGCCAGGCTGAGCATTCATGTCGCGGATGAAAATCTCGCACAACTCGGCCTCCGTCTTGATCGGTGTCTTTTCGGTCATGGGCATGCCTCGCCGCCATATCGCGGCAGTGAATAGAGGGGAGAGGGGTTACAGCTTTGGTGAAAGCGCGGAGTCGCACAGCTGGTCAATGCGCAAGCTTTCACTTTCCGAGGGCGTTGAGCAATCGGGATGCTCAGCCGGGAAGTCTTCGACCGTCATGCGATCGCGCAAAAGGCGGTAGCGCTCTGCATCTTTAAGGACGCTCTTGTAGATGTCGGATACTTCTTCCGGCTCAACGCCAAGATCGGCCAGCAGCGCATGCGCCTCGGCCAGCTGGGCCAGCAATGCAATCTCCAGCTTCGACCACTGCTCTTGGCGCCCACGGAGGGCGGTACGCAGTTGACCGATCTTGGCGCGCAGCCGCTCAACCTCGGCAGGGTCGGCGTGGGTGTAGGCCCGCTCGATCCTGGCAAAGCTGGCCGGGTTTCCACACAGGTCCGTCATGCTTGAGGGTGGCACGCCGTCAATCCATTCAGTGACGACTTCTCCCAATTCGTTGATGCCACGCCACGCCACCGGATCGCCCTGAACTGCTGGCGCAGGGTGGTTGTAGAGCTTGTCGCCCCGCCGCAGTGGATTGCCGTCATCGCCATAGATCAGCTCGACAAACAAGCCGTCATCGCCCTCGTCTACGACCGCTATCGGCTGAACCTGGTGCTGCTTGGCCGACTGCGCGGCGTTCCAAAGCGCCAGACTCGGCGCTGTTGCGCCGCAACCTTCGCACTCTGGCCCGCGCTGGCCTGCGCCATTCAGCCATCCCTCTGGATCGACTTTGCCGCCGCAGAATGGGCAGCGTACGTTCTCTGTATTGCTGGATCGGTTCTCTGTGGCCATGGGATACCTCAAGCTGAGCGTTCGAGTTGTTGTTGGAGGCGTTGGCCGATCCAGCGGACGACGGGTACGGCCTTGCTGTTACCGATTGCCTTGTAGCGGGGGCCGTCAGGGCACAAGCCTGCGACTCGACCGCGATAGGGGATCAGCGTGTAGTCGTCAGGGAAGCCCTGAAGTCGTTCGCACTCGCGCGGGGTCAGCCTACGAACGGCTGAACCTGCAAGCACGTTGCGCTCTTGAGAGCGACCTCCGTCGCCAGGTGCGGTCAGCGCGTAGGCGATGTCTCCTCCGACCTCCAAAGACCTACCGCCTTCTCGGCCTCGCTCCTGGAAAGCAATGCAGGGGAGGCCCTGGCCAGGCTTGCCGCCACCAGTTGATAATGTGCCCGCCACTTGCCCGTCACCGCCCTCCAAGCGGACCTCGCTACGGCTGTTCTCGGCGAATGCGAGAACTGCATTCTCCTGGCCGCTGTTTCTCCCGAGTGCGAATGCTTGGTCGTATCTACGATCAGCAGAAATGGATGCTGACGGGCATTGGAACTGCATTGCTTGCTGCACTTACCGCATTGGCCGGAGCGCTGTATAAGACGGTAAATCGAGTGCCCGACTGAAACCGCGCCGCCCTCGCCGGGCAGGCGTTATCGTTAAATTCCGGAAGGCGCTGGAGGGCAGCGCGGGGTCAGGCGGCAGCGGCCCGCTCTTTGATCGCCATGATGGCGTTGGCAGCGTGGCGCGCGTAGAACAGGCGGGCCATCAGGTTCGGGCATGGCTTACTGATCTTCGTCTCCCATAGGTCGCTGCCGCCGAGCAACGACTCGTTGTTCATTAAGAAGTCGTAGGCAAGGACCAATTCGGTATCGCGGCCCTCTGCGAAGGTTTCGACCTCTTCAACGACATCAGCTAGGTCGCTGAATGGCAGGCGCTCATCGTCTTCAGCAGCGCGCTCGCGCAACCACTCGACCAGTTCCTCAGCCTGTTCCAGCGTGGCTCCTTGATCGGGAATTCCAGCTATCAATGCCGGTATCTGATCGGCATCGAACTCCTCATCAATGCGGCCAACGATGCAACTGCAAACCGTATCGCGAATGCTGTCGAAGTCGATGACCTCGCGCTTGCAGGTACTCTCCAGCTTTTCGTGCAGATACCCGTCGCTTTGGTGGCGCAGGAAGTTGATTCCGTAGTCGGCACCGACATGCCACAGCAGTCCGTCGATATCGCCGAACATCGACATACCGTAGGCGGTGACGCAGATATCAAAGTGGTAGACCCGTGTGCCGGGTTGCTGGCAGCGCCAAACCTCGACGCCGTTCTCATTCACCAGCTGGGTGTATTGGTGCTGGGCCAGGTCTTCAGCGACGCGGGCGGCGAGTTCTGATCGCTCTTGCTCTTTCATGGCTTTCTCCATGCATGCGCCGCCCTCCGTGGCCGGATGCGGCTTGATTTGGTGAGATTCAGCCGTTGCCGAGCAGCAAAAGGCCGGTGTCGTCGGGGTCGTCGCCCAGCATCAGGTCGGGCGCTCGCAGCTCGCGCCCGATGCGGAACTGGTCGAGCCGGCGCGCCACAAAATCCGACACCACGATTTCGTGGCGCGGCGCGCTGAGGAAATGCCGGGCCGCTTCAGGCCCTAATTCATGGATGCGGTGGATCAGCAGGGTCATAGCCTCTCCGTTTTCCTCGACGCTGGCCCAGGCTTTGATCTCATCAAGAGCCTGGCGGGTGCCGGGGCGCACCTTCAATCGCAGGTCTTCTTCCTGCAAGCGCTCGGCCTTGGCTCTGCGCTTCTCGTCACGCTGCTGCTGCGTCAGAGCCATCATCGCCTCCATTGCGCACGAACGTGGAGCCGGGCGCGTATCCCTGCAGGTCACACACTCGATTGATGATCTTGAGCGCGGCGTCAAAGACCTTGGCGTCGTCCGGCTCGCGAGCCAAGCGCTTCATGTTGGGCTGATGCTCCAGGCACACCTTGTCGACCAGGCGCCGGGCCAGCCTGCGCAGGTGGTCGGCGCTGTCGTGGATGCGGACGCTCAGAGCAAAGGCCATGGCAACGTCATCGGGCCGGTACTGGCCGCCGCTGCGCGTGTTGTACAGCTTCTTCACCGGGCGATTCAGCCAGCCCGGCAGGGTTACCACTCCGGAAGGTGCTTTTTTCATGTGGGTGCTCTGTAAGGCCGCTGCGCGGCAAGTGGAACTGCTCTTGCCGCCGGCGCTGGCGGACCAAGGTGCTGATGCGCTTCATGCGGCGCGCGCCGAGGCCAGTTGGTCGTAGATCTCCACTACCTGCTGAGTGAGGTTTTCGATGGTTGCGGCGCCGCGTTTGCGCTGGGCGCTGCTCCACTGGCTGCTACGGTAGAAGAGCAGGGCGAGGTGGCGCTGCAGTTCCTGGCGTCGGCTGATGAGCGCCATGGCTTTGGTGATGGTCATGGCTCCCCCTAGAACGGAATATCATCTTCGAAGCTGTCGAAGTCTTGGGCCTGCTGTTGCGGCTGTTGGCGTTGCTGCTGCGCCTGCTGGCCCTGCCGATTGCTCTGGTGGTGCTGCTGTGGCTGGCGCTGTTGCTGCTGCCCGCCGCCCTGATTTTCCGGCCGGCCTCCCAGCAGTTGCATCGTGCCGTTGATGTCGACATGCACCTCGGTGCTGTATCGCTTGATGCCGTCCTTCTCCCACTCGCGGGTCTTGAGCTTGCCCTCGATGTAGCACTGCGAGCCTTTGCGCATGTACTCGCCGGCGATCTCGGCGACCTTGCCGAACAGCACGACCCGGTGCCATTCGGTTTTCTCAACCTTCTGGCCGGTCTGCTTATCGGTCCAAGCCTCGCTGGTGGCAAGACTCAGGTTGGTTACCGCGTTGCCGTTGGGCAGGTAGCGGGTCTGGGGATCCTGGCCGCAGGTGCCTACCAGGATGACTTTGTTTACTCCACGGGCCATGGGGCCTCCTTACTTGATGCGGATCGCGCTCTCGCCGCGCTCCAGGTGAGCCCAGGTCGGTTCAGCGATCAGTTCGTGTTCGCAGTCCTCGCCGGCGTCCATGCGCTTGCGCACAGCGTCGTTGTGCTCGCGGTCAGCCTTGAGCTTGGCGGCGATGGCGTTTTTATCCGGGGCGATCTTGGTCACCACCGAGGTCAGGTCGTCAGGCACCGCCTGCTCGTTGTCGACGATCACCCGCTCTTTGCCGGTAACCAGGCTGATGGTGAAGAGCGGCCGCTTGATCGACTTGATGTTGGCAGCGTCCATATTCCGGCGCAGGTAGTCGGTGATGGCCGTCACGCTGTTCGCCTTGATGCGCTTGAGCTCGACGAGGCGCTCGATCTCCGCGTCGATCGCAAGGATGTCGCCCTCGATGTTGCGACGCAGCATGACGATGCTGTCGGCCTTGACCTCGAACTCGCCTTGTATGCCAGACATGGTGTCTTGAATGGCCTGCTTGAGGCCTTCATCGTCCGTGTCGCACATGGCTGCCAGGTCGGCCATCTGACCGGTGAGCGCGTATAGCTGGGTCATGCTGCAGCCTCCTGTGTCTTGCCTGCTTCGAGGTTTTTCAGCTCAAGCGAGATACGCGCGGCGCCTTTCTCGTCCTTGCGGCCGATAAGCTTGCGCACGGCGTGGTCGTGGATTTTCTTGCGCTCATGCGGCGTTACTGCCTTCTGCATGGTCGTGATGGTGTCGCGGATGAAGTCGAGCCGCTCCTGCTGCTGCCGGTCGATCTCGGCCTGGCGGTCTTCGGCCTGTTCGATGGCCTGCTCGGCTTCCAGCTGCTGCCGGTAGTTCACGTCGTCGAACATGCCCAGGAACACGTCGGCGCTGAAGCCCAGCATCGACAGCGCCTTCTTGATGGCATCTGTCAGCGATTTTTTCGGGGCTTCGCCATCAGTGGTAGTGCCGTACTTCGACTTGTACAAGTACTGGGTGCAGCCGTACTGCTCGATCTCGCCACGCTGGCCGTCGAGCACGAACCAGAACTTGATCTTGATGGTGTGGTTCAGCTCGAAGCCCAGGCTCACGCGTTTTTCACCCTCGCCGCTGAACATCTCGGCGCCCTTGTCGAAGCGCTCTTCCGCCACATTCCAGCCGAAGCCGATTCCGGCCGGGCCGAATACCTCGGTGGCTTTCATGATCATCGCGGTGCCGTTCAGGCTGGTGATCTGCTGACCGCCGACCTTGGCCTCTTTGGTGAAGCGGGTGTCGGTGGTCTGCACCTGGTCCCAGATGCGAAGGTTGTTCGTGGACATGCGAATCTCCCGCGCCATCCTTGCGTAGGGGCGCTGATGTGTTCGGTTACTGAGTGATTGAGCCAGCCAGAGCGCTGGCCAGCATGAGGGCGGTACACGCGAAGAGGGCAGAGAAGGAGCCGCGCCAGATGACCAGGCGGCGGGCGCGCTGGTGGCGAGTCATGGGCATGGCCTCGGCCTAGCGATTGGCCGGCGTTTCAGCCAGTCCGCCTTGATCGGGTAGGGCAGGTCTGCCACGCGCATGCCTACCGGGAAACGGAGAGTGCCGCGCACCTGGGCGGCGTGCGCTTCCTCGACCTGCTCGTCGATGAGCGATTTCACGATTGGAGTCGTCATTGCGCCTCCTGCCTTCGGTAGCCTGCGTCATAGATTGCTTCGGCAACTATCCTTCCGCCATCTCTGGCCCGCAGACCTGTTACCTGGAAGATTTCTGTAACCGCCTTTTCACGCTCTTCCGCTTCAATCTGTTCTGGCGTGCGCATGGGGCGGAAGAAGGAGAAATCTCCTATTGCATGAACGCGCCCATCTTCAGTTTTCAGAAGTCCCATCGCGCCGCCATTGGCCGCATAGGCTTTACCAATGAATACACCGGGCACCCACTCGTTTAGCGGGCGTCCTTGGTTGGCAGTTTCGGCGTAGATGTAGCCCTCACAGGGCGTACCATCTGGAGGAAGATAGCCTTCCCAGTCAGCTTCGCTCATGCAGCCTCCTTGCGCCCATCAACGATCCTGTTGAGGCGCTCGCAGTAGTGGTTGAATTCTTCGATGGTGAGGCGTTGGTCGGCCAGCATCTCGGTGAGCAGCCTGAGCACCATGGCCTGCCACTCTGGCGGTGTTGCGGGATCGGCCATCGCATCGAGCTCGTTGTCGATCAGCACATGAGGACTTTTCACTCTGCCTCCTCGGCCTGGGCCAGAACTCCTTGTTCAGCGAATGGCATGAGCAGGTCGTGGGCGATCTGCCGCAAAGCTTCGTCAGGGTCAGGCACGGCCAGCAGGTTGTGCGCAGCTTCCTGCGAGTCGCCGCCGTGCTTGGCGTGGGCGCTGAGGATCAGCCGGCCCAGCAACGTGTTGCCGGTGCCTTGGCAAAGTCGGTCCATGGCGAACTCCTCGACCGCGACAGCGAATCGCTCCTGCGTCACACCCTGTTGCGGCCGCATGCGGCGCTTGAACACGTAGTCCGCGCCGCGCATCAGCTGGTCGATGCCTTCCTCGATCCAGCAGCGTTCAGCTTCTTCCTCTGCCGATTCGCTCACCGGTGGAGGCAACTGGTTGTCGTACTGCCATTGTGCTGCTTGAAGTGCGCGCATGGTCGCCTCCAGGTGGTGGGTTACTCGGTGGGTGGGGTGAGGTGTGGCTGCCAGTGCGTCACGCGGTGCTCGAAGCGCGAGCCATCCCCGTATCGCCAGTCAATGCCGTTCCAGTAGAGGAACCGGGCGCCGTTGAAGGCGCTTTGCGCTTTCCGTGCCGGGGTGTAGACGATGACCCAGGCCTTACCGCCACCCTTGGGCAGCTCGGGCATTTGCTCAGAGCACTTGATCCAGCCGCTCATGGCTTCACCCGGGCGGCGAGCATGGCGTCGGCGTATCCGTAAGCAGATTCAGCGGCCTGCTTCGGGGTCATCTCGGCAAAAGAGCCCCACATTTCGTTGCCGGGGTACGGGAGCATCCCCTGTAGCGCCTTGGCCGCTAAGTAGTCGCGCAGGGTCATGCCCGGATCATCAGTCACGCTCAAACCGATTCCGTTTGCTGCTGCGCCACTGTCGTAGCCGATGGTGGGGAACGCTGGTCCGCCTGTGTCTTTGCTCATCACTTGAACCTCGGTAGTCAACCGCATTGATCAGGCGCCGGGCACCAGGGACCAAGCTGGGCGTGAAAAGCCAAGCCCGGCACCTGTCGATGCGGTCGTATGTGAAGGGAAGGGGGTGCGGGGTGTATCGGTGATGCGATCTGACCGGTACTGATCTCCGGCTTGGGTTTAGTCAATAACTCCGGGGCTTTTAGCCACACCCCCAGTAGGTCCGGCACCATTACCGGCCACGCTGTAAATCCACTGGCGCATCAGCCTGCGCATTCAGATCGCATCCCGATGCACCCTGCGATGGGGAGCAGGGCATCGGGCCGTCTTTCCGGCTGTCAGGGAACTAAGATCTGCCCAACTCTTCATGCCAGTAATAGGCGATTGGGTAAAAATACCTTTGAATGTCCAGCTTTACTCCGTAGCGGAAAATTCCGCCGCCAATCCGTGAATAGAATTCTGTGGCTGCGATAACTCCTTGTCCGTCTGGAGTTTTCACGCGATCTCCGACACGCATCGCATTGCCCTCCATGGTGGTTGGCTTCCCGTCTGGCCCTGTCGCCAAGGCCAGCCAGTGAAATCACTTAATGCCTGAGGCGAGCCTGAATTCTTTCCAGTCAGCCTCCGTCACATGAATGGTCTCGTCACCGAAGTCTTTTCCTCGATCGATGTCGTCAACCAGATTCTTCGGATAGAAATCAGCGCGACTATGCGAAGACCCACGAACCTCGCCATCCGGATCACAGAAGAAGTGATCGATTCCTTCTGGCCATTCGCTGACCTCCAAACCCAGTACCGCAATCAGTCTCGCCATGCTCATTCCTCCAGTGGATTCCCAAAGCACCCGGTCGCCCAGGTGCTTCAGTGAATCGTCAGGCGGTCAGAGCGTTCAGCTTCTGGCGGCAGTCGCGCATCTCTGCGAGGCAGCGACGACCGTCTTCATGGTCACCCTTGCGAAACGCTTCCAGCGCCCAGCGCTTCCACTCAGAAATGAAGAAGGCGAGATCGCCGGCGATGGCTTGTTTCTCGGTGATGAACTGGCCTTTCTCGTTGCGGTAGATCATCTGGTTTCCCTCCAGTGGATTCCCAATACCGCCTCATCGAAGCGGCATCAGTGAATCTCGTGGTGCGCCGCGACCCGCTACTGGCGTCGGTCGCTGGCTTCAATCGTTCTGTCAAAGAGCTTGCTCAGGTCGGGTCCGCTTGATGCTTTCGCCTTGCGGGGCCTGGATCGACACTTCGCTGTCGTCTGCTATCTGGCGTGTCCAGATGGTTTGAGGCTTGAGGGCCTCCCGAGGGGCTGAACCGTCTCGGTGAACAAAAAGTAGCACTGCTGCTATTGATGAGTCAACAGCAGTGCTAATATTTTTTCACCGCCCACAAAAAAGCCCGCGCAGTGGCGGGCTAAGTGCTGGATGCCGGATAGCTATCGGGACGGGGCTGGATCCACTTTAGGGGATTCCTGCAATTGTTGCTGAACCTGAATTCTCTCCAAAAGCTTTTGAGTGGCTTGGGACTGGATCTTCGCTGACTCTACAAGCTGTGACGTTTCGCGGCCTGAATCGAAACTTGCAACAGAAAGGCCAATGATCGTACCTATGATGCCGGAGACGCCGAGAACCGTAGCTGCGGCGGCACCCCATACACTGCGCTTAACGTCTTTGATTTCACCTAGCTGGGACTGAATCAGCTTGAGCTCACCGCGCATTTCAGCAGAATCCTGGCGGACTGCAGAAAGCGTATCGCGCACGGCGCCTTCGAAGCCGGCCAAACGTGCATCAATCTTGGCTTGGGTGGCTTCCAGCTTTGCGTCCAACTCTTCACGTGTGATATCGCTCATCAAGCGAGTATCGTCTTCCCGTACGTCTTTGTCACGATCCATTGGTCCGCCAACCCTGGGTGCAGGCGCAATCATTAGGCGATCAAAGTATCGTCGGGCGTCGAAAGAATAATCATCAAGACTTGCGGCTGAAGGTTTCACGTAGCTTCTCCTCAATCCCTTGATGGTCTTCGCTCAGGGCTTGGATCAACAGTGCGCATAACTGTTCCTGCCTATCAGCCTTGTCCCCTAGGTAACCCTGAGAGATCCTAACGCTATCTTCAAGATCTTCTTCTAGCCCATCTGATGCTGTCACCATCGGAGTGATCGTCCCTAAGACCATCGACGCAGCAGTAGATGTGAGCATCACCTCAGTGAGAATCATTGCAAGCGTCCTGTTGATGACATGTTGCCTTGCAAGTCGTTCGTTAAGTCCATTTATAACCGTCTGTAGCTCATCTTTTGTAGCTAATTCCGTCATTGGAATTTCCTCTTAAAGCATAGGAAATCTGCACGCTACAGGTCCCCACCGCGCCAGATCACCTGGCCGATAATGCGGTGCTCATTGCCTTGGCTGGCGCCATACATGCGGTCGCCATGGGTATGCTTGTCGCTGTTGTCGCTCCGCAGAATCCATTGGCCCAGCGGAGCCTGAACAAGCCGCTTCACGATCGCGCCATCGGCACTGGTCAGCACGAAGACGCTGCTATCGACAGGCTCAATTTTGGACCGATCTACAAGCAGCACGTCTTTGTGGTTGATGGTGGGCTGCATGCTCTGGCCGTCGGCGTACATTACGATCAGGTGCTCGGGCTTCGCCCCCTTCGAGCGCAGCCAGTTGCGTTTGAATGCCAGGGTCGACTGAATCTCAACGTGCGGGTTCTCGCTGCCCAGGCCTGCGGCTGCCTTTGCGTCGTACTGCGGAATGAAGGCGTAGAACTCATCGCTGGCATCAGGCAAGTCTTCTGATTCAGGGATCGGGCAGTTGGCAGCTTCCTGACCCGCAAGTGCTGAGGCGGAAGGATCGAAGCGGCGTATGCCGGCGGCAAGCGACGGGCTCACATCGACAGGCTCGAAGTCGAGCGCCTCGGCCAGCTTCAGCAGTGCCTCCAAATTCAGTGCAACCTTTCCGGTCATGTACTGACTGACGATGCTCTGGGCAGATTTCCAACCGCAACGCTCGCCAACCTCGGCTTGGTTAAGCAAATCCTGATTGGGATCTTCACGGGATTCCTTCTTGCGCTTCAGATAGATGTCATTCAGCCGCTTGGCGTCCTCAAGCTGCTCGGCAGATAGCGGTGTTCTGATCGGTTTTTTCATGCGCGTGATTTAGTAGCAGAGCTGATTTATAAGCAAACAGCACTGCTACTGATTCGCTTGAATTATGTAAAACAGCAGTGCTAATATCAAGCCAAACCATGTGAGGCATGAGTCATGACCACTCTTTCCCTTGAGCAATACCTGGCGGGGCATGGAACCCAGAACGACCTGGCCAAGGCGCTCGGGATTCAACAAAGCGCCGTCTCCCAGATGCTCCGCGCCAAGCGCGACATTCGAATCACGATCCATGACGACGGGCAGATCCAGGCCAGCGAAGTGCGACCGATTCCTGCCCGCAAATCCGCCGCCTAACCCACCAACCCAGCAAGGAGCAGTACCCGTATGGCCTACCAGGACCGCAGTCATCTGCATGACCAGATAACGCGAGTTCGCTTGGATCAAGACACCGACGACCTTCTTCGTTGCCTTGCCAAGTTCCACCGCACCCAAAAGGCCGTACTGGCCCGTGAGCTTCTGGAGGCGAGCCTTCGAAGCATGCTTTCCGAACTGGGCGAAGAAGATACCGAACATGGCACAGCGGCCTGAAGAGCCCGAGGAGGCTCTATGCCTGAACGAATTACTACCGTCCCGCTGGACGAAGAGTTCGACGGGTTGCTCAGGGAGTTGGCGAGACGCAAAGGGTTTGACCCTGGCGAGCTGGCCGCAGAGCTGATCCAGAAAGAGCTGAAGAAGAGAACCGCGCCACGCGCGCCACGCGGACCGGTTGTTCCGTTCCGTCGATAGCCCCAATAGGGCCTCAAAAGAGCAGGAGAAGGGCATGAAAACCAGAGAGCCAAGCAAAGCCGAGATCGAAACCTTGAAGGAGGTTTTAGTGGCTTCGCTTCCGAACACGCAGGCGGACTGCCTGACAGAAATCGCCGTGCGTAGCGCGATCGCCGTCAAGGCAGCCTTTGAAAAGCTAAGTCAAGAGGTTAGCTGAGGTCAGTGCTGCTCAAAGGCTCCCCCTTTGACGTCTCGAAGTATGCAGAGAGCTGTTTGTGGGTAGCGATGATCATCTCGGCTTCTCGACCTGGAATTCCAGCCTTCAGATGGCCTGCTCTGATCAGCTCAACGACAACCTGAAGAGCAGCAGTAGCAGAAGTTTTGTTCAGATTTACAACGTCAGTCATGTCCGGCCTCCGATGGCCTTTTCGTGTGGAAGCAAAAAGCTACCACGGATGCGCCGGACACCCAATGCGGCACCGCATCACCGAAACGCAGGCACAAAAAAGCCGGGATTACGGCCCGGCTATCTGCAACACAAAACTCTGTAGAGGAATTATGCATATGCAGACCCCAAGTGTACAGGCCCTAATCCGGCCCGCGCCACAAAATGCGAACCACGATTTCGTGGCGCGCACGATGTCATCGCGCGAAATCGCCGAACTGACTGGCAAGCAGCATCAGCACGTCAAGCGCGACATCGAAAAGATGCTCGGCGACCTGAAAGAAGATGCGTCCAAATTTGGACAGATCTATTTCGACTCGCAAAACCGGGCTCAGCGCGAGTACTGCCTGGACCGCGAGCATACCGACTGCCTGCTCACCGGCTACAGCGCAGCGATGCGCATGGCCGTCATCAAGCGCTGGCGCGAGCTGGAATCGCAAGTCGCCCTGGCACTGCCCGACTTCACCAACCCGGCCGCCGCCGCGCGCGCCTGGGCGGATCAGGTCGAGCAGAAGCAGGCCGCCGAGCAGGCACGCTTGCTACTGACAGTCGAAGTCCAGGCCCAGGCCACCAAGATCGAGCACCTCGAAAACCTGTTCAAGGAAGGCATGACCGCCACCCAGTTCTGCAAGGGCCTCAATGGGGTCAACGTCATGCAGGTGAACGCCTTCCTCAAGGCGCGGAATTGGCTCTACGCCGAAGGCCGCTCTGGCACGCGCTACCGCGTTGCTGCCTACGCCCGCGACAAGTACATGACCGAGCACCAGCACGAAGTGACCCCGCACGGCAAGGACGCCTTCATCAGCTACACGCCGATCCTGCTGCGCAAAGGCGCGACTCGACTGTACGAGCTGTACCTGTCTGGCGACCTGCCCATGAAGAAGAACTGGGACGGCCTGCACACCCACGACAAGGCCGTGCGGGGTGCAGCATGAGCCCTGAAGACCGCGCTCGGATACAGCAGCTCTTTGACGATCAGCGCGCGCAAGCCATGACGAATCTGATTCGTGCGCACAAGGCTGAAAGCGATGCGCGGATTTTCCGAGCGCTCGCGTTGACCGGATGGCTCGTAGTGATCGGCTTGGCCCTGCAGTTGGGGGTATCAGCATGAGCATGGAACTGATGGTCAAGGCCATGAAGACCAAGGTCGGCAATCCCCTGCGCAAGCTGGTGCTGATCAAGCTGGCCGACAATGCGAGCGACCAAGGCGAGTGCTGGCCGTCCTACCAGCACATTGCGGACCAGTGTGAGATCGACCGCAGCACCGTTCGCAAGCATATCAAGCAGCTGGAAATGCAGGGCCTGGTGCGCATCGAGAACCGCGAAGGGCCGAAGGGGAATAGCTCGAACCTCTACCGCATCACCCTGTGCCGACCTGTAGGCCCAAACAGCACCCCTGTAGGCCCAGAAAGCACAGGTGTAGGCCCACAGCCTACAGGGGGTGTAGGCCCAGAAAGCACCAGAACCAGTCACTCTTTTGAACCAGTCACTGAACTAGTAGAGCAGGCGGTCGCTGCCGCTCCCTTGGCGAAGAAGAAGGCCCCCAAGTTCGACCCGCTCACCTGCAAGCCGATCAACGTCAGCGAACAGACCTGGGCCGACTGGTGCCAGCACCGCCGCGAGATCGGCAAGCGCCTGACCAAGACCACCTGCGAGCGCCAAGCCAAGACCCTGGCCGGCCACCACTCGCCTGACGCCGTGATCAACCAGTCGATCAGCAACGGCTGGACCGGCCTGTTCCCAGAGAAGGTGCTGCCGGGTGCCCAGCCGGGCCAGCGCCGCAACGGCCCCGACTTCAACGACACCAGCTGGCGTCACGACACGAGCGATGACCTATGAAAAACGTCACTCAACTGGTGCCTGCCGCTGCGCGGGCGCTGCGTACCACTGGCCAGGTGCCGGTCGCTTCCCAGCCGTTGGGCGTTGTCGACGACCAGACCGGCGAGGTGGTGGAGAAGATCTTCCGCCAGCTGCAGGGGATTTTCCCGGCCTACAAGCAGGCCTGGCCTGATGACCGCGCGCTGAACACTGCTCGGCGCAACTGGACCGCAGCCCTGGTGGACGCCGGTATCAGCAGCATCGAGCAGGTGCGCTACGCCATCCTGCAATGCCGCCGCAGCGGATCGCCGTTCGCCCCGAGCGTTGGCCAGTTCATCGCCTGGTGCAAGCCGACGCCAGAGCAGTTGGGCCTGCCAGAGGCCGAGGACGCCTGGATGCAGGCGCTGATGGCCAAGTACAGCCACGAAGCCGTGCGCCTGGCCGCCATCGAGACCGGCGTCTTCGACCTGCGCGCCGCCCGCCAGGACGACAAGAGCCTGCGCAGTCGCTTCGACCGGGCCTACGAGATCATCGTGCGACGCGCCCAGGAGGGCAAACCCCTCGACGGCAAGATCGCCACCGGCATCGGCCACGACAGCCAGAAGAGCCTGGCCCAGCTCGCAGAGGAGCACGCCGCCCAGCGCCAGGTGCGCCTGCTGGAGATCCAGGGGATCCCAACCACCGCAGCCGCTGCCCGAGCGCAGTTGCTGGCCAAGTTCAAGCGCGGGCCTGTGGCCGGCAAGGAGTGCAAGTGATGCGCAAGTTCAAAGCTCACGGCCTGAATTCGTGGATGATCCGCCGCCCATGGCTGGCTCGTCTGTACCTGCTGGCACTGCTGCCGTTCACTCCGATCATTTTCTCTGTCGCGATCCTTTGGCAAAACCGTCGAGATTTCCGGGAGATCCCCGAGTTGATTTCAGCCATTTTCCTGCCTTGGGAGCAGCACTGATGGACACCAACAAGATGCGCGCAGAGTTTGAGGCCAGCCCGAAGTTCAGGGGAATGGATTTCACTCGGTCGTCCACGCACCCCGAGTTCTACGAAAGCCCATACGCGAATGGCGCCTGGGATGGCTGGCAGGCCTCACGCGAGGCCGTAGTGGTGCAACTTCCGGCGACCGGCACTCTGCTTGCGCCTGGCTGGAATCAGGGTGTTCGCGCCTGTGGCGAAGCAATCGAGGCCCAAGGCCTGAAGGTGAAGTCATGAAGCGCACCTGGACCATAACCGTAGGCACCCGCCGGTTCTCGATGGTGCTGTTGGAGCAGGCCCTGGATCACGCCGGGGCTCTGCGTGAGGCGCAGTTGATCTGGCCTGAGTGTGAGGTGCTGGCATGAGCAAAAGACACCCAATGCAGCCTGTAGTGGTGGCGGCCGACGGCGTTATCCGCTTCAAGGCAAATCAGATCGTCAGCGACATGCTTGAAGTTTGCCGGAAGCATGGCCTCGACCTGAATGAGATCGCCGCGCGCGATTATGAAAAAGATGATCGGTCGCAGCTCATGCAGTTGATCGGCTACAGCGTCAGCGGCTACGGCAATCTGGAGTGCTCACGCGCCAAGCATGTGATGCGGGCCGATCAAAAGGCTGAGGCCATGGCCAAGGCGGTGAGCCATGACTGACCGCATCAGTGTCAACAGCACCACCAAGCTATCCGAAGCCATCAGCAAGCTGACCAGCATGTTCCGCGACAAGAAGTTCGTGGTAGTCAGCCTGCGCCCGGGCAGAGACCGCACCCTTGACCAGAACGCGCTGTGGTTCGCGTTCTACAAGCGCATCGCGGAGATGACCCAGATCGGCGACGCCGCAGATGCCCGACGCTACTGCAAGCTGCACATCGGCGTGCAGATCCTGCTCAACGAAGACGTCGAGTTCCAGCAGGCCTGGTACCGGGTCATGCGCCACCTGCCATACGAGGAGAAGCTGGCGATGATGGGGGAGTGCAAGCTCTTCGGCCCGGACGGGTTCCCGGTGACCAGTCTGTTCAACCGCGCCCAGGGCGTGGCGTACACCGACCGCATCCTGGCCGAGTTCACGCCCAAGGGTGTTTTCTTCGGCGACCTGGTGGGCGAGGTGGCGGCATGAAGGCACAGGAGAAGAACCTTCCTCGCAACAACGATACAGGCACCTGGGAGAGCGATGGCTGGATCGGCTGCTATGGACGCGGCGTCACGCGCAGGGCTACTCAGTTCCTGGTGCTGGTGGCCGCCGGGCTGAACTCGAAGACCATCGCTCAGCGCTTTTGCATGAGTCATGAGTCGGTCAACCAGCGGCTAAGCGATGCTCGGTTTCATCTCGGCGCCAAGACTCGCGCGGAACTGGTGGCCAAGGCCATGGCGCGCGGCGTGATCATGCCCAAGGAGGCCGAGCCATGCGCGTAGTCATGCCTCACCAATGCGAATGTCACCGCTGCATCGAAGAGCACCGGTTAGGCATGGAAGGTCCATTCGGCTGGGTGCCGTTGTCGTCCACCAAGATGATTCTGTGCCCGGTGTGTGGCTGCAAGCGCTGCCCCCGTGCGAGTGATCACGACCTGGCGTGCACCGGCAGCAATGAGCCAGGCCAGCCAGGGAGCGTGTACCAATGAGCCTCCTCAAGCCATCAAAGCCGAAGAAATGCCGCGCCCCAGGCTGCGGCAAGCCCTTCCATCCAACCATGAGCACTCAGAAGGTGTGCAGCATTGCCTGTGCTCGCGCAATTGCCAAAGACCCAAAGCTGCAGAAGGTTGCGGCCAAGGCCATCACCAAGCAGAAGCGCCAAGACCTGCAGGAGCGCCGCGAGAAGCTCAAGACGAAGGGTGAGCACCTACGAGAGGCCCAAGCCGCGTTCAACGCTTACATCCGCGAGCGGGACCGTCTGGCGGGGTATGCGTGCATCTCCAGCGGCCGACCACTGGACTGGAACGGCAATGCGGTCGACGCCGGCCATTACCGCAGCACCGGCGCCGCCCCGCACCTGCGCTTCGACGAAAACAACTGCCACGCCCAGTCGAAGCACGATAACCGCTACCTGTCCGGCAACGTGGCCGAGTACCGCCTGGGCCTGATCCAGCGCATTGGCCTGGCCGCCGTTGAAGCGCTCGAGGCCGACCAGGCACCGCGCCGCTACACCATCGAAGACCTTCAGGCCATCAAGGCCACCTACCGCCAGAAACTCCGTGACCTGAAGAGGGCCGCAGCATGAAATTGAACAGTGCACGTCAGGCCTGGCACGACTGCTACTACTCGGCCTGGGACAGCCAGGGGGCATTCATCGAAAACCTGGGACTGCTCGGGGCCATGGTCCAGACCACCGAGAAGCAGCGGAAGGCGAGCCACGCCATGCACCAGGCCCTGGCCGGCTGCATACAGCAGGCGATCAGCACGCTGCCTGATCCGCTTCGGGCGTTTGGAAGCTGGATGTACAACCCGGTCGAGAACCACGACGACCGCGAGCAGGCCGAGGAGATGGTGTTTCTCGTCGCGTACAACGCAGGTCCGAAGATGTATGCCAAGAAGTTCGAGAAGGCTCGCACGGTCGCTGCCGGGGTGCTGCACCGGTACCGCCGACTGCACCAGGGAGGGCAGAGCGAAGGTATCGACCCATGCCCAACGCCTGAGGTGTTCCGCGCCTGGCTGCTGGCCATCCATGGGCTTGAGCTTTCATCCGAGCAGTGGGGAAGGGAGTGGGAGGGGTTCATCGACGCTTGTTTCGCCGCATGCAGCGACCTGGACCGTGACGCGCTGGTGCCCATTTCCCGGGTTTTGAAAGAGATGAAAATGGCCGCTTGACGAAATGTCCGGCTGGTGACACTATTTCGCCATTCTGACAATTTTGCCTTTGGCAAACGCATCACATGACCCGGCCCTCGCGCCGGGTTTTTTATTGCCCCGAGAGGCCCTCAAGAGTCCCCGGAGGCTCAGTGACCCGATCCACCTGCTGGAGCCTACTGGCCCTTGGCCTGGCGATGCTCAACTTCGTCATGCACCGCGACATCAGCAGCAACATTTTCTTTGCTGCGTTCATCTTCATCCAGGCCGTCATTAGCCCTTCTGCAGAAGTCGCAGTGATATCGCGCAAGCTGATCAACTTCGTATTTTGCGCAGGATCAGCGCTGCTGACCTTTGGCGTCTTGGCTCGCCTGATGGGCTTCGAGTGGCAACACCCGGCCTCATGGTAGGCCGCATAACACCGAGATCGCTCGGTCTGGAGCGAGCATGAGCGCAGAAGGCACAGCCGGCGCACTCACGATGGGACTGGCGAATGGCGCGGGCATGGCGGTTGCCACGCAGATTCCACTGGATTACGGGCTTCTTCTTGGCGCGGCCGGTGGTTGCTGTGGATTCCTGGCTGCTTCCGCCAAGATTCCTCTGGGTAGCAGATTCCTTTACGGTGTCTTTTCCTTCGTCGCCGGCTACATCGCTGGCGTAATCGCCATGAACTTCACAGACTACAACGGCGTGACCGCAGGCGTAGCGCTTGTGGTCTCCTCCATCGCCTCCTTCATGCTCGGATCCCTCAAGGACTGGCGAGACGGCGGGCCGAAACCCGAATGGCTGGATTGGGGCCGCGATCTCTTGGGAGGGCTCATCCCGCCTTTCTTCAAGAGAGGGAAGCGCGAAGATGGATAACATCTCCTACGCACTGACCATGGCTGGGGTTTACTTCCATGCTTTTGCCATGTGGCTTGATGGCGTGATCCCCGACGCGCTACTCACAATCCGTGGTAGCTGTCATTTCCTGATTTTCTTGGCCGTAGCTGGATATAGGAAGGCTACTGGTAAGCATAGGCGCGTTATTGGTGGCATCGCCTTCGCATTCGCTGGCGCGAACTTCACAGAGTCGATTCGGGTGATTTACAAGTTCAACGAGTTCTCAAGCGTCGTTCAGCCACCGCTGACGATCATCATGCTCTGCATCCTGTTCTTTGTGCTGTATGCCCGAGGCAACATGGCTCGCCTCCTGCCTCCACGCCTGAGCGACATGCTGAGGTAGCGCGCCACAAAATCGACATGCGCCGTTTTGTGGCGCGAGGTATCCCATGACAACCAAGCAACCCGACTGGGAGGCGATTGAACGTGCCTACCGGGCCGGTTCGCTTTCCATCCGCACCATCGCTGAGCGGAACAGCATCAGCGACACCGCGATTCGCGCCAAGGCGAGGAAGAACGGGTGGGCGCGTGACCTCACTGACCAGGTCCGCCAAGCCGCCAAGGCCAAGCTGGTTCGCACCGAGGTTCGCGCGGGAGGTTCGCACTGCGAACCGCGAACTGACGATGAGATCGTAGAGGAAGCTGCTACCGAGGCCGCCTCTGTCGTTCTGGCTCACCGCACTGGCCTGGCGAACTGGCGCTCCATTGCCGACAAGCTGTCCGTGGCCCTGGCTGAGATCGATGTCAACGAAGACAACTTGGGCGACTTCTCCCGAGCGCTGAACGCGGGCGTCGATGCCCAGCTCAAGGTCATTAAGGGCGAGCGCCAGGCATACGGCCTCGATGCCGAGGAAGGCGACAAGACGGTCGACACCCTGGCCAGCCTGATGGATGAACTATCGAAGGAAGCCTGACCATGAAGCCCGAGCACCTGAAACTGCTCCGGGATCGGTTCTGGCGGCTGAACAACCTGTATTTCATCACGGACAAGCAGGGCAAGAAGGTCCGCTTCCGGATGACGCAGGAGCAGATCGACTACTTCCAGGGGATGCACACCCGGAACATCATCCTCAAGGCGCGGCAGTTGGGGTTCACCACCCTGGTCTGCATCGTCCAGCTCGACGCCGCTCTCTTCGAGGCTGCCAAGTGCGCCTTGATCGCCCACACCCTGAGCGACGCCAAGCGCCTGTTCCGCGAGAAGATCAAGTACGCCTACGACCACCTGCCCAAGGAGATCAAGGCGGCCAACCCGGCGCGTAACGATGCCGCTGGCGAACTGGTGTTCAGTAAGGGCGGCTCGCTCTACGTGTCCACCTCCTTCCGGGGCGGCACGCTGCGCTACCTGCACGTTTCCGAGTTCGGGAAGATCTGCGCTAAGTTCCCGCACAAGGCGCGAGAGATCGTCACCGGTGCGTTCGAGGCTGTGGCCGCTGAGTGCTTTGTTACGATCGAGTCGACGGCAGAGGGACGGGCTGGGTACTTCTTCGACTACAGCCAGTCTGCCGAGAAGCAGCAGTTGGCTGGCGTATCCCTGGGGCTGCTCGACTGGAAGTTCTTCTTCTTCAGCTGGTGGCGCAACGCGCTGTACTGGTTGGACCCGAACGGCGTGGTCATCCCCGACCGCCTGACCAAGTATTTCGACGACCTGACCGCCAAGCACGGCATCGTCACCAATCCAGGCCAACGCGCCTGGTACAGCGCCAAGGAAAAGACCCTCGGCGACGACATGAAGCGCGAGTACCCGTCGATCCCTGCCGAAGCATTCCAGCAGACCATCGAAGGCGCGTACTACGCCAAACAGTTCACCAAGCTCTACGCCGCCCAGCGGATCGGCAAGCTGCCAGACAACAGCCATCAGCCCGTGCACACCTTCTGGGACATCGGCGTGGGCGACTCGACGGCGATCTGGTTCGTGCGGATCGTGGGCGAGGAGTTCCACGTCATCGACTTCTACCAGAACAGCGGCGAAGGCCTGCGGCACTACATGAAGGTGCTGAAGGATCGTGGATACACCTACGGCGAGCACTGGGGCCCGCACGACATCGATAACCGCGAGTTTGGTAGCGACGGCAAGACCAGGCGCGAAATCGCGCGTGAGGGCTACGAGATCGACGGACAGCGCTATTCGCTGACCTTCCAAGTGGTGCCCAAGCTCAGCATCGACGAAGGCATCGAGCAGGCTCGCGAGATCCTACCCCGCTGCGCCTTCGACGAGGCCAAGTGCGAGGAAGGCATCACTGCCCTGGAGAGCTACCGCAAGGAGTGGGACGACAAGCGCGGCTGCTGGAAAGACAAGCCGCTCCATGATTGGTCATCCCACCCAGCCGACGCCTTCCGCTACTTCGCCGTAGCCAAGACCAAACGCTCGCGGGTCGAGCACATACCCGTCACGTTCACATTCTGAGGCCAGCATGCCGAATTACAGCGCAACCCGGAAGGAGTACAGCGATGCTCTTCCGAGCTGGCGCCTGGTCAAGCGATGCGTGGCCGGCGCCAGGGAGGTCCGCAAGTGGGACGAATACCTGCCCATGCCGGACCCTACGAATCGGTCGGACGAGAACCTGGAGCGCTATCAGCAGCTGAAGAAGCGCGCGATGTTCCTCAACATCACGGGCCGGACGCGCACTGGACTGCTGGGCGCCGTGTTCCGCAAGACGGCCGAAGTCGACCTGCCGTCTCAGGTCCAGTACCTGCTTGAGAACGCCAGCGGCGACGGTACCAGCCTTGAGCAACTGTCCAAGGATGCTGTGGGCGAGTGCCTGGATACAGGTCGCGGTGGTTTCCTCACCGATTACCCCAAGATCGAGAGCGACGGGCGCCCGCGCACTAAGGCGGATTCTGGCGGCATGCAGGCCTGGGTTCACCATTACCCGGCGCTGAGCATCATCAACTGGCGAGAGGACGTGATCCAGGGCCGCAAGCGCCTGGCGCTGGTCGTGCTGCATGAGGTGCTGAACGAGCCGACCGCTGATGGCTTCGAGTTCAAGCTTGTCGACCAGTATCGCGCCCTGGTGCTGGAGGGTGGCGTCTACAAGCAGCGCGTGTACCGTGAAGACCAGCCTGATGGCGAGGAAAGCGTCCCGACCGACCACAACGGCAACACGCTCGACCACATCCCGTTCCACTTCTACGGCGCCGAGAACAACGACGCAGCCATCGATAAGGGTCCGCTCGAAGACATCGCCGACGTGAACATCCTGCACTACGGCAACAGCGCCACAGTGGAGGAGGCCGGGTTCATCGTTTCTCAGCCCACTTTGTTCATCACCACAGATATCACTCCTGAGGACTTCAAGAAATTTAACCCCAACGGGATACACGTAGGCTCCCAATGCGGTATCAATCTTGGCAAGACCGGCACGGCCACGCTCCTCCAGGCTAGGGAAACCCAGTTGGCCCGCGAGCTGATGAAGGACAAAGAGACGCAGATGCAGATGATCGGCGCGCGCATTGTCCAGCAGGCGGGTGGCGCTGAGACGGCAGAGGCCGTGCGCATCCGCTACAGCTCCGACAACAGCGTGCTGGGCACCATCGCCGGCAACGTGTCCGAGGCACTGAAGCTGGCCATCCTGGATGCCGAGCTGTTCATGATCGGCCAGGCCAACATGGACGGCACGGTCTTCTGGCTCAACCAGGAGTTCTTCGACGACCAGATGGACGCGCAGATGATCCTGGCTCAAGTCCAGCTGTGGCAGCAGGGCATCATCGCCAAGGCCGACCTGCGCACCAACCTGCGCCAGGCAGGGGCGATCGAATCGGACCGCACCGACGAGGATATCGACGAAGACATCGAGGCCCAGCCGCCGGTGAGCGGCAGCGATACGGGCAACGACCTGCCACCAGGTGAAGATGATGAGCAGTGAAGGCTATCTGGCCGACGCGACCACCCGGCACCAGGTGTACGTGCAGCGATACGCTGGGGGAAACATCAAGCGGGTAGCCAAGTTCATCACCAAGGCCATCAGCAGGGCAAGGGAGGCGCTACGCGGCGGGCTGAGCGAATATGGCACCCAACGGTTCAACAGCCAGCTTGGAGCGCTCCAGCGAGACCTGCAGGGCATCTACAGCGACATGAAGAACCAAGCCATGCTGGACCTTGGCGAGTTCGCCGGCTACGAGGCCTCTTTCAGCGCTCGAATGCTTGGCCAGGTCGTCACCGCGCTGGTACAGACACATGTGCCATCAGCCGATCTTGTCGCTGCTGCCGCTCTCGCAGACCCGATGCTGCTCGAAGCAAGGGCGGGGGTGCAGCGCATCAGCATCGCCGGCGCGCTGGACCAATTCGGCACAGCTAAGTCCGCGCAGATCGTGGGAGAGATCCAGATCGGGTCGGCGCTCGGCGAAACAACGCAGCAGATCAGTCAGCGCTTAACCAGCGTGCACCAGCTCCAGCGGGACCAGGCGTCAGCATTGGTGCGCACCATGACGAACCATGTGGCAAGCACGGCAAGGGCTGAGACGTTCAAGGCCAACGACGACATCCTGGCCGGCAAGCGCCGCATCGCCACGCTGGACGGTCGCACATCGCCGTTCTGCCGCTCGATCGACAACACGGTGGTGCCGTTCAGCGCGCCATCGCCGCCTTTCCACTGGAACTGCCGGACTTCAGAGATACCAGTCCTCAAACCTTTGTTCGAGCGGGAGATTCCCGGCTCGGGCAGGCCGGCAGTAGGCCCGGATGGTGCTGAGCAGGTGTCGAGCAAGACCACCTACCAGCAATGGCTCGCCCGCCAGCCTGCCGCGTTCCAGATCGATGTCCTGGGCCCGGCCCGCTACAAGCTGTTCAGCAAGGGCCAGCTCACCCTGGACCGGTTCGTCGACGACAGCGGCCACCAGATCACGCTGGACGAGCTAAGGCAGCTTGAACCGCGCGCCTTCGAGCGTGCAGGAATTTGAACAGCCGGCCATGAGCCGGTTTTTTTACGCCCGCGGCTGAGCCAACGGCAAATCATCCGGGGGATGACATGAAATACCTGATCGACAAAGCAGCATTCGATGCACTCGAGCCAGCCCTGCAAGCGCTGTACAAGGCCCAAGGCGATAACTACGTGCTGACGGTAGAGGGCTTGCCGCAGAACGAGGACTTGGAAGGCCTCAAGCGCCAGAACCAGACCCTGCTCGACGAAGCGAAGGCGGCCAAACAGCGCGCCCGGGATGCTGAGCAGCAGCGAGAGCAGCAAGCCGTGGAGGCTGCGAAGGCAAAGGGCGATTACGAGTCGCTCTACGCCAGCAGCGAGCAAGCCCTGGCCGCCGAGCGCCAGAAGCTGGCAGACCTGCAGGCCGGCATCGAGAAGCGCGACCTGAGCGGTGCGGCCTCCAAGGTCGCGGCCCAGATCGCTGACGGACCGAACGCCGAGATCCTGGCCGAGTTCCTCGAGCGCCGGCTGCGCATTGTCGATGGCCAGGTACGTGTCACCGACTCCAGCGGCAACCTCACGGTTTCGACGCTGGAGCAGTTGGGCAAAGAGTTTCAGGAAGAGCCGCGCTACGCATCCCTGGTGCGCGGATCTCAGGCGGGTGGCGGCGGGGCCGCTGGTTCGCCGGGTGGCGGGGCCGCCCCGAAGTGGGAAGAACTGAGCGGCATGGAGCGTGTAGAGCTCCGCCGAAATAACCCTGCCGAGCATGCGCGCCTGAAGGAAGCGCATGAAAAGGCCTCGAAAAAAGGAAAGTAACCAATGCCAACCATCCTATCGGACGTGGTATTCCGCGACGAGCTGCGCGACTACATGCGCGTCAACACCGTCGAGAAGACCGCGTTCTTCCAGTCCGGCATCCTGGTAAGCAACAGCGATATGTCGCAGCTGCTGGCCAGCCCGTCCAACACCTTCACCATCCCGTGGTGGGTCGACCTGGATGCGTCCATCGAGTCGAACTACTCGAACGACGTTTACACCGACATCGCGGTTCCGCTGGCGGTGACCAGCGCCGAAATGCAGGCCCGCGCCGCCTACCTGAACGAAGGCTGGGCTGCGATGAACCTGGTGAAGAACATCACCAACCAAGATCCGCTGGACTTCGTGGCCAGCCGCCTGACCAGCTACTGGCAGCGCGTAGCCCAGCGCCGGACCATTGCCACGGTTGTCGGTATCTACAACGGCAACGTTGCCGGCAACGACGGTGACATGGTGGTGGACGCTGGCGGCCCGATCACAGCAGCTTCGGTGATCCGTGCTCGGGCAACCATGGGCGACTACACCCCGCAGATCGTCACCCCGAACGGTACCAAGGCACTTAGTTCGATCGTGATGCATTCGGCGGTCTATGCAGAACTGTCGATCCTGAACCTGATCGACTTCACCCCTATCGCCGACCAGGTTCCTGAGTTCGGCCGCTACCAGAACATGCTGGTGGTGATTGACGATGGCATGCCGGTCATTGGCACTGGTGCAGACGCCAAGTACCTGTCGATCATCTTCGGGCCAGGCGCCATCGGTTACGCGGAAGAGCAGGACGAGAACGACATCGCCTACGACCGCGAAGAGGCCCGCGGCAACGGTGGCGGTGCTGAAACCCTGTGGACCCGTCGCAACTTCGTTGTGCACCCGCTGGGCTACTCGTTCCTGTCGGCGACCATCACCGGAACCCCAGGCACCACCCGTCCGGTATCGGCCAACTGGTCCGACCTGGCCCTGGCTACCAACTGGCAGCGCAAGTGGGCGCGTAAGCAGGTGCCGCTGGCGTTCATCACTTCCACCCTGGGCTCGTAACAGAGCCCTTTCGAGGAGATCACCATGGCACTTGCAAAGGACAACTACATCGACCCGGAAAGTAAAGCTCGCTGGGGCTTCGGTGGTACGGCTGGAAAAATCATCGTGGGCCCAGAAACCGTTGGTGAAACAGGCGGTGTAGACCATGTCCGCACCGAACCGGACAACCCAGGGGCTCATGGGAACGGCGGCGGCGCAGAGCAGGTTGAACAGCTCCAGCGCGCCAATGCCCAGCTGGCGGCCGAGAGGGAAGATCTGCAGAAGCAGCTGCAGTCCCTCCAGCAAGCAGACCAAGAGCGGCAGGCACGCGACAAGGAAGAGCAGGACCGGCTGGCGGCCGAGAAGGAAATCGACGAGCTGAAGGCCAAGCTCGACGCCGCCAACGTCAGCTACCGCGCCAACGCGTCGAAAGAGTCGCTGCAGAAGCTGGTAGACGACCTGCCGAAGTAACGCCGGGGCTTCGGCCCCACTCATTCAAGCGGAGGCCTGATGGCTACGTACATCACCGTGGCGGACGTTGACGCCCTCCTTGGCAGCGCCTGGTCGCCCGAGGAAAAGAAGGCGCTGGCGGTCATGCAGGCCAACGCATACCTCACCTCGCTCAGTCTGGTGGGCATCGACATGGATGCCATTCCGGAAGAGGTGAAGATGGCCGGCGCGCAGCTTGCCCAGGCCGCTGCCGCCGGCACGCTCTACCAGCAGCACACCGAAGGCTCGCTGGAGGCCAAGACCGTCAAGGCTGGATCGGTATCGACCAGTCGCACCTACGCATCACTCGACCGCACCAGCGCCAGCGCGCAGCCCGAGGCGATCCAGTTCGCCTTGGTCCTCCTGACGCCCTGGCGCGGCAATGCATTCAGCTTCGCCGTGAACAGGGGGTGAGCCGTGGGCCTGCGCAATGACATCCAGGTCGATCTGGCTGCTGCCTTCGACGAAGACCTGGCAGACGCTGTCGTAGCGTTCACTGGACATTACCTCGGCCCAGGCGAGACCGACCCGCTGACCGAGATCAGCACGCGCCAGCAGGTCACCTACACCGGGCGCGGCGTGCTCGACGAGTACGACAGCCGGCGCATCGACGGCATCAACATCATGTCCGGCGATGTGCTGCTGATCTGCCTGGCCAACGAGGTGACCGACCTCCCGGCCATAGGGCACCGGATCACCGCTGCCGACCTGATCACAGGCGAGCCAGTCACCTACGAGGTGGTCAAACCCGGAATTGACCCGGCCAAAGCCCACTATGAGATCCAGCTGAGGAGGTAGTCATGGCCAAGCCCAAGGGCAGGGGATGGACTACGCCGCCGACGCTATTCCGCGAGGAGGTAGACGAAGCGGTCGCCACTCGATCGCGCGTCATCGCAATGGCCCTTCTCCGCGAGATCGTGACTCGCTCACCGGTCGGCAATCCTGATCTGTGGCAGGCGAACCGCGCCCAGAAGTCGAAGAACCTGGCCTTGGCCGATGCCTACGACGCCCGCGCGCTTGCTGCTGGACGTAAAAAGCTGACCAAGAAGGAGCGGGACCAGAACTATTTCGTCAACGATTTGGCAGCCGGTAAGGGCTACATCGGCGGCCGCTTCCGGGGCAACAACTTCGTCACGGTTGGCGCACCGAGTGACGCCCAGCTCGACGTCATCGACAAGGTCGGCAGCGCAACCATCGCGAATGGCGAGGCTGCACTGCAAGGGCTTCAGGCTTACACCCTGGTCTACATCCAGAACAATCTGCCATACGCAGAGAAACTGGAGGATGGCCACTCAACCCAGGCGCCAGGCGGCATCTACGCGGTCTCATTCAATGGCGTTGCACAGGCCTACAGCACATGACCCTCGAACAGATTCGGGACATCATCATCGTCAGGATGAGCGAATGGATTGGCCTGCCCCGGAAAGACATAACCTACCCCAACGACCGAGATGGACCATTCGATGCGAAGGGCCGCGCACTCTGGGCCAGATTTAATCATGTGCCAGGCCTTCCGAGCTCGCCTGAGATCGGCGCGGGGCCAGTTGTACGGCGCACCGGCCTGATAATCGTCCAGCTTTTTGTGCCGCTCGACACTGGCGACCTCGCCATCACCCGAGCCGCTGACACACTGGTCAGCCACTTCCAGTTCTACACCGCGCCTGACGCCCAATTCGAGTGCTTCGAGGCCTCGGCAGCCGTGATCGGTAACGAGGGCAATGGCTGGTGGCAGGTCAACGTTTCGATCCCCTACCGAGCCTATTGAGGCTCGCAACATTCACCGCCGCCTGGCGGTTTTTTTTCGCCTGTCGATAGGAGAAACGCCCGATGAGCAGCGGCGCCAAGGTCCAAACAGCATTCATCCGTGAGATCACGCCGGGCGTCACCCCGCCAGGCCCATGGAGCGTGCTCACCCGTATCAGCTTCGGGTTGATGCCCACCTACAACACCGAAGAGAACAACGAAATCGGCTTCACGCGCATGGCGCAGGGCACCACCCAGACCACCGTCGACGTAGGCGGCGATGTTGAGACCAAATGGCGCTACGGCGTCCTCGACGATCTGCTGGCATCCTGCTTCGGTAGCGAATGGGTCAACGACACCCTGACCATGGGCGACAAGCGCATCACGTTCTCTGTGGCGTCCTACGCGACAGATATCGGCGTTGCCGGCGTTGCTCGCGGCGCGCAAGTCTCAACCATGGCTTTCGATTTCCCCGGTGACAATGAGATCACCGTCACCACGACCCTGGCGGCGCGAGGATGGGATGACAAGGGCGACAACACGTCTTATATCGTCAATGCCCAGACCGAGCAGAGCCAGCGCCGCTACACCTTCAAGGACATCAGCGGCCTGAAGATCAACGGAGTACAGGTGGGCGAAGACAACGCCTGCGTCGACAGCTTCAACCTGCAGTTCGACAACGAGGTGCAGACCCAGCGCTGCATCGGCAACGGCAGCCCTTACCCCGGCAACATCATCCCAACCCGGTTCACGCCGTCCGGCTCGATCACGATTGCCTGGTCGAAGATGGCTTACAACCTCTGGCGGGCCCAGCAAAACGGCGATGCGATCAGGCTCGAGTTCACCGTTGCCAACGCCGATGGCGGCTATGACTTCGTGATCCCTGAACTGGAAGTGACCGGCGACTGGCCGGACGGTGGCGCGACCGACATCATCCAGGTCGAGCTCAACTTCACCGCCCGCCGCGTACCGCCGACCATCACTCGTCTGCCGGCGCCGGTAGCCATTGGCACCGTGACCATCACCCCAGAGACGTTGTCGGTCAAGGTGGGCGCTACCGCGGACCTGGAAGTGGTCGTGACCCCGACGGGCGCCAGCCAAGCCGTGCGCTGGACTACCTCCGACGCAACGGTTGCCACGGTGAGCGAAACCGGCCTGGTCACTGGCGTGAAGGTCGGCACTGCAACCATCACCGCCACCAGTGTTGCCGACGGCACCAAGACCGACACCAGTGCAGTGACCGTCACCGCCTAACCCCTTCGCCTGGCGCGCCCTGCGGTGCGTGCTGGGCCATTTACCGCAGAGGAATACCATGGGCATTACCATTGCCAAGAAACCCGAGCTTGACGTGAACGGCGAGCGTTGGGTGCAGATCGCACCGGGCGCCGAGATTCTGGTCGGCTCGATCGCCAACCCCATCTACAAGTCGCACCAGGCGCTGGTGCGCCGGCACTTGGCCGCGATCAACCAGCAGGCGGGCATCGGCACCGACGAGTTCACAATCGCCGCGCTGCCTGAAGCCGCCAGCGAGACCGACGACGATCTGTTCATCGATCTGGCCTCGCGCCACCTGATCAAGGACTGGAAGGGCATCGACGAGGAGGCCAACCCGGGCGTCCCCGCGCCGTACACCCCCGAACGTTGCCGTGCACTGATCGAGCAGATGCCTGAAGTTTACTTCCTGGCTCTGCGCACTGCTGTGGACATCGCCAAGCGGGTAGAGCAGCAGGCGGTGGCCACCGCGGAAAAGCCCTAGCGGCATATCGCTGGGGGCGGGAGTGGACTGGTCCTGGCGCCGAGAAGAAACGCCATCAGCATGAGCGACTGGTAGGCATGGTGCCAGAAGCGCCAGAGATAGACGGCGTGGTCGCCCAGATACTGGAAGCCTATGGCTGGATCAGTCGAACACGTCAGTACGTGGGCATGGCAGGTGCTCCGGCGCCAATATCTCCGATGTCGATTGGCGACTATCTGGACCGCTACCCTTCAGCGATATGCCGCGAGGAGTTCGAGGCAGGGATCTTCGCCATCGATGACGAGTTCCGTAGGCAGTGGGATGAGCAGCAGGAGAAGGAAAGAAAGGGCGACGGGATTTCGCGATCAATAGCCGGCAGGCGATGACTCCCTAGGCATCCAATGATAAATTGGGATTCCTAACACGGAGATTAGCCAATGCTTGATACCGGTACAGCCGGCGCTTTGATGCTCGGGATTATGGGTTTTGTTATCTACTTTTTGCCAACTATCAATGCGAAAAGCAGGAAGCATCCAAATCGAGGAAGCATCTTTGCCCTCAATCTGTTTCTCGGCTGGACCCTTATCGGATGGGTTGCAGCTGTAGTCTGGTCCGCCTCATCAATAAACAAAGATGTGAAGCAAATGCCTGGATCGAGTAAATATAAGGATCTAGATAGGCTGGTATCTATGAAAGAGCGCGGACATATCACAGATGATGAGTTCGAAATAGAGAAAAAGAAGCTCCTAGGGGGCTAAAGGAACAAAAAATCAAACCCGCTTCAAGCGGGTTTTTTAATGCCCGGAGAAAAGCGATGTCGCAGGAATCACGCCTATCGATAACCATCGACTCGAGGCCCGCCAAGAAGAATGCTGACGATCTCAGCCAGGCACTGGAAAGGGTAGAGCAGACCGGTGACGATGCGGCATCTTCTGCTCAGCACCTCAGCCAAGTATCTGTCACCCTTGGGTCTAGCCTAGGGAAGATGGCCTCGGCAGCTAGCCGCGCACTCAGCCAGATTGAAAAATCCTCGGCCTCGACTGATCAGCAGATTGCCGCACTGACTACGCAGGTGGGACGGCTGTCGAGTGGGTTCGGGGCGTTCTCTGCAACCCAGTCTTCAATCAATGCCCAACTGACAAGGCTCGCATCTTCGCTTGAGCAATGCGCCAGCGGGTCTCGGCAGGCAGAAACGTCCATGGACGGACTGGCGCGCAGCTCTCGCGCAGCGGAGCAGTCCGTCGATCAGCAACGTCAAGAACTGGCGCGGCTTATAGGCCAGATCAACCCAACAGTTGCCGCGCTCGACCGCCTGGATACCATGCAGGATCGCTTGCGACGGTATCGAGATACCGGGCTGATCGATAGGGACACCTATCGTGAGTACACTCAGCGCATTGAAACCATGCGCGAGGCCGTGGGTGAAACTGCCGAAGGGATGAACAGAGCAGGAATGTCCGCGCGAGCTTATAACGCCGCACTGCGCGGACTGCCGGCGCAGTTCACAGACATAGCAGTAAGCCTTCAAGCCGGGCAAGCGCCACTGACAGTTTTCCTTCAGCAGGGTGGGCAGCTCAAGGATATGTTCGGAGGCATCGGTCCCGCAGCGCGCGCCATGGGCGGATACATACTCGGCTTAATAAATCCATTCACATTGGCTGCGGCAGCCGCAGCGACGTTAGCGATAGTCTTCTATGACGCCGAAAAAACCATCGGCGCCTTCAACAAATCTTTGTATTCTGGGGCGGCAAACTCTGGCCAGACGGTTGAGGGGATGGCCAGGATCGCCCTCTCTGTGGCAGAGCTTACTGGCAGCATTTCTGAAGCCAGAGATGCTGTTATGGCGCTTGCCGCCTCAGGTAAATCAGGAGAGATTCAATTCAAGAATCTAGCCCAGGCAGCTGCAGCTGTAGGCCAATTCACCGGACAAAGCGCGGCTGAAGTTGCAAAATCATTCGGCTCATTAGGAGATAGCGCGACTAAGGCTGCTCAGAAGATTAGTCAGCAATACGGTCTGATAGCCGCCGAACAATATGAATTAATCCGGTCGCTTGAGGAGCAGGGCAGGACTGAGGAGGCAAATGATAAGCTCAGCGAGTCTCTAAACTCTAATGCACAGGCAAGGCTACGTCAGTACCGACAATCTCTTTCTGAGGTTGAGAAGGATTGGAATTCCATAGGTACAGCCATAAGCAATGCCTATACGAAAGTAAAGGCAGAGCTATTTCCTGACCAGAACAAAGAAATAGAAATCGCTCAGCGAATTCTTGATAGACGGAAAAACGGTGGGTTCATAGGTGCTCTATCCAATCTATTCAGCTTTGGAGACAATACAAATCAGGCCCTAAAATCTAAGGTTAAGCTTCTCACTGAAGGCAGGGAGCAGTATGCAAAGGCAGCACAAGAAGCGGCAGCAGAAACAAGAGCAAACCAGGAAAGAATAGATGCAGAGGGTCGCTGGGAAAGCTCACAGCTCGAATATCTGGACAAGCAGTCTAAGAAAAGAAAGGAGATTGCCGATGCTAGAGAGTTGGGGCTCAAGGCCGGCCGAAGCGAAGAAGAAATAGCCAAGCGCATTTCTGCTATCGAAGAAAAGTACGCTGACAAGCGAAAGCCTAAAAAACCCAAGACGCCACGGGAAGACAACCGCGGCGTATCCGAAGCAGAAAACACCTTCTCCCGTCTCTATGGCCAGTATGATCCGGCTGCTCAAGCGGCAAGAGATCTCGCCAAAGAGCAGGGTCAGCTCGATCTGGCTTTGAGCAAAGGCAGGATCACGCAGGAGGAGTATGGCAAGGCGCTGGCGCAGGCCTCGACCAACTATGCCGCCGCGATCAAGGGCGCCCAAGGCTTGACAGCAGTCGAGCAATACCGCGCCCAACTGCAGCGTCAGCTGGTCAACGAGCAGACCCAGTACCAGTTGGATGCCGCAAGTGTTGGGATGGGCGACTTGCAAGCCTCGCGCATGCAGCAACGCCTCAATCTGGAGATGCAGACGAATGACCGTCTGCTGCAACTACAGACGGAGCTGGCAACTGCTTCTGACGAAAAGCAGAGGCAGGCGCTGCAGGGCCAGATCAATGCGATCAACGAGTTCCTGCCCCAGCAAGTTGCAGCAATGCAGGCCGGCTGGGCGCAGATGGATCAGGCCATGCTCAACCCTATCAACGGGTGGACTGCGGCAGTCCAAAACTTCGGCAACCAGGCTCGTGATATCGCAGGGCAAACCCAGTCAATCTTCTCGAGCGCGTTCAATACGATTTCGACCGATGTGACCGACGCGATCATGAACGGGCAGCTTTCGTTCAGCACCCTCGGCAACATCGCTCGAAACGTGGCGCGGGACATCATCTCCGGGTTTGTAAAAATCGGAGTTCAGATGGCGGTGAACGCTGCCCTGAACGCGACTCTTGGCGCGGCTGCGGCAGGCGAGAACATTGTTCTTGCAGGCACCACAGCGGCTGCCTGGGCGCCAGCTGCTGCAATGGCCTCCCTGGCAACCCTTGGCACCAACTCCGTGCCTGCCGCCGCCGCGCTGACCTCAACGACTGCACTTGCAAGCACGCTGGCTGTGATACCTGGATTCGCCACGGGCGGCCTTGTGTCTGGGGCGGGAACTGGCACTTCGGACAGCATCATGGCCCGCCTAAGTGATGGTGAGTTTGTGGTGAACGCATCGGCTACCAAAAGGAATCGAGCGCTCTTGGAGGCCATCAACTCAAACGAGCGCATCTCACCGGCTGGCATGTCGAGAACGACAAGCTCGGCCCAGGCATCTGGCGGCCCTAGCGCTTACGGCATCAATCAAAACATCAACATCATCAATCAGCACACCGGCGCTCAAGTTGAGGCGCGCAGGATGCCGAATGGCGATGTTGAGGTGATCATCCAAGAGGCCGTGAAGCGGTCGGTGGATGAAGTTGCCGGCCAGCTATCCAACGGATATGGGCCGGTAGTTGATGCCGGCGTAGGTGCATACAAGTGGCGCCGTCCTGGCGAATAACGAGAAGCGGGCGAGCGGGCTCAGGCGCTTGAAGCGGCCACAACCTGAAACGCCCTGGCTCATAACTAGAGATCATCAGCCTCAAGAGGGATTCACATGGAAAAGCATCACGAAGAGCTGGGTTCGCATCAAGGTTCCGCTCCTAAGACGAGGCTGAGGCCTATTGACTGGGAAAAAATTGAGCAGTCGCGGCAAGAACATGTAAGGCAAGCCGAGCTGCTGGAGCGCAGGCTTGCCCGCATCGAAGATCAGATAGGGCTGAAGCCGCTGACCTAGCGCTTGATTGATTTTCCCTCGGCCACTGCCTTTATCAAGGCTATGTCCGACTCGATTCCTCCGGTCAGTATCATCGATCTGGCTTCGGTTATCGCCGCCTCAACAGCGACTGCTACCGCTTCCTCACCTCCCGCCGCCCTGACTTGTTGGCAAAGCCCGGACACCAGGCATGTGAGCGAGGCGATCTCTTTGTCCATCCGCTCGAGCATCTTTCGGGCATCAATTTCGAAATCTGATGGGTTGTCGTAGCTCATCGTCTATCCCTGTTGGTTTGGTTTGAATCCCCGCCGGCTCCTACACCTTGGGGATTCAGGAGGATAGACAGAGCAGTGACGATCAGCCATCACACAGGAGCGGCAATGATTCAGTACCCGGCGCAATTGCCACTCCCACTTCAGGAGGGATATGGGCTCAGCACTGTTGATCCTATGATGGCAACGCGATTGGTAACCGGACGGACCCGGTATCGTGTTGTTCACGACTATGTCCCGACCGAGGCGCGATTCAACTTCAACTTCAGCCAGAAGGAGGCGGCGCTCTTCGAGGGATGGTATGTCTACGAGCTGAAAAACGGCATCGAATGGTTCGAGATGGACCTGCAGACGCCGTTGGGCATGAAGAAATGCAGGGCGCACTTCAAGGGCATTCCTCAAGGCGGTGAGCTGACACAGATCACCCGCTGGCGATATTCGGCTGTGATCGAGCTGCGCGAGCGCCCGATCTATACCGAGGAAGAATACCTGGGCGCAATCATCGACATGCCGCTCGACCAATTCACCACTGAGTTCCAGAACATCCTGGAGAAATGGCATACGGGGTACTTCGGATGAATCCAATCGAAGTGTGCTACGCCTCTAGTGGCGGACCGGACATGATGCTGGTGGACACCATTGAGGTGTGGGAGGAGGGCAGCAGCTTCCGGCACCTTTATGCCTCTGGATACAGCGACAGGGTGTGCACCACCGAAGACGGCAGGACGCTGACGTTCACTGCGCTGGCCATGGAGCTGGGCTGGCCGAAGAACGACAACAGCGGCTTCCAAAGCATCATCATCGGCCTGGACAACACCACCGGCGAGCCGCAACTGGCCGTTGAGGCAGCCAGGCGGTCAGGAAACAAGGTGTGGGGCACTCTGCGCCGTTACCTGGCTGGCGATCTGTCGTTTCCGCAAGAGCGCTTCCGCATGCAGTTGCTGAGCCGCGACTACGAGCCTGACAGCCAGGTCGCCAAGCTCACCTTCGGATTCTTCGACCTGCTCAACACCACTGGCAACCGCCGCATTCTCACCGCCGAAGACGCCCCAGGCCTCAGGTACACCTAACCATGATCGAGAAATTCATGCGCGCCCCGTATCGCGAGGGTGCACGGGGGCCTATTGCCTTCGATTGCTGGGGTCTGTGCATCGCTGTTCGCCACCAGGTGTTCGGCTTGGCGCCGATGCCCAGCCTCGGCGCCGTGGGCAAGAACAGAATCAAGGCCAATACCGAGGCCTATCACGACCTGCGCGGCGGGATGGAAGAGTGCGCGCCGGAGCCTGCCGCGATTGCGGCGGTTTTCCGGGGCGAGCTCTGCCTGCACGTCGGTGTGGTCGTCGAGAGCGATGGGCGTCTGAAGGTGCTCGACACAAACCCCGGAGGCGCCTGCCTGCGGACAACCGGCGAATTCGAAGCCGCTCACCCGAAGGTGGTGTACTACCGTGACCGTCGAATTCTTCCCGAATAAGATCAGCGACACCGCACCGATAGGTGTGTGGAAGACCGACCGGCGCATGACGATCGAGGACTGGCTGAAAAGTCAGGCGCCGTCTTACGAACGCCGCGAAAGCCCGCCGCACAGCGTCATCCTTAACGACGAAATCATCGATCACGCCGACTGGCACAAGGTCAGCTTCAAGCCCTCCGACCTAGTGCAGATATACCGGGAGCCTAAAGGCACAGACCCGTTCTCGCTCAATCTGGCGCTGTTCGGCGCCGCCAAGCTGGCGCTCAAGGCACTCATGCCGCCCATGCCAGGCCTGCCGAGCAATGCAGGGTCAGAGCAGGGCGACCCAATCAATGAAGCCAGCGCCAAGGGCAACAAGGTCAAGCTGGGCGAGACAGTCCGGCAGATCGCCGGATACCAGCGCACCTACCCGTCCTACCTGGCTCAGCCTCGGCGCCGGTATGTCAGCCCACGCGACCAGCGTGTGCAGATGCTGCTCTATCTGGCCGAGGGTGAGCACCAGCTCTCCAATGGCCGTGTGGGCGAGACCTTCCTGCTCTCCCTGGGCAGCGACGTCGTCTACAAAATCTATCAGCCAGGCGAAGACCTGTCCGCCGACCCGGCCCACCTGCTCTGGTACAACGCGCCGGAAGTGGGCGCAAGTTCAAGCGGCGCGGGCGGCCTTGACCTGACTGTCGCGGTCGACCTGACTCGATCCGCCCAGGCATCTGCCTACCAGTTCAACGGCAACACCATCGGCGTGCCGGCCAACGCCGGCCAGTTCCCGGAGGACTGGACCGACAGCATCATCGTGCGGGTCGTGGCGCCGTACACCTACACCGTGGTTGATGGTGGCGACGGCCGAGATATCGTGCGCGGGCCGCTGGAGATGCTGAACCCCTACGTCGGGATGTCCATCGAGGTGGCTGGTGCGAACGCCGGGTACTACGTCATCCACAGTTGGACGCCATACTCGCCTGGAACGCCGGCCAACGCCGGCACCGCCTCGACGCTCACCGGTTCGTCAGCACCAAGCCGCTACGACTTCAGCACCAGCCCGCTGACGTTCACGCTCTCGCGGGGCGCGTCGAGCTATTCGGTCACCCTCAACACCCAGACCAACGACCTGGCCGGCCTGGTCACTGAGCTGAACAACCAGCTCGGCAGCACACCAGTTCGGGCTGATCAGGCTGGCGGTCGTCTGCGCTTCATTGAGCAGGCGCCATTCTCCGGGCAGGCAATCGGCTCGAGCAATGCTGATGTCATCCTTGGCGCGGCACCGGTGGCCACCACCGGCACGGCCACTACCGACGCAGTTCCTGAGCAGCCAGCACAGATTACGCTGGACTACGAGGGCGGTGCGCCGGTCACCGGCCTGACGCTCGGCCAGGGCCAGGCATCCATCGGCCCGAAGGGTCTGCGCTATCGCATCACGGCGGCCAGCACTTCGCTGTTACAGCTCGAGCGACTGACCTCATCGGGCAGCACGGACGGAAACTGGCCTGGCTTCAACAACATGGAGTCGGTGAACGCCTCGCTCACGCTGGACCCATCGAACCTGCAGGGCGGCTACCGTGGGCCTTTTGCCCTGTGCCCGGAAGGCGAGAAGATCACCAAGATCGAGTGGTCGGTCACCTACCAGAACGGCCTTCTCGGCATTGGCCGGGAGGGCCAGTTCTACGAGATCCCGGCGTATCACGCGCTGGAATACCGCGACATGGACATCGCAGGCGACTGGACGGTGATCGAGAAGGAGTGCGTGGGTGGATCTCTGGATGCACAGGGGTTCTCGTTCCAGCAGGACAGCCCTTACCCAATGCGGGCCGAGGCGCGCATCCGCAAGCTGTTCGTAGATCGCGGCGGAAGGGTGAACGATGAGGCGCGCGACGACGTCACCTGGACCGACTTGCGCGGCCAGTTGCAAAACTCGCCCACCAGCTACCCGGGCCTGACCGTCATCACCGTGGACATTCGCGGCGGCGACCGGCTGTCCGCCCAATCCGAGAGCCGCATCAGCTTTGAGTCGGTCAGCATCCTGCCGCGCTTCGAGAACGGTCAGTTCCTGCCCAAAGGGCCTACACGGGATATCGTGCCGTGGTGCTTGGCCAAGCTCTTGGGTCGGGGCTACACGGTCGATCAGTTGGATCTTCCAGAGTGGTCCGCCTTCCACGCCAAGGCGGTGGCCAGAGGCGACACCTACGACGAGACCATTGACTCGCCAATGACCGTCAAGGACATGGTCAACAATGCGCTGGCGTGCAGTTTCGGCGAACTGGTCACGTATCGCGGCCTGCTCAGGCCGGTGCGGGACGAGAAGCGCGAAGTCTTCACCGTCGAGTACGGCCCGAAGACGCAGACCTACTCCCCGCAGAACATGACGCGGATGCTCAAGATCACCGGCCCGATGCCGTCGATCAATGACTTCGACGGCGTCGACGTTGAGTACTTCTCGACGAAGACCTGGGCGTGGGAGACGGTCAAGTGTCGGTGGCCAGGCGATCAAGGGTTGAAGGTCGAGAAGATCAAGCTGCCTGGTGTGGGCGACAAGGCCCGGGCCTGGCGCTTCGGCATGCGCCGCCGAGGTCACCAGAAGTTCCGCACCGACACCTATAGCTGGGAAACCGAGCTGGATGGCAGGAACAGCGGCTACCTGACCTTCGCGGCGGTAGCGGACGATCTGCCGAAGGGATGCCAGAGCGCGATTCTTCTGGATTTCCAGGCCACCCCATCTGGTGTGCTGCTGACCTCGTCGGCGCCGCTGGACTGGGGCGCCGGCGGCGAGCACAGGATCGGCATTCGTCGGCCTGACGGCACGCTGTCTGGCCCTTACACGGCCACCCGCCAGGGCGACTACGTGGCCCGCGTCGACGCGATCGACTTCACACCGGACGTGGACACGCCGTACGAGCCGCCGCACCTGCTGTTCGGGCCGGCGACCCGCTGGGCATATCCGGTGCTGATCACCAGCTCCGACCCCGCCAACGGCAACGTCGCGCTTAAAGCCATGCCCTACGACGACCGCGTCTACACCTACGACGACCAGTTCCCGCCGGAGTGATTCGGCGCCCGTTCAAGAGCCCGCCATGTGCGGGCTTTTTCATTTAAGGAAACCGGAATGAGCGGCCAAGACACCCTCAATCAGCTCGACCAGACCGTTGCTGCGTTCAATGAGCTGGCGCTTTCGCCAGAGGCAAAGATGGTCACTTTGCCGAGCGGATCGCAAAAGCCAACCAACGCCAAGATCATCGCTGACCTGGCCACGCAGATGGCTGGGGCGCAGATCTACACCACCGTAGCGCTGGGCCTCCAGGCCACGCGGGCGGATGGATATTTCAGCGTGGTGTCGGCATCGGACGCTGACTACATCGACCTGTACCGGAACAACAATGGCAGCGCTGCTCTCGTCGATACCTACCCAAATTCCAAGGCGGTGAAGGCGGTGAAGCAGCAAGTCGACTCAGCGACTGCCGCCATCGGCCAAATCGCAGAGGTTGTTCAAGACCCGTCATCTATCCCAATTGCTGATGACGAAGCAGCGATAGTGGCTGTCGATCAAGAAGGGGGAGAGTTTCTTTCCATTACGGCAAAGCGTACGCGGACTCCGGCGCTGGATGCGGTCAGTCACGCAGTCGAGTCGGGGATTTATGACGCTGAAGGTGGCGCGGTTCTTCACGCCGGCGCTGAAGAAATTTCCATTGGTCCGCTGACGATCGGCCTGACTTCGCTGCCTGGAATCTATGTCGTCGACGCCGAAGGGAGCATTCTTCAGGATCTGACCTATCCGGGGGAAGCTCCAGTATCTCAAGCAACGCCAGGATTTCCTCTGGCTGATGGTGCGTATTTCGCTCCGAAGTTGGTGACTGCTGCAGGATCGCCATTGCATATCAATGTCCCAAGCCTGATATCAAATCGTGATCTCGCAGCTGGGTTGGTGGCCTCAATCTGGAGCACCACCACAGCCGCTTCGACGACGTCCAATTCGGATCTGGTTATCCAATGTTCTGATTATGGAGCAGCTGCAAGGCTCAAGCTGCGCGACCCCATGAACGGGACATACGAGCACTTGCTGGATCTTCAGATGATTGATTTGCCAGTGGCTTCAAGTGCTGGAAAAGTGCCCAATGTGCTGCTGATCGGCGACAGTATCAGTAATCGACAGGGCGCCCAGATCATGAAGGCTGCCATCCAGCGCAATGGCCGGGACTCGAACTGGATAGGCACCATAGGCGGGTCAGGGGTCGAAAACCAGGCCTACAACGAGTCTGGTCCCCTTGGCGAAGCCCGTGAAGCTTACGAGACTGCCAACTTCACCTACGCCTCCATTACCGAAATAACAATTCCAGTGCCCGCTGGCGGGGAATCCGAGTATTTGGCTCTCTCAAAAATAGAAAGACGCAACCGGAATCCCTTCATCCGTCCAGCAACATCGAACGACGACCCTGCCATTGTGCGCAATGGCTATGTTCTTGACTTCGCTTTTTACCAGTCCAGGTTCAACCTTCAACCGCCTGATGTGATTGTCTACGGTCTTGGCATGAACGACTTTGGCAAGTTGTCCGGAACCAGCGCAATCCAGAACTATGTGAATGACAATGAGGGGTTGATGTTTGCCCGCATGAGAGCTGCCTGGCCAAACGCAAAAATCATTCGCTTTCTACCAGGCCTGCCCTATCAAACTGTTCGTAACGCAGACTGGACGAACAAGTACATCCCGCTGATCCGATCAATCATGGCGCTTCACAAGGGACTGGCTAACCCCAATACCGTCATCGTGCCTTCATGGGCTTTCTCAGATCCAGAAGTCGGCTACCAAACCGCAGCAGGCACTGTAGATCCAGTAACCGGATTCGCTGTTGTCCAGCTTTCTGACTACACACATCCTGGCCAAGCCAACCGACAGAGACTCTTTAACAGCATCGCCCCTTACATCAGCGCGTCAAACTTGGGATTAATTTAAGGAAAATCGCATGGGCATCAAGTTGGTTTCACCGGGCGCACTGGCGCCTTGGTACACGAAGGTAATTCCACCAGTATCCCGGGGCCTTGAGGGTTGGTTCTGCTTCGACACTTCTCTGGATCGAATCGGCTACAACCGTGCTTCTGGCAAGGCCAATGCGAGGCTGGTGGGGGTTCCATCAGTATTCAGCACGCATGCCAGGTTCAAGGGTGGGGTCAACTTCCTTGAAACGGCTATCGCGGAAACTGAAGAATTCACGGTGATCGTAGTCGGCAAGTCAGCCGGGCCTCTCGGTGGTACAGGTACCGCCACGGCGGTACCTTACGTGGGCAACTATGCAGGGGCATCGCCTGGATTGGCGGGCGGATTGCAGCTCTACCACATCAGCGACACGACGCTCACTGGGCAGGCGAACCGTCTCAATTCAACGGGTGATGGTTCGACCAGCGCGCAATCGCAAATCTCGGATGTGGCCGCTAACTGGGGGATTCGTTGTCTTCGATCTTCGGGGTCAGGGGGCAACCAGACCTGGAACCTGACCACAGGCGTGAGGGGTAATCAGCAACTGGCCACGAAGCGACTCCTTGCCTCAGTCCCTTTGCGGATCGGCGGCACCTATGCCTCGACATTCGGCGGAGAGTCGGACGTAAGTCACGTGGCGGTATATTCCGTGGCACTGAGCGACGATGAGATCACGGTCGTTGCTGCCGCCATGCGTAAAAGGATGGCGCGGCTTGGCGTGATCGTCTAAGTCGACGCTGAACGCGCAAGTTCCCGGCCGCCTCGAGCGGTTTTTTTGTGCCTGCAATCCGAATAGCCCGCCCAGCGCGGGCTTTTTCACGCCTGGAGAAACCCATGCCACGAATCTCTGCTGCCGACGCCGGCGGCATCAACGTGCTCGCTTTCCTCGACATGCTCGCCTGGTCGGAAGGCACCTCAACCATCAAGGCCAGCGACGACGGCTACAACGTCCTGGTGGGCGGCACGCTGTTCACCGACTACAGCCAGCACCCGCGCGTGCTGGTACCGCTGCCGCGCTACGGCATCAAGTCGACGGCTGCCGGTCGCTACCAGTTCCTGGCCCCCACCTGGGATGCCATCGTCAAGAACTACGGTTTCAAGGGCCGCTTCATCCCAGAAGCCCAAGACCTGGCCGCGATCAAGCTGCTGACCGAATGTGGCGCGCTGCCGCTGATCAAGGCCGGGCGGATCAGTGACGCGATCGCCAGGGCTGCGCCGATCTGGGCCAGCCTGCCTGGCGCCGGATACGGCCAGCGCGAGCACAAGCTGGCGGCGCTGCTGGGGATCTACGAAAGCGAGCGTGCCGCCGATGCCAAGCCGGCTGGTGACCTTCTGTCGATGTACGCCGCGTGCGGTGGCGAGGCCGTAGCGTGATCGGCGCGCCGCTGATTCCAAGGGCTGTTCCTGCCTGGGTCTGGTGGCTGGCCGTCCTGCTGCTGGTCGCCGGCGGGCAGCAATACCGGCTGGTGCTGGCGCAGCGTGACGCCGGCGCGGCGCGTGCCGACTTGGCCGACTACCGACTGCTGGTTGCCGAGCGCGATCAGCACGCCGCGGCCCAGGCCAGAACAGAAGAGCAGCGCCGCCAGCAGGTGGCTGATCGGGAGGGTGAGAATGCACGTCAGAAACTGGAGGCGGTTGCCGGCCGCGCCGCTACTGCTGAGTCTGCTGCTGACGGCCTGCGCGGGGAAATCGCCCGACTGCGCGCCGGGCGAAGCGCAACCTGCGGTGCCATCGCTGCCCAGCAGCGCCAGGCAGAAACCTCTGCCGTCGTGGTGCTCGGGGGACTGCTTGAAGAAGCTGACCGAATGGCGGGAAGCCTCGCGGCAGCGCTTGAGCGAAGCCGAGTAGCAGGCATGGCCTGTGAACGTGTGATCGATGGAATTCGGCCTGCCGCTGAGCGGTAATTGTCGGGTGGCCGAAATACTGGCTAGGATACTGTTCGCATATACAGTATTTGGTGCCCTATGTATTTCTTTGTCGTGCGCCGTCGCTCTCACGGCGCGGCACTGTCCTCTGAGCAATTGCGCCAGCAAACCCCCATTCGCGCTGACGTCCACATCGGAGAGCATCAGAGCGAACTGCTGGGCCGCGTGTCGACACAGGCCTGGGTCTTCAGTCCAGCGCCTGGCGCCGACGTGATACCTCGGCTGCACGATGCGAAGATCACCGGCATGGCCCAGCAGGGCATGAACATCAGCGGCGTTGAGGAAATCGACGGGGTGCTGTACGCCCAGTCGTGGTGGTGCAGGGTGGACTCATGAACCGAATCCCTACGGCGTGGATGCACGAACTGGATGACGAAGGTGCCTTCCTGATCGACCCTGAGGGCCGCGAAGCAGTGCTCAGCGAAATGGCGCTTGCGGCGCACCGGGCCGGCCGCATCGATGCCTGCGTTCTTGCCGACATGCTGGAGCTGGCAGAGGCGGGCAGGCTATGGGCGATGGAGGACTTGGAAACAGTTTTTCCGATGCCTGCTGGTGCTGAGCAACAAGACGGGTGGGGTGTACCGCTTTCCAGGACGGAGCGCGGCGAGCCTGTACGAGTCTCGGGCGGGTGGCGAGACTTGGATATTCCAGTGGTGGGCAATGTCTTCGACATAGGGTGATCGCTCTTTGTCACGCTCGCTATGCGCACAATCCAGAATACCGAGTCCGGCACCTGGCCGAATGCGACGACTTCGAAGTCTGGGGTGTGGTCAGGTATAGCGTGAGGGATCATGCGAAGGATTAAGGCGCTGGGACAAAACTGGGACACCGAATGTCCCAAACATCGGTGAATCAAGAGTCAGCATTTTTAGGCAAAATCCAGTCAATTCGGGGGCTTGCGGCAAATAACCCCGAAAACATTGAGGCCCAGACCGGATTGCAAATCCGTCTACGCCGGTTCGATTCCGACCTCGGCCTCCATATTTGAAAGCCCCGCAGATTCAGGTCTGCGGGGTTTTTCTTTTGCGTAGAAAAAACCAGCAGTTCCGAAACTTTTGGGCGGGAGTTCCGAAACTCCGTCACTTTGTGGGGCTGGCGATCGCCCCCACGCGGCGGTAGACCCGCTCTGTGATTCCTTCCTTGGAATGACCCAGCAGCAGGCTGGCCTCGGCCACATCGTTGATTTCAGAAGCGGCTTTGGGGCGGATGTCCCTGAATTGGAACTGGGCTATGCGCGCTGCCAGCTCAGAGTTCTTTGAGCCGATAGCTTTTAGCCGTGCGGCCTCTCGTGCCTCGCTCCATCGATTTCGCAGCATGCCCCAGCTCATCCGTTTCCCGTGTTCGTTCAGGATGAAGAATGACGAAGCATGCTGCTGCGTGCGCAGCTTGATGCGTTCCAGCAGCGTGCCGAGGCTGTTGTTCACACCGTTCAATTCCAGGATGATCCTGAGCCGTTTGCCAGTCTTGCCTTGGCTTACCAGCAGATAGCTTCCTTCCACATCATCCTTGCGCATTGACAGTACGTCCGAGGGCCGCTGGCCAGTCAGATACGCCAAGTCCATCGCATCCCTCAGCTCCTCCGGAGCCTCCTCATACACTGCGAGCCAAACGGTCTCATTGGCATAAAAGTCGCGCGGCTTCTCTTTGTTCTTTTTGATGCCTAGGCAAGGATTTTCTTTCACCGTCAGTCCCCATTCCCTGGCCGTGTTGAACACGTGCGAGAGCAGGGCTATTTCCCGATTCGCACGGGTCTTGGCTGAGCGGGAGTCGCGGTAGTGAGCGATCATCGATGGGGTGATTGCATCGATGGGCGCAAGGTCGAACACCGTCCGAAGCTGCTTGAGCTCGTAGACGTTGTCTTTCTGGGTTCTGGGGGCCTTCTTCGGGATGATGTGCTTTTCGTACTGGTCGAAAATTCCTTTCATGGTCGTCAGCTCGACCGGAGCAGACTTTGCTTCCAATTCAGCCCACTTGAGCTTGGCTTTGGGCAGGTCGGTGCCGAGAGGGATTTCCTTGCCCACTTGGTCGCGGTAGTAATACCCGACCCACACTTTGCCGCTTTTTCTGACTCGCTTTCGCCGGTACATACCCGGCGGCAGATCGCGGTTCTCTGTACTTCTGGGGCGCATTTCACTTCACTCGTGAGAAGTCTGGTGTCCAGGTGGGCTTGGGCGGTGAGTGCGGGGTCACAGTCATCAGCTCGACGACGGCGCCGCTCAGCTTGAGGCGTGCGTACTGCCGGCCTACAAGAGGTCGACCACCGCGGCTCTCAACGAAATGCCAACCGTGAGAGCTCAACCAGCGGCGCTGATAAGCACGGGGCTTGTAGCCGGTGATCTCAACCAGCTCGTCATCCGATAGGGTTTCGGTTTCCATGGGTAATTCTCCATGTGGCTAGTGGTCAGGCTGGGATTTTTGCAAGTGCTGCATCTGCAACCCTGAGCACTGCCTGGGCACAGTCGACATAGGCCGGGTCGAAGCCACCGGCGTAGTGGATGACGCGCTGGCAGGCATCAAGCTCTTTGCGTGCCAGGCGCAGCGCCTGCACCAGTTCCTCCTGCAGCTCGCCCTCAGCCCGGCCAATGTCCCAGAAGCGCTGGCACCAATGGCCTTCGGGCGGCGGGGTGCCGTTCTGCTTGCCGCCCACCATCGCGCCGACAGCCACATCGCAGACCCCGCGCTTGTAGCTGTTGTCGCCATCCAGGCTGAGACCGCCGCGCCGCCGCAGCGTGTTCACGACCTCGTCAGCTTCGACGCCCGGGCCTTTCAGCAGGATGTCCTGCTCTGGCTCGTCAGGCACGTAGATGATCAGCGACAGCTTCGCCGTCTGCGGGAGGTGCTCGCTGATTGTCACCAGCGCATCGTTGGCGACTTCATGGAATCGGTTTATTGCGGACATAGGAAATCCTCGCCCGCGCGCATCGGCGGGCTTGAGTAGTAGGGGAAGGGGTTAAGCTTCGGTGATTGGCGCGGGGATGGCCTGGGCCTTCCACTCTTGGTCGATCTTCCAGGCGATACAGGGCGGCTCGATCCTGCTTTTGTAGCCACCGAGCCAGTAGTGGCCGCTGTGCTTCGATGCTCCGCAGACGCTGCAGGTGTGCCAGCTACCGAAGCCCCGAGCAGAGAACGGTTGGTACTGGTGGTTGCTCACGGCATCAGCTCCTTCGGCACCTGGACATGGCTGCCCAGCTTGCTCTCCACCAGCGAACGGCAGAACGCGACCAGCGCCGTCGGCCCATAGTGCCAGCGCACCGTGTTGCCAGGCCCGGCCCAGTAGCAGGTGTCGGTGCCGCCCATGTAGGCGTTCCACTGGCAGCCGCCGCGGTGCTTGTCGATCAGTGGTCCGCCATGTACCCAGCTGGTAGAGGGCCGGTAGCCATAGCCCAAGGCGGCGCCGCGGGCGGTGCAACTGCTCGGCTCACCCTGGGGGCTGATGATGCAGGTGTGATCCTCGCTGTCCTGGGTGTAGCCCTCGGCCATGGCCACCGCCCAATCCAGCGCTGCACCGGTGAGGTTGGATGCCCTGACGCTGATTGTGTCGGTCATGGCTGCACCTTGCGGATCGATGGGAAGGGGTATGACTCGGGTTTGTTTCCGTGGAAGCAAGCGATCCACTCGCCATAATCGGGGGTCCACTGCCGGCCGCACTCGGTCTGCACGTAGCGTTTAGCGACCTTGCTGATTTTCTGGATGCCCATGCTATTGAAGTTTCGATCCAGGCACTCGACCTCATCGCCAACAGCCAGGGCCGGGAGTCTCTCGCTGACTTTGTATGTAAGCTCGCTCACAGCTCATACCTCTCGGTGAAGTTTCTGTTGCCGCGCGTACTCGTCGGCATTGGCTTCGCAGGCGATACCCTGGCAGCCATGCTCATGGCAGGTTGTCAGGTTGCAAGCCTTGCGAAACCCGCTGCCGCCGCACATTCCGCAGTCACCTTGGCGGTGATCAGGGCAGGGATATATCTCCCATGCCCTGCGCCATTTCTCATGAGGTCCCAGCATTCCGGCGCCGGCGTCTGGTACCAGTGCAGTCGATGTTCGACTCACAGCTCATACCTCTCATCAATCCAGCGCCCAGGCGCCAGTGCGGGTGTAGGTTCGGGTTGTTGTTCGTGCGGGGAGAGCTGGCGCTCGTCATGCGCACTGCCATCGCAAGGCCAGTCGGTGCCTCGGCCACAGGTGGGCGCCTTGAGCTGGCTGTCGGGGATGCAGCTGATGCCGACGTGGTTGAGGATGTAGCAGGTGACACCGCGCTGGCTGTCGTGCTGCACATCGATGACGTTCTCGGTTGCGCAGGCGCCGGTGGCCAGTAGCAGGAGGCAGAGGGCGAGGCGGGTCATGGCTGGATCCTCTTGAACTCGACGACCCAGACCCAAGGGTTCACTTCCCATGATTCGGCGCCGTTGATGCCGGTCCAAAGCAGCTCGAACGACTTGCGGGGATCTGAGCTGTAGGTCTCGATGCCCTCGACGTGCCACCAGTCGCCAAGCTCGGCATGATCGGTGTAAAGGCGAACTCCCTCGGCCTTGGCCTGATCTTCGGTGATGTGCTGCAATCGCTCGACACGCACGTCGGTGATCTCCAGCAGGATACGGCTGGCCCAGCGCGGCATGTGGATCGATGGACGGCCGCGACCTTGAGAGATCATGGCGCAGCCGGTCTGTCGTACGCTGCCATCTGCTGGGTAGGCGATCGGCTCGCCGTGGCTCAGATCGCGCGGCGTGATCGAGTCGACCTGAGCATCGGCCGCCCACGCCTCACGCACCCACAGGCGGTCGCCAGGTCGGCCATATGGGCATTCGGGGTTGCGCTTGGCCGGGTCGGGGTGGCGTATGAATGGCTGGCCGACGCCATAGCTGCCGATGTCGCCCTTTGAGCGGGGCTGAATCCTCGCCGGACGTCGTGTTACCGTTTTGCGGCCGTCCAGGATGGCACGCACCATCGGCGCGCTGAACAGGATCGGGCGTTCCTTTGCTTGAGACATAGCTTCGCCTTTGCCGCCATATCGCGGCAGTGAATAGAGGGGAGAGGGGTTACAGCGGGGTGGGGTTACGGCTTGCGATCTGGATACACGCCTGGCAGCGGCCCGAACTGCGGCTTGCTGGTCTGCTTGGCCCTGATCTGTTCTACCTTCGTCCAAATGCGTGCCAGTTCAGTTTCGGCGAGCTGATGCATGTCCAAGCCATTCGCCAGGCAGAGAGCAGCCAGCGTGACCATCACGCCACCAACCTCCTGGGCCGGCTCGCCGACCGCGCGCCCGAACACGTAGTCGACCAGCTGATGAGCCTCGTCAGCGGTGGCGCCTAGCGCCTGGACCAGTTCCAGCGCTTCCTCAAGGAATCGGTGATTTCGCTCTTCCCGGTCGCCGGCGATCATCTCGCCGAAGCATTCCATGAGCCAGGGCTGGACGCGGGACTGGAACCAGACCGCCGAGCTCGGCTCTGCGCTGGCGGATAGGGCGTTTCGCGCGACAGTGCCATCCTCGATGAAATCTGGCTCGTCGCCGCACCAGAGAATGTTCAGCGGCTCACCGCTCACCGTGTCCCAATTGCTGCTTTCGAAGTGGAAGTGCTCGCGGTCGGCATAAAACTGGAGCGCCGCGCTCAAACGAGTGAGCAGAGCCTGGAGTCGATTAATATGGTCGTCATACTGCGATGCCAGAACAACAGTCCAAGGCGCACTGACGCTGCTGATGGCGTCGACACCTGGGCGCTTGAGACGCGTGGCGGTGTAATACTCGACCGGCTCACCCTGGTGTTGCTGGATTGTCTCAGCACCTTCTGCCAGCTTGATCGGCATCCCCAGTTGCTGGGCGATCGCCACTTCGAGGTTAGCTCCCTTCGACTTTGACCAGCCTGGAAGAAGCATGATCATCTCGCAGGTCGCCAGCCTGGCAATGTCGTATCTCAGGTAGTCGGCCCACTCAGCCCCTGGCACCACCCCGTGCTCGGCGGGGTTCTCAACATGCCAGCCAGCAGAGCGCATTAGATCAGCGGCAGCGTTGAAGGCGGGGAAGTTGAAGTCGGGCAAGCCGGTCATGGGCCCGGCGATGTAGACGCGCAACTCGCGGTCTTGGGTGAGCTGTATGGCGCGCGCTTCTGCGCTGGATCGGTTTTCTGTGGGCATGGGATACCTCAAGCTGAGCGTTCGAGTTGTTGTTGGAGGCGTTGACCGATCCAGCGGACGACGGGTACGGCCTTGCTGTTGCCGATAGCCTTGTAGCGCGGACCGTCAGGGCAGAGGCCTGCTACTCGTCCGCGATAGGGAATCAGCGTGTAGTAGTCAGGGAAACCTTGCAGGCGCTCGCACTCGCGCGGTGTGAGGCGGCGCACCTGCGAGCCAGAGTGAACCGCTTGCACTTCTGCTCTGGCCTCGAGCGTGTAGGCATGATCAAGCTGCACCCCGATTCCATCCGGCCCGCTGTTTGGATTCTCGCGCAGCGCTCCGGCCTGGATTGCGTGCGGCAGGCAAACAGCTATCTGCCCGCCTGCGTTGGGATGGCTCGCGCCGTGGCCCATGGCGCGAAGAGTGGGCGCCAGTTCTCCGGCGTCGGCGCAGTGGTCCTTGCAGCTGAAGGCAATGCAGGGGAGGCCCTGGCCAGGCTTGCCGCCACCTGTTGAAAGCGTGCCCACTACTTGGCCATCACCGCCCTCCAAGCGGACCTCGCTACGGCTGTTCTCGGCGAATGCGAGCACTGCATTCTCCTGGCCGCTGTTCCTCCCGAGTGCGAATGCCTGGTCGGTAAGGATGCAAGGGTCTTGCGTGCCGTGCACGACGAAAGCCTCGCTCTCGAAATCCATCCTGCCGCTGGCGCTTGCGCAAGCATTCCGTGCTGGCGCTATATCAATGGGACCAGCAGTGTTGTTCCCGCCGTACACCGCCAGCCGCCCATCTACTGCGTCGTTTTCGTCGACGCCTCCAGTGCTTGCTGTAACTGTTCCGGCAACGTCTTGCCCCTGGCCTCGGCGCGGCGGAGTATCCCGGCGCAGGCCTTCGCGCTCAAAAAGTACTTCGAGTGGATCAAACCCTGCTCGAGCACTTGCGACAACGAACACACGGCGGCGTCGTTGGGCCAGGCCGAAATATTGGGCATCCAGAACCCGCCATGCGACTGTTCGCCTGGGTCCATACACACAACCAGCGTCCTTCCATTTGCCCCCTGGCGGCTGGAGTTCTTCGGATTCGCCCACCAGGGCCCCGAGGAAGCAGCCGAACGCGTTACCTTTGTCGGAGAGGACGCCGGGGACATTTTCCCAGGTGCAGACGGCCTCGGCCTGGCCGTTGAGGGTTCGAACATGGTCAATTGCATCTAGCAGCTCCACGTATTTGATGGTGAGTGCACCTCGGGGATCGGCCAGGCCTTCGCGCATGCCGGCCACGCTGAAGGCTTGGCAGGGTGTGCCGCCGACCAAGACATCGGGCGCCTGGATCTTGCCGGACAGCACCATGGCTGCCAGCCGGGTCATGTCACCGTGGTTCGGCGTCTTCGGGTACCGATAGGCCAGCACCGCGCAGGGATACGGTTCGATCTCCGCATACCAGTCGGCGTGCCAGCCAAGCGGGTGCCACGCCACGGTCGCAGCCTCGATGCCGCTGCAGACACTTCCGTATGTAAGATTCATGCTGGCCTCTTGATATGTAATGGGTCGTTGAATCATCATCGATGGCTAAAGAAAGACGACTAGCTAGGGATGTTTGAATGAGCAAGCAAAAGGTGCAGGATGCTACCCTTGATTCGGTCAGCGGCCAGTCGAGCGGTAATACTAAGAGAGCATTTATAGTTACGCCCATAGGGGCGGACAATAGTGCTACGCGACGTGCTGCTGACGGGCTTATTAATGCTGTACTTAGGCCGGCACTAGGCAAGTTGGGGTTCGAAACCTACGTTGCGCATGAGATAGCGAGTCCGGGATCAATCACTCGCCAGGTCGTAGAACATGTTTTATACGACGAATTAGTTGTAGCAAACCTAAGTGAGCTTAATCCAAACGTAATGTACGAGCTTGCCATAAGGCACTGCGTGGGTTTGCCTATAGTTGTGCTTGCCGAAAATGGCACCAGGCTGCCTTTCGATATATCTGACGAAAGGACTGTTTTCTTTCAAAATGATATGACTGGTGTGGTTGATTTGATACCCAGACTTGAGACTGCTATTTCTGCAGCGATGGCGCTAGAGGAGCCAGATAACCCAGTATACCGTGTGACACAGAGTAGAGTCCTCCGAGAATCTACTGAGCCCGACGATGCACAGTCTTTTCTAATAAAGAAACTTGACTACATTGAGTCGTTCATTAGCGAAATAAAGTCTCGGGAAGCTCTTAATGATAGATCAAGGAATAGTGTTCCATATCGAACATGGGTGGAGATCACGGTTGACAAGTCATACTATAAGGCAATTTTGGATTGGGTTAACGCCATGCCTGGTGTTATTAAGGCTGTCTTCGAGGTAGGTGAAGGCACGAGAATTCTTAGGATTGACTCCTTAGAGCGTATTAGTGCGGAGAGTTTGGAGGCCATATCTGTAGCTTTCGGTGCTGATTTAGGTGTGGTGAAAAGATCTCGATACTCATGAGGATAGCCGGAGCCTGTTGACCTCAGTTGGACGATGAGTTAACAAAATGCACTGCGGCGCCAGTCAACATCCCAACCGTTACGATGGCAGTGAAGGCGGACAACAAAGTCCGCCAACGACTCAACAGTCATTGGTTACATTCTGACAGGCTGGCGGCTTCTGGATTTCTCAGTGCTCCTGCATGCGCACAGGCGCCGCCCTCGCCGGGGAGGCGTTATCGTTGAATAGGGGAAGGCGCTGGAGGGAAGCGCCGAGTGATACGCTTCTGCGTTTACCAAACAAGGAGAGTGGTAATGGGATGGAAGAGAAAGCTGGTAGCGTTGAGGCAGAAGTTCACCCGCCGGCAGCGCCTGGTTGTGGGTGGCGCCGCTTTTGTGGTCGCCCAGGTAGGCTCTTTCTCGTACCCGAGCCATTACTGGCTGTACCTGCTGATCTTCGGGATCATCGTCTTCACCAGCGCCTGGTCACCAGAAGTGCACCGGAAAGGCTGACACGCTGGAGGGCAGTGCGAGTCAGGCCCGGCGAACCTTGAAGCCGAACATGCACTCGATGTCGTGGTATTCGCAGCGCTCGTAGGCCTTGTACTTGGCCTGCGACGGCGTGCTGGCGAACACATCGACGATGGTTCGATTGGTGATGTCCCACCAGTCCCAGCCAGCGACCAGCACCTGGTAGCGCTTAAGGGGCAGCTTCTCAACCATCTCGCCGTACTGCATTTCCCAGGTAGGGTGGTAGTTACGGATGCGCTTCTTCGGGTCGCTGTCGAGGATGACTCCGATGTAGTGGCCGCGGTCGGCCATGATGACGCCGGGTGCGCCGTTGGCGATCACCCGGCGGCCTATTTCGGCCGGCACGTCGTAGTTGCGGCGTACGTGGTCGCAGTTGTAGTTGCTCATGGCTTTCTCCATGCGTTCGGCGCCGCCCTCGCCAGGCAGGCGTTATCGTTGAATAGGGGTGATATGCTTCGACGCTTGCCAAAGGGAGAGCGACGATGCATTTCGGTAGGAGGCTTCAGGCGTTCCGACTGTGGTTCAACCCGAAGCGCAGGCGGTGGGCTGGCTTGACGCTGATCGCCATGGCGGTGGCCGCTATGTTTCTCAATCCGGGAAGCCGGTGGGGCTTATTGCTTGGAGCGGGCATCTACTGGTTTGTCACGTCATTGCCGCCATTTATCGGCGGTAGGCGTTGAGGCGCTGGAGGGCAGCGCGGGGTCAGACGGCTTTCGCGTCTTCGAACTTGACGATCAGCCGAGAGGTTTCTGGCTGGCCCTCAACCTTTACTTCGAAGCAGGCCAGCGAGTAGGAGCTGAGACCGGTGATCAGGCCTTGCTTGATGCTGTCACCGATGGCGAACGGAGGTTGGGGGTTGCTCTCTTCAAACCAGGTCTTCACTGCCTTGCGCTCCGCCTCGTCCACCAGGTGGCCAAGTTCGTCGAGGGTGTCGATGTCGTCGCGCTGCATATCCCAACCAGCCCACTTCGCCAGCTCCATGCAGAGATCGAAGCCATCCATGTGGCGACTGTAGTGCTGCGCCACGGTCTCGGCGTCGGCCTCAAGCTTGTCGGCGATGGGCTTGCAGCATTCAAGGATCATTTCCCTGGTGGCAGTTGGACGCGGTGGAATGTGGTTCATGGCTTTCTCCATGCAGGCGCCGCCCTCGCCGGGCAGGCGTTATCGTTGAAGATCGGAAGGCGCTGGTGAAGTCATGCTGTGGATAACCGATGAACCGCAGCATGTTGTATCGGTGAAGTTCGGAGGCTCAGTAGCTTGGGGGACACCAAACACTCCCAGGAGAATCGAGATGAAGCGAATTCAGATTGTCGTCTTGCTTGCGATGCAGCTCTCATGTATCTGGTGCAACTTGGCGCCAACGATCATGCCGGTAATGTGTTCGCGCCGAGGTGCCGTTGCCGACACCCCGACTACAGTTCACTTCGAGTCGAAGCTACCCAGCACCAGCTTGGCCGCGTTGCCTACCTTACTCTCCAGCACCTGCTTGAACTCCTGAGCGATCGCCTCGCGCTGCGCTTCTTCGCCCAGCCAGCGCAGCTTCAGCACCGGTTGCGATCCGCTGGTGATGACGGACACGCGCAAGCGGATGACTTGCTCGCTCAGGCCTTCGAACGGGATGACTTTAAAGTCGAGCCAGGCTGGCAGGGTTTCCTTGCTGCTGGCCTCGATCGAGTCCATGGCGCTGCGGCTGGCGCGTGTCTCGCTGACGGCGTGATCGCTCTCGGACGACGCTTTGACGGTGATGGTGCGTACGGCGGCGATGGCCTTGGCGATCGACATTCCGGCGCCGTTTTCGTCAGTGGCGGTCAGGTGCTGGTGCCAGTCTTCGATCCAGTCGCTCATGGCCTTCTGCGCAAGGGCCTGGCCACACACAGCCTGGACAGCCGCGAATGCAGCGGAAGCCTTCAGGCGCAGCACAGCACGGTCATCAGCGTGGCCAGGATGGTTTGGCGTGCCCAGGTTGAACAGCACCACACAGCTCATGACGTCCTGATCGATGAAGCCGCGGGCGTCTGGCGCTGCGCGCTCGACCACATAGGCGCCGAAGTCGGCCAGTGAGTGCGTGGAGTAGGTGCCCCGGAAACGATTACGGCCTTCTTGGTATCGCTCCAGATCAACCACGTTGAAATGCTGCGGTACTACAACAACCGGACCCAGGGCGGGCAGGTCGCGCCCGGCGGCGGCAATCGTCGTTTCTTGGATGAGCTCGAGCGCTTCTTTGGTGAGGGACATGCGGTGGTTCCTTGTGCGGATGGAATGGTGTTACTTGCGGGGATGGACCGGCGCTTCGTCGCGGGTGAAGAGCTGGTCGTGCTTTTCGGGGAACAGCGAGATGTTGCCGCCGGTGCCTACGTACATCGGGGTGTCGAGGCAGGTATTTTCGCTGCGGTCCCCGCGCTTGGTCGGCACCTTGTAGGCGAGCTTGTGCTTGATCTTCACTTGGTGGGAATCGCCGATCTGGGTGAAGTCCAGGGTGATGGTGATCCTGCCGGCCTTGCCGTGATCGACCACGCCGGCGGCTACTTCCGAGAGGGCGTGGCCGATCTGGCTGGCGAAGGCGCCGCCGTTGAGCTCTTGCAGGAACTCGGTTGTGTCGGTGGGCTTGGACATTGCTGCGTCTCCTGATGGACGATGCCGCTGGGCGGCAAGTTGATGTGCTGCTGGCGCCGGCCGTGCCGGGCGCGGTTGTGGATTCGTTTCACGCTGCCTTCTGCTGATTCCAGGCGCCGACCATCGCAAAGATCTTGGCGGCCTCTGCTTCGTCGAGCGTTGTGTCGGTAGGGATGGCGATCCAGCCGGATGCCACTAGGTGATTCGGGTTGGCCGTGGACCGCAGGTCGGTGTAAGTCGCCTCGATCACGTCGGTCAGGTGCTCGGCGCGATAGCTGCCCTGCGGTACTACCTCGATCGACTTGTGGTACCGCTCGCCGAACTCATTCCGGCAAAGAACGCTGAGGTAGATGGTCCAGCTATGGGGGATATCGCACACCGCGTCGACGATCTGGCGAATGCAGATCTGCTTGAGGTTGCTGCGGTTGATGAGCACCTGCTGCCCGCTGGGATCGATGTTCACCACCGCTGCATGATTGGCCGAGACCAGCGCCCGGCTGGTTCGCTCCAGGCGTGCCCGCATGTTATGCGGCTTGCGCTTGCTCATTGCGTCAGGCACTTGGTGGCGGCCCCAGCTTCCATGGCCGAGGCGAAGACCATCGCGGCTCGGTAGCTGAACGCGAAGCCTTGCACTGCATCAGTGGTCAGGTCGACCACATCCCAGGCCTGGCCGTGGCCGAACACCTGGTAGCGAGGCGCGCCGATCTTGGCGCGGGTCTCGGCCCGCAGCGTACGACTGCGCTCGAGCAGGGCTTCGAGCACGGCCAGCTTCTCCCGGAAAGCAGGATGCATGATGGTTTGCATGGGTGATCCTCGAAGGGTCAGGCGTGGTGCTCGAAGGCCTCGGCCTTGCGAACGATTCGAAGTTGAGCAGTGCGGCGTTCAGGCACGCGCCGGTCGCGGCGCATCGGGTCGCCATCGTTGAGCGCGGCCTGCGCGGTGAGCAGGCAGATGAAGAACACGCAGAGCGGGCTGATGATCTGGCGGCTCATGGCCTTGGTGACGGCCTCGATGCGGCGCCCGACTTCGAGCTTGTAGAGCACCGTCTCGATACGGTTTGCCGCAGTGCCTGGGCTGATGCCCATGCGCCGGGCGATTTCTTTGGTGGTGAGGCCCTGGGCGACCCACAGCAGGGCCTCCAGTTCGCGTGGCGCCAGCAGCTTGCCGAGCTGGCCTGTCCATGTACCGCAGGTGATCTTTTCCATGAAGTATCTCGGGGGACCGCATTGGTCAGGCGCCAGGCGCGGGTGACCAGACCCACCGTGAAAGGTGGCCTGGCGCCTGCCAATGCAGTCTGGAGTTAGTGGGGAGGGTGATGCAGAGGGCCGCATCGGTGGAGCAACTGGCTTCATAGCTCGACCGGCTTCGCCATGGGCATGAGCGGCCGGGTGGTCCTCGACCAGTTGGTCCACCGATGCGGCCTGCGATGGGTGAGCAGGGCATCGGGCAGTTAACGACAGGCTGTCGTGGCGCTGGTTGTTCAAATAATCGCGGTCAGGGTCTTTGAGCCATCGGCGTTCAAAGTGGTGAGGTGCACCACTGGAGCGCTGTGCGAGCGATGTCCTTGGCGAATGATTTGATTTGCCCGGGTGAACCGCTCGTTGAACTTGCCTTCACCGTCGGGCAGATGAGTAGTGCAGGTGAGCGACGAGCAGTCCTCGCCGTTCGGGCCTTCGCCGTCGTGAGCGATATCGAAGCTGGCTTGCATTGCTATGCCCTTTTCCCTGCAGATGGTGATGACCTGCTGCATCAGCGGGCTGATCTGCTCGTCGTAAATCTCTTCTTTGTTCACGGTGTCGTCTCCAGTGGATTCCCTCTGATGCGCCCCGCTTGAGGCGCACCAAGTAATCGTCTGTCAGGCAGCTCTAGCAAGTTGAGCCTGCGCCAGCAGCTCGGTGACAGCTTCGGCCGGCGTGCAGCCATCGGCGTAGAAATCATGCAGGTCGCTTTCTTCCTGCGAGCCTAGTGCGACCTGGTGGCCGAGCAGTCGGGATGCTTTGTCGATCCAGCGATAGTAGGTGCGCTCTTCAGCGTCCGCGCGGCATTCATCAGCCGCCATGATTGCCATGTTGAACATCGCGTTGCCCTCCGGGCGGTTGATTTCCTGTCTGGCCCTGTCTCCAAGGCCAACCAGTGAAATCGGGTCAGGCTGCGGTCTCGGCCTGGGCCTTGATCCGTTCGTGAATCTCGCTGCGGTGCACAGGCACGTCGCCCGGCGCCTCGACGCCGATCCGCACCTGGCCGCACTTCGTCTGCAGCACCGTCACGCGGATGTTGTCGTTGATCACGATGGTTTCGCCTGCCTTGCGGGTCAGAATGAGCATGGTCCTACTCCTTGGTTGGTTTCCCGTCTGGCCTTCGGTGGGAAGGCCAACCGGTGAAATCAATCGAAGCCAGGCTTGGCGCCCAGGCGCACATCACGCTCACGCATCATTGCCTCGGCGTAGTCGAACGATTGCTTGGCGATCTCGTCCGGCGGGTTGCAGCCGGTACCGGAAAGCAGGCCGATCATTGCCGCGATGGCGATCGCTTCGGTGTCGTCGTATTCGTTTCGGGTCATTGTGGTGCTCCGTGGTTGGTTTCCTGTCTGGCCCGCGTGAGCAGGCCAGCCAGTGAAACCGATTGCTCGCTTCGCCACCGATGGCTCCGCTTGTCCTGTCATTGGCCTTGAGCTTCCCTGGTCACTGCGCGTCGATCGGCCTCGGCACGGTGGTCATGGGGTCAGATGTTCGCTACACGACTGCCAGCTGCAGCTCGGCGGCCTACTGGGTAGGGCAGCTCGTCGTGGGTTGCCGGTCCGGGTTCCGGCTGGGCTTGCTACTTCATCGGTTGTTTCCTCCTGTGGGTGTTTGTTCTCAACCACGCATGGGGCGAGTCGTCTCTCACCGGCGCCGCACATTTCGTGTTCGATGCATTGCCAGTTTTGCGCGGTATCGCGTGCTTGCATGGGCAGGCACGGCAGCTGTCCAGAGGCTGCGTGGTCGACGACTTAGCTTGTCCCGACCCAGGTGATGGCCTGGGTGCGTCGAGGTGGTCACGTCTGGTTGTGTAAAGAGCGGTACCGGGGCGATAACCCAAGTTATGCTCAAAATAATAACCAAAGTTTTTAGGCTGTCAATAACCTTTGTTATGAATATGGGCAAAAAAATGCCCGCGCTTGGCGGGCCTATCTCAGCTATCTATGTATTCGCCCCATCCAATTCGCACAGTGCCGTCTTCGACCTCAATCACTCTGACGCCTACGGTGCCCGCCATATCATCAATGATGTGTCGCCATTGGACTGGGTCTTCATCGGGCAGCCGGGAGACAGTTAGTGCGCGAGTCTTCTGGGCGTTGGGTTCGTTGACTAGGCGTTGTATGCGATAGCCGATCTGCTCGTAACTGCGCAGGCGACCTTGCCCGGATTCAGCGGAATCTGACATCGTAAATCCTCCTTATTACTGTATGTGTGTACAGTATTCAGGTGCTAGGATTTTCGCAACTCCCTTGTAGGAAAGTCACTGCTGCTGAGGGGCTAGGCGCTACCTTTTGAGAGTCATATGCAAAAGAAAGCCCGCGCTAGGCGGGCATGGATCGTGGCCTGCTGGGGTCACAGCTTCATCAGCGCCCTGACCACAACACCGACAATTCTGCAGTCGCCCGCGCATACCTCCACGGGGTAGGCAGGATTCAGCGGTTTTAAGAATCTACGCCCCCCGTCCTCTACCAGCTTCTTGAAAGTCGCCTCATTGCTGTCTGCAAGCTTCGCGATAACGAGCTTCCCGTGCTGAACGTCGGCCTCGGTGTCAACGAGGATCAGCGTGCCCTCGGCAATGCTCTGCCCGCTAGCAGAAGTCATCGAATCGCCTTTGACCTCGAGCCAGAACGCAGGCCCCTTGGAGTCGTACTCGGACATCTCATATCGGTCTGAGAACCCCGGAGGGAAAGGCTCCACTGCCTCTGCCCAAGCTCCGGCAGCTACCCAGCTGATAACGGGGTAGCGGAATGACATATCAGGCTGGCGAGACGCCGAGACATTGGCGGGCTGCCTGTTATCGGTTTTGCCGGATGCAAGCCATTCGGCAGTCACGCCCAGTGCACTCGCGATCTCGTACAGCTTCTTGGAGGACGAATTTCGACCGCTCTCCAGATGCTGAATGGTCACCTGGCTAACGCGGGCCCGGTCTGCGAGCTGTTGCTGGCTGAGTCCCAGTTCAATCCGCTTGGAAAGGACTCGGTCCTTCAGTGCTTCCGTGGTTTTCGTCATGTGCTGAAGGGTAAAACACGCGTTATCGCCCTTCAAATAACATGTGTTTGACTCGCCTATAACTTGAGTTATCATTCCTGGCACGATCCATTGAGGCACGCAGACATGCCGAATACTGAAAGACCTATCGACGAGGTGGTGCGCTTAGCCGGAGGCCAGGCCGAGCTCGCGAGGCGTTGCAATACGAGTCAGCCTCGAATCTGGCAATGCGTCCATCGCAACCAGAAGGTTCCCGCAGACCTTGTGATCCCGCTGGAAAAGGCCGTCGAGGGTCAAGTCACCCGACATCAATTGAGGCCGGACCTCTACCCACCCGAGGAGAAGGCTGCGTCTTGACGCCCATTCTCGGGCATTGAAACCACTGCCGCCAGATGCCTAACACAACTGGCATTCCATCCAGTGCCCAAATCGCAGACGAAAAAAAACCGCCTGGCCGGGCGGTCTCTTCAACAACTTTCGAGGTCGATTATGCCCAGAGCAATCGATGCACGCAACACCCAGCCCGGCGCGGTTGGTTTTCCCTCGCATGCCGTCGACCAGGTGATGTCTTCGCGCGAGATCGCGCAGCTCACTGGCAGCACGCACGATAACGTCCTGAAGACGGTGCGCCAACTGGTCAAGAGAGGTGTCGTTTCATCAAACGAGACCCCTTACATCCATCAGCAGAACGGCCAGCAATACAGCGAGTTCCTGCTCACCTACCGGGACACCCTGGTGGTGGTGTCGGGCTACAGCGTCGAGCTGCGCGCCAAGATCATCGATCGCTGGCAGGACCTGGAAGCGCGGGTGGTTGGGCAGGTGCAGATCCCGACGAACTTTGCCGAGGCTCTGCGCCTGGCTGCCGACAAGGCCGAGGAAAATCAGCGCTTGCAGGATGCTTTGGCCCGGCAGGCCCCAAAGGTCGCGGCCATCAACCGATTGGCCGGCGCCGGCGGAGCGATTTGTATCACCGACGCGGCCAAGCAGCTGCAACTGCCACCGGCGAAGCTGTTCGCCTGGTTAGAGCAGAACCGATGGATCTACCGCCGGCACGGCTCGAAGCGCTGGATTGCCTTCCAGCCGCGAATCACCGCAGGCCTGCTCGGGCACAAGGTGACCTCATTGGACCCAGACCGCGAGTCAGGCAGCGACCGCGCGGCGTTCAGCGTGCTGGTGACTACCAAAGGCCTTACCTACTTGGCCGAGAAGCACATCGGGGGCCAAGGCCCACTGGAGCGCACCTGACATGCAATTCACCCTGACCATCAACCAGGTCAAGGCCTTGGAGTGGGGGCTCAACTCACAACAGGCGCTGCTGTTCGCGTTCGTCTACGGCTGCCCGAGCTGGGCCAAAGCGACCACAACAGAAAATGGCGTCTTCTTCGTGCTGAGCAAGGCCAAGATCATCGAGGAACTGCCGCTGCTGACCGACAAGCCGGATACGGCTTATCGCATGTTGAAAGCGCTGCAGGACGTGGGCCTGATCGAGCTGTCGAGTACGTCCAATGTCACGCTTTTCCGCCTTACCGACAAGGCCGCGCAGTGGAACAAGAAAGAGGACGGGTCGGAAAAATATCCGACCCTAAAAGCGGGTAAGGATGGTCGGAAAAAAATCCGATCTACCTCGGAAAAAAATCCGAGCATGGTCGGAGAAAAATCCGATCTAGGGTCGGAAAAATCTCCGACAAATCAAGATACCAGTAATCAAGATACCAATCAGGACACCAGTCACAGTTCGCAGGACGCCCCGGCTGCGCCGTCGCAACCCGCTGTGCTGGCGCTGGTTCAGGCCGGTGGACCGCGGTGTGAAATTCCCGAAGACATGCCCGGCCCCAAAGACCCTGAGTGCAAAACGTTCAAGGCCTGGGCGAACTACGCGATGGCCTATCGGAATCGCTACAAGACCTGGCCCGTTTGGAACGCCAAGGCTGGCGGTCTGCTGGGGCAGCTTGTCGATCGTCTCGGCGCCGACAGCGCTCACCACGTCGCGGCCTACTTCCTGAGGATCAACGACGCCAGGATCATCAACGGCTGCCACAACCTCGGGGACCTGCTGGCCAAGTGCGAGGCGTATCACACCCAGTGGGCGACCAATCGCCAAATGAACGCCACCACGGCGCGCCAGCAGGAGCAAACCCAAGCGAACATCAACGCCGCGCATGAGGCTGCTGACTCCATTCGAAACGGTCAGGAGGGCAAGCGCAATGCTTTCCTGTGAGCAGATTGCCGAGCTGGCCACCGCCGTGTGCGCGACTGCGGAGGCGATGGGCCAAACCATCAGCGCCGCAGGTGCAAAGCTGATTGCCGAGGATCTGTCGGCTCATGAGCCGGCCGTGATCATCGGCGCGCTGCGTGCCTGCCGCCGCGAGCCTGCCGGGCGCCTGTCGCTGGGGATGGTGCTCAAGCACATTCACGCTGCCGATGGACGCCCAGGCAAGGACGAGGCCTGGTCGATCGCCCTGGCCGCCAGCGATGAGCATGAGACGGTCGTGCTCACTACAGAGATACGCCAAGCCATGATTGCCTCGACGCCCATCCTGGAGGCGAACGACAAGGTCGGTGCGCGCATGGCGTTCATGAGCGCCTACGAGCGGCTGGTCAGCTTCGCACGAGCCGAGGATCGGCCAGCGGCGTGGGAAGTGTCCCTGGGCTTTGATGCTGCACGCCGCGTTACCGCCATTGAGTCGGCCGTTCGCGCACAGCTGATCAGCCATGAGCGTGGCACCAAGTACCTGGCCGACCTTCGAATTACGCCCGTTACCGAAGACGGCCAGGCCATCGCCGGGCTGCTCACCGGGACAAAGCGAACCCACGTCAGCGCCCATGTCCGCGAAAAGTTAGACGAGGTTCGCGCAAGCTTGGTCGCTTCGAATTTGCGCAAAGAGCGCCAGCGCGCGAAAGAGCTGCAGCGCAAGCGTGTCGACACCTACCTGCGCAAGCGCCGTGCCCGCGCCGCCATTGCTCAACTGAGGATGATGCCTTGAGACAGTCGAAACTGACCAAAGCCGCACGGGGCCGTGAATGCCAGGTAAGGATTCCGGGCGTGTGCAACGGCAATCCAGAGACCACCGTGCTGGCGCATTACCGCATGGCCGGCACCTGCGGCGTGGGCAACAAGCCGAACGACCTGCAGGGCGCCTGGGCGTGCAGCGCTTGTCACGATGCCTGCGATGGGCGCAGCAAGACACTTGATCGGGCCACCGCTCGGCAGTACCACGCCGAGGGCGTGATGCGCACCCAGGCCCAGCTGATCAGTGAGGGGGCGCTGCGCCCATGACCACGCTCACAATTCGCCCCTTCAAGCCGCGCCAGCCTCGCGCCAAGCCCGTGGATCGTGAAGGCCAAGAGCAGGCCGCGCTGATGCGCGAGATCGAGCTGCGCTACCCCGATGTGTTCGAGCTGATGTATCACGTGCCAAATGGCGGCCACCGAGTAAAGGCCGTTGCTGCGAAGCTCAAGGCCCAGGGGGTGAAGGCAGGTATTCCTGATCTGGTACTACCCATGGCTCGCGGTGGCTTCTTCGGGCTGTACGTCGAATTCAAGGCGACCGTCGAGCCTGCACCTGTCTCGTCCAGCCAGCGCGCCTGCCTCAAGCGGCTGAACGAGCAGGGCTATCTGGCCATTGTGTGCCGCGGGCACTTCGACGCCATGGAGCAGCTGCGGGCCTACCTGCTGCTTCCCGCCACGGTGGCCGCATGAGCGCGACCCGCGAAGTCAGGTTCACCGAGGCCGAGGTGCGCCGTCAGTCGGCCGACCGTTCCGTGCGTGACCTACGCGACCCGCGCCACCCCGGCCTGTACCTGCGCTTCTGGTCCGATCGAGGCCGCGCCACCTGGCACTTGGTGCGGGGCAAGCGCTGGGTTCCGGTCGCCCGCTGGCCGGAGCTCGGCGTGTCGGCGGTGCTGGCCGAGCTGCCCGCGATCCGCCAGCGGCTGATGCGCGACCCGGCGACGGCGCCGATCGCCTCGGGCATGGCCACCGTGGGCCAGCTGCTGGAGTGGTACGGCGACCGCATGGCGCGCGACCGATCGCTGTCGGCCAAGCGCAAGGCCGGCGCCCGGTCGGCGATCACCCAGCACCTGCTGCCGTGCCTGCGTGACCTGCCGCTGGCCGAGGTCAGCGCCGACGCGCTCGACAAGCACCTGATGTGGCCGTGCCAGGCGAAGGTGTCGGTGTCCTACCTGCGCCAGATGTTCGCGCTGCTGCTGACCGCCATGCGCCAGGCGCTCAAGCTGGGGCTGATCGACAGCAACCCCATGGCCGGCATGCGCTTCAGTGACTTCACCAAGGCCAAGATCCTGCCCAAGGCAGCGCGCCTGCGCGGCGTGCAACTGGCCGACCTGGTGCAGCAGCTGGCCCAGGCCTTCGAGGCCGCCCCGGGCGACGTCACGCTGGCGGTGATGATGCTGGCCCACGGCACGCGCATCGGTGAGACACGCATGGCGCGCTGGGACGACATCTCGCTAGCCGCCGCCGAGTGGTTCATCCCCGCAGCCAACACAAAGACCCGCACCGAGCACCGCTTGCCGCTGACCGAGCAGATCAAGGCGTTGCTGATCCGCTACCGGGCCGGCCAGCAGGCCGAGGGCTACCAAGGCGTGTACCTGTTCCCCAACCGCCGCGGCCTGTGCTTGAGCGAGAGCCAGGCCAGCATGGTGTTCACGCGACTGGGGCAGGGCGCCTGGACCAGCCACGACCTGCGCAAGGTGTCACGCACCACCTGGACCGACCTCGGCATCGACGGGCACATCGGCGAGATGCTGTTGAACCACACGCTGGGCAAGATCGCCAGCACCTACATCCACACCCAGGCCATGGAGCAGCGCCGCGCAGCGCTGGAGAAGTGGCACGGCTGGTTAGACGGGATCGGCTTTTCGGCGATTCACGGCCTTACAGAGACCTTATCCGAGATTTCGCAGAATCCGGCGCAGCCAGCGGAATACGTGGGCTGCGATGGCCTTAGCGAATTTGTAATTAGCGAGGATTCGAAATGAATATTTCCGAGCACGGGGCCGTCGCCTTTCTCTATGGACTGGAGGGTCGGATCACCGGCCAGTTGATCATTGATGAGTGGTTCGGCGTAGACCTCGGCGAGGAAGGTACCGTGGAACCGCGGAAAGGGGGCTTGTTTGGCCTGCGGCCTTTCGACAAGCCGATTGTGGCTGGCAGGGCAGTCGTGCCGCGCAGCCGAGCGGCCAAGCCTTGGCTTCGAGCCAAAAAGGGGCGTGTCCGCCAATGAGAAAAACCTACGGCCCGGCTCTGCACAAACAACAGATCGTCCTGGCGCGCTGCCCGGATTGTCGGGGCAGAGCAGTAGTGAAGGGGGTCTTCTACGAACTGCCTTGCGGCCAGTGCAACGCCTCCGGCTGGGTATCAGCGCTCACCGGCGAGCCGCTGCCGCTGGAAGAACTTGTGACGCAGTTGGGGCTGCGGGTGCGTGAGCTGGAGCAGCAGGCCGGGCGCCAGCGCCCGAGCACGACCGGCGGCCCGGAATCTCAGTATCAAACGAATAACCGCCGCGGCGCCGGCGGCACCAATTACACCGGGGATTGAGGGGAGAGGGCATGAGCCATCTGCAAAGAAGTGCTGAAGAACTGCTGGAAAACTGGGGGCGCTGGGCGCTTATGGGTTCCGGCGTGGCTGGCTGTGCATCGAGAGAGAACACTGCTCTAGATGCGAGCATCACCGATGATGAGGCGCTGGTTATCGACCGTCTCATGGGCCGCCTCTGCCTGCGCTACGCCGAGTGCGGCGCAGTGTTGAGGACGTATTACATGGCGCGTGATCTATCGCTCAAGGATGCTGGCAAGAAGCTTGGCTTCAAGGAAGAGAAAACCCGGCAGTTGTGGAAGGCTGGCGTGGCCTGGGTAGATGGGGCTCTGGAAACGAGACGCCAAGCAGCTTGACTTCCCCGGTCCCGTAACGTATCTTCCGTGCTACTTTGCGGTAGGTGCGCTAGAGCAAACACCTGACCGACTCTTTCATCAAGCCTCGGCAATCGCCGGGGCTTTTTCGTTTTTGTCCGCATGCATTCATGCAGCTTGGACCGTGACAGCCAACCGTTTACCAAGCGCTGCCAAAGCCGCTTCAATCTGCTCCATCTTCGATGTGTGCATGAAATCTACCAGTCGATCGCCTTGTGACTGGTGAACGCCAAGCAACCGGCGCAGGTCGGCCTTACGCATGCCACGTTCCATCATCGTGTTCCAAAGCAAGATCTTCGCCACGGTCACGGCTGGCAGGTAAATGACCTGCTCCCCTGGAAGTGGCTCGCTGGATTCTGGAATAGGTCTGCGCTGATCAACATAGATCGAGAGTGTCACTTCGATGGCGTCGACGGCCTCGCTTATCGCGTGCTCCCGGTCATCGCCGTAGCTGTTCAGCTCTGGAAGGTCGCGGCAGAACACCGCCAGGCCCGGCGTGGAGTCTTGCTCGAAGCGGATTGCGTAGTTGTACATGGTCACTCCTCGGAGGTGATCGTCCAGCATTCAGATAGGGTGAAGGGGCTCTCAGAGCCCCAGTTGTTTAATGATCGCTTTGCGGGTCGGTTCGGGCATTTCCTTTGATCCGTGGTCCGCAAACGTTGTCCTGTTGCCGTTCGGGGCGGTGACTTTGAAGTGGCTTCCTTTGCCTGCTTCGAAGGTCACCCCTTGGGCCTTCAACCATCGTCTGAACTCGCTGAACTTCATCACCTCGCCTCGTTGTTTGGATGATTCTATTATACAACACTTCTGGTTTAATACAACATTAAAGTTATATTTCTTGCTGCCGGGGAGTCGAGCGCATGGATTTCTTTCACCGCCTGCTCGAAAAGTGGGACTTGGGCATCGCAGGCTTGCTCGGCGCCCTTGTAGCCACACGCTGGCACAAAGACGACTTGCTGGACCGAAAGGCCTGGTTTCTGTTCCTGCTTACCGGGATGGCCTGCGCGCACTACCTGACGGGCATGGTCAGCGCCTACTTCGGGATCGTCGAGCCGCGCAGTGTTGCCGGCGTCGGGTTCCTGCTCGGCACGTTCGGCGGCTCGCTGATCGCCGCCGTGACGCGCGCCATCAAGGCCGCTGATCTCTGGTCTGTCATCAGGTCCAAGTTCGGAGGGCCTTCCCAATGATCCTTGAATATGTGAATGCGTTGGCTGCGGGCGTTATCGCGCTGTGGGCTTCCTGGGCGGTGCTGAGCGGCAAGGTACGCGACGGTGTGATCGGCAAGATTCTCTATGCGGTCATCGCCCTGAGCGGCTACGCCATACTGGCCCGCTCGGACCGCATGTTCTTCACGCCCAACACAGCCGGCGTCACGATGCACGTTGCCCTGGCCCTGGCCGGTCTCCGTCACATGTTCATGCTGACCTATTGGCCGCGAGTGAAGCGCTGGATCTGCCGGCGCCTGGACTGCGACCTGTGCAAGCGGGTTGATCAGCAAAAGCCGGGGAGCTGACTGATGCCGCAAAGACCCCAAAGACCTTGCAACGCCCAAGGCTGCCGTGCCCTTCACCGTAACGCGCATGGCTACTGCGACACGCACGCGGGAATCGCCGAAGAAAAGACCAAGGCTTGGGCGAGTCGGAAAGGATCGGGGCGAGGCGGCAGGCCGTGGAGGCGCAAGCGAGAGTACATCCTGAAGCGCGACGGATACCTGTGTCGCTGCGATGAGTGCGTGCGGCTTGGCAGAGTGCGGGAGGCGGATGAGGTTGACCACATCCTGGCTGTTGCGAAGGGCGGTTCTGACGCGGATGACAACCTGAGGGCGATCAATAGCGACTGTCACCGCAGGAAATCCCATGCAGAGCGAAAAATGGTCAAAAACTCACCAGAAATCTCATTAAATGAGAATTATTACCAATAATGCAGGGGGGAGGGTCAAAAGTTCAGACCTTTTCGGCCGGACACCGTCCGCCCAGTCGTTTTTTTACACCCGCGAAATATAAAGTTTAGTGGAGGCGCCGATGCCAGGGGTTGCCGGGCGCTCCGGCCGTCGCCCAAAACCCACGGCCCAGAAGGCGCTGGCCGGCAATCCCGGCAAGCGGAAGCTGAACAAGGACGAGCCTGATTTCGCCCTTGTGACCAACGTCGATCCCCCCGAATGGCTGTGTGAGCACGCTACCAGGGTGTGGCAGATGCTGGTGCCCGAGCTGCTGAAGGCGAAGGTGCTGGCGCTCACTGACCTGCACAACGTCGAGGCCTTTTGCACAGCCTATGGCAACTGGCGCATGGCCCAGGAGTCGGTGCGCAATCACGGCATCGTCGTTGCCGGCGCCACGGGCGGACCGGTGAAGAATCCGGCGCTCACCGCGGCGAATGAAGCGATGCGCCAGATGGTCACCTTCGGCTCGATGCTGGGCCTGGACCCGGCCAGCCGCACGCGGATCATCGGCGGCAACAAGCAGAAAACCACCAACGAGTTCGCAGCCCTACTGAGTATCTGATGGCCAGAGCCAAGTACACCAACGTCGACAAGGCGATGACGTGGGCAAGGTCCGTTCTCAAGGGCAAGTTTCCAGCGTGCCGCTACATTCATCAGGCCATCGAGCGGCACTTCGAAGACGTCGCGGCGAGCCGCGCGAAGAACTACCCCTACAAGTTCGACCCGGCCAAGGCCGAGAAGAAGTTGCGGCTAATACAGCTGCTGCCGCACACCAAGGGCGAGTGGGCGTTCAAGCGGCAGCTGATCACCCTTGAGCCTTGGCAGTTGTTCGGCCTGGCCTGCACGTTCGGTTGGGTGCGCAAGAAAGGCGGGTACCGCCGCTTCCGCGAAAGCTACTGGGAAGTGCCGCGCAAGAACGGCAAGTCGGTGATCGCCGCCGGCGTCGGCATCAGTATGTTCACCGCCGACAACGAGTTCGGCGCCGAGGTGTACTCAGGCGCCACCACGGAGAAACAAGCGTGGGAGGTATTCCGGCCGGCCCGGCTGATGGTCAGCCGCTCGCCGATGCTGATCGAGGCGGCCGGTATCGAGGTCAACGCCTCAAACCTGAACATTCCGTCCAACGGCAGCCGCTTCGAACCATTGATCGGCAACCCTGGCGACGGTGCTTCACCGTCCTGCGCCATCATCGACGAATTCCACGAACACGATACCGCCGCCCAGTACGACACCATGCTCACCGGCATGGGCGCCCGTCGACAGCCGCTGATGTTCATCATCACTACGGCCGGTCCAAACATCGCGGGGCCGTGTTATGACAAGCGCCGCCAGGTCATTGAGATGCTGAACAGAACTGTCCCTGACGACGAGTTGTTCGGCTACATCTGGACCCTGGATGAGGGTGACGACTGGACCGACCCGAAAAATCTGGCCAAGGCCAACCCCTGCATAGGGGTGTCGGTATTCCAAGAGTATCTGGAGAGCATGCTGGCCAAGGCGCTCCGGTCAGCGCGATTTACAAACACCTTCAAGACTAAGCACCTGAACCTTTGGGTGAGCGCGAAAACCGGCTTCTTCAACATGGAGAGCTGGAAGGCCTGCGAGGACAAGTCGCTCACGCTCGAGCAGTTCGAGGGCCAGGAGTGGGTTGCAGGCTTCGACCTGGCGCGCAAGCTGGACATGAACTCGCGGGCGCGTCTGTTCTGGCGGGAGATCGACGGAAAGATTCACTACTACAGCGTGGCCCCGGCCTTCTGGGTACCGGAAGACACGGCCAACGACGTGGACAACAAACGCATGACCGAGCGCTTCCAGGCCTGGGTCAACACCGGCCACCTCACGGCCACGCCCGGCGCCGAAGTGGATTACCGGGAAATCCTCGAAGACACCAAGGAAGCCAATAAGCTGGCGCCGATCAGGGAAAGCCCGATCGACCCGCACGGCGCCACTGGCCTCAGCCACGACCTGGACGACGAAGGCTTCAACCCGATCACCATCACCCAGAACTACACGAACATGTCCGACGGCATGAAGGAACTAGAGGCGGCGATCGAGGCGGGGCGCTTCCACCATGACGGCAACCCGATCATGACCTGGTGCATCGGCAACGTGATCGGCAAAAACCTGCCTGGCAATGACGATGTGGTGCGCCCTATCAAGCAGGGCGAAGACAACAAGATCGACGGCGCCGTGGCGCTGATCATGGCCACAGGCCGAGTCATGGCGCAGGCCCAGTCGGGTAACAGCGTCGATAACTTCATGGATGCCATTCGGAACCCAATCTACTGATGAACGCCGCGACGATCCTCTACCTGGTCACCGCGCTGCTGGGCTTCGCCCTGATGGTGGCGGGTGTATTCACTCTGGCCGGTACCGGCTGGGCTCTCATCACTGCCGCATGCAGCCTCTTTTGCATTGCGGCCTTTGTTCGTCAGGGGCTGATCAGTGGCTAACTCACTCACGCGGGCGCTGGGCGCTGCAGCCAGCCGACCCAAGGCGAGTATCAGCGACTGGGTGGGCAAGAAAATCCGCTTGAGCGACGGCGGCTTCTGGAGCAGCTTCATCGGCACGCAGTCCAGCAGCGGCAAGGCCGTAACCGTCGACAAGGCCATGCGCCTTTCTGCGGTATGGGCATGCGTGCGCATCATCTCGACTTCGGTTGCTGGCCTGCCGTTGAACATCTATCGCCGCCTGCCTGATGGCGGGCGCGAAAACGCTCGGGATTTCCGCCTGTACGACGTGCTCCACAGCAGTCCGAACGAAGACATGGCGGCATTTCAGTTCTGGCAGTCAGTGGTGGCCTCGATGCTGTTATGGGGCAACGCGTTTTGCGAGATTCACCGGAACGGGGGAAGGGTGGTCGCCCTTGATTTCCTGCTGCCCTCTCGGGTGGATGTGGAAACCGATGACGATGGTCGCCTGATTTACTATTTCAAGCCCCGCAAGGGTGCCCGACGCCAGATCGAGCGGGCAGACATGTTGCACATTCCGGCGTTCACGCTGGACGGTCGGATGGGTATGTCCGCCATTCGCTACGGTGCCGATGTGTTCGGCGCGGCGATGTCGGCGGATGACGCGGCAAACAGCACGTTCAAGAACGGCATGATGCCCACGGTGGGCTTTTCGGTCGACCGCACCTTGACGCCCGCCCAGCGGGAAGACTTTCGCGAGTACGTAAAGACCATCAGTGGCGCACTCAACGCCGGCAAGAGTCCCGTTTTTGAGCAGGGAGTGAAACCCGAGCAGTTGGGTATCAAGCCTGCCGACGCTCAACTGCTGGAGTCCCGCGGACACAGCGTCGAGGAAATCTGCCGCTGGTTTGGTGTACCGCCCTGGATGGTGATGAAGACCGACAAGGGCAGTAACTGGGGCACGGGTCTGGAGCAGCAGCAGATCGCGTTCCTGACCTACTGCATCATGTCCTACACCGCGCCGATCGAGCAGTGCATCAACAAGTTCTGCCTGACGGCAACCGATCGCATCAGCTACTACGCCGAGTACTCCCTGGAAGCGTTCCTGCGCGCCGACAGCGCCGGCCGCGCCGCCTACCTCAGCACCATGGGCCAGAACGGCTACATGACTCGCAACGAAGGGCGCCGCAAGGAAAACCTGCCAAGCATGCCAGGCGGTGACGTGCTGACGGTGCAGTCGAACCTGGTACCGCTGGACCAGCTCGGCAAGCAGGACACCCAGGAAACCGCCCGCAACGCTTTGAAGAACTGGCTCGGCGAGTCAGGCAACGCCTCTCAGGAGTAACCCATGAAGCACAAGATTCAATCTCGCGGCTTGCGCAGCGAGGTGAGCCCGCGCGCGCTCGACAAATGGAATCCGGCTATTCAGGCCGCCGTCGAAAGCACCGCCGAGACCATCACCGTGTATGGCGTGATCGGTGAGGACTGGTACGGGGAAGGCGTTACCCTCAAACGCATCGACGCCGCGCTGCGGGCTATCGGCGAGCGTGATGTGACCGTATACATCAACTCGCCCGGCGGTGACATGTTCGAGGGTATCGCTATCTACAACCGCCTGCTCGAGCACAGCCACAAGGTCACCACCAAGGTGCTGGGGATGGCGGCCAGCGCCGCGTCGATCATCTACCTGGCTGGCGCCGAGCGTCAGGTCGCCAGTAGCGCCTTCCTGATGATCCACAACTGCTGGACCTTCCTCGCCGGCAACCGCCACTACCTGCGCGACGTAGCCGATGACATGGAAGAGTTCGATGCCGCCATGGCCGACCTCTACGCCGAGACTAGCGGCCAGACGCCTGACAGCATGGCGGAGCTGATGGATGACGAGACGTTCATCCGCGGCAAGCGTGCCGTGGAGCTCGGTCTGGCCACCAGCATCCTGGCCGCAGGCGAAGTCACTGAGCGCGAAACCGAAGAGACTGCCCAGGCCAATGCCCTGAAAGCCATGGACACGGCATTGGCCAAAGCCGGCATGCCCCGGTCCGAGCGCCGTGAACTGTTCGCCAGTTTCAAGTCCAGCATGCCTCGCGCTGCTGGCGGGGGTACGCCTCGCGCTGCCCTGACCGACAAGCCGAACGCTGTCGCTCCCGACCTGTCGGCCTCTCTTGCCCAGGTCGCAGCAATCTCCAATCTCCTTAAAGGAACTTCGCGATGAGCGACTACGAAAAGCAGTACAACGAACTGAACGCCAGCCTGAAAACGATCGGCGATCAGATCAAAGCGCAGGCTGAAGCCAGCGAAAAGCAGATCAAGGCTTCCGGCGAGATGAATGCCGAGACCCGTGCCAAGGTGGACGAGTTGCTCTCCAAACAAGGCGAGCTTAACGCGCGCCTGGGCGAAGCCGAGCAGAAACTCGTCAATGCCGGCCGCGGCCAGCAGCACCAGGAAGAGCCTCAGAAGTCTGTCGGCGCCCTGGTCATCGAGAGCGAAGAGATGAAGGACATGAACTCGTCCTTCCGTGGCTCGCGCCGGGTATCCGTTCCTCGCGCCGCGATTACGACCGCCACCGGTGGCGGCCTGGTCGCGCCTCAGCGCTTGGACACCATCGCCGCGCCCCCTCCGCGCCGTCTGACCATCCGCGACCTGGTGGCGCCTGGGACCACGGAGTCGAACTCGATCGAGTACATTCGCGAGACCGGTTTCACCAACAATGCACGCACCGTGGCGGAGACCACCGCCAAGCCGTACTCTGACCTGACCTTCGCGCTGACCACCGCCAACGTGCGCACCATCGCGCACCTGTTTAAGGCCAGTCGCCAGATGCTGGACGACGCGAAGGCACTGCAAAGCTACATCGACGGCCGCGCGCGCTACGGCCTGATGATGGCCGAGGAAGCCCAGTTGCTGTATGGCAGCGGTACCGGGGCCAACCTGCAAGGGCTCATGACCGTCGCGCAGCTGTACGCTGCTCCCACCGGCGTGACTGTGGTCGGCGAGCAACGAATCGACCGCCTGCGCCTGGCGCTGCTGCAGGCCGAGCTGGCCGAGTTCCCGTCAGACGGCATCGTGCTCAACCCGATCGACTGGGCGGCGATCGAGCTGACCAAGGACGGCGAGGGCCGCTACATCATCGGTCAGCCTCAGGACGGCACCACGCCGCGCCTGTGGAATCGTCCCGTGGTCAACACCCAAGCCATCACGCAGAACGACTTCCTGGTCGGCGCCTTCAAGCTGGGCGCGCAGATCTACGACCGCATGGAAATCGAAGTGCTGATCTCGACCGAGAACGACAAGGACTTCGAGAACAACATGGCGACCATCCGCGCCGAGGAGCGCCTGGCATTCGCCATCTACCGCGACGAAGCGTTCGTTACCGGGCCGCTGACCGGCACCAACCCCTAATCAATCAGATGACGGCGCTGTAACCGGCGCACGTCTGGAGAACTCTATGGCTCGCAAGAAGCAAACCCCTGCCCGCAGCGCGGGCGAGCAGAGCGACACCCCAAGCCAGGGCGTTGCGGAGGCACCGCAGACCACTGAGGTACCGTCAGGCGAATCCAGCCAGGCTTCAACGATTGAGCCGGACCCGCAGCAAGCAATAACCACCGGCGTCTCGGTTGGCTCCGCTCCAGAAGTTGGTACCGCCAACCCGGTTAGTCTTGGCACATCATCGGCGGACCTGAAGCAGGGGTTGTCGTCGGGCGACTCCACTGGAGATGAAACCGTTTCCGAAGATGCCGCCGGTGCAGAAGCCGGATCGACTGGTGAATCCCCCGAGGCCGGGAAACCTGCCGTTGCAAATCCGAACCCAGTCAATTTGGTGATCTATCCGCTTCGGTCCTACATGGACGAAGGCGAATTGCGTCGCCGGTCCGGCGCTGGTTATAGCGTGCCTCGGCGCCACGCCGAGCAGTTGGTGCAAAAGGGCCTGGCGTCTCTTGAGCCGCTGGAGGAGTAAGCATGTCTGTGATCGCCATCGAAGTCGCGATGCGTCACGTGCGAGCAGATCCGGACGACGAGTTGCTGGTGCAGTCCTACCTCGACGCTGCCGAGGATGCGGCGATGGGTTTCCTCAACCGCCGTTTCTATATCGATCAGGTTGCGCTCGACGTAGCGCGGGCGGGCGTGGCTGAGACGATGCGGCAGGCCAAGGACGCCAATCTTGCAGCGATTGCTGCAGCTGACTTGGAGCAGGACCACAGTCTGCGCTGCCGTCTGCTGGAGCATGCTCGCTCTGCCCTGGCGGAGGCCTACGACCAGGCCGATGCCATCGCCTACGGCATGGTGCTGAATCCCTCCATTCAATCTGCATGTCTTCTGAAACTCGGCCATCTGTTCGTCAATCGCGAAGAGGTGGTGGTTGCAGCGACCGCTAACGAGCTGCCGCTGGCATCTCAGCACTTGCTCATGCCGCACCGCGTGCGCATGGGCGTTTAGCGATCTGGCTATTCGCCAGGCCACATCCTCCCTGGAGTAATCATGCAAATACCTCGGATCGGTGAGCTGACTCGCCGTGTCTACCTGCGCGTGCGCGAGGACATTGCCAATCCTGATGATCCTGGCCTGCAATCACAGTACCTGCCTGCTCCCAAGACCTGGGCGAAGATTCAGCCTGTGGGTAACGCTATCTACAGCGGTTCAGTCCAGACCGGCAAGGCGGTGACGCACCGGATCATCCTGCGCTTCCGGTCCGGAATCACCGATGCGCATGAGGTGGTGGAGACGTACCGGGGCGTCGATATCGTCTACCGGGTGCGCCGGGTGAGCGATCTCGGCAACCGGCTGTTCACGGTACTGGAGGTCGAAGAACTCGGCCAGGCGCTCGATCCGGCCGCGATTCCGATGCCCGATACACCTGCAGGAGGTGGCTATGTCTACTGAGGCAAGCATTCAGCCCTACATGCACATCGAGGGCTTCGACAACCTGCCTAAGGACTTCTTCGACAAGCGCAAAGTCCGGGCCGGCATGCGCAAGGTCGGCAAGCTGATCACCCAGCGTGCGCAGCTTGCGCTGGCACTGGCCCGCGGGCAGCACAACTATCCGGTCAGCCGTACTGGTGCAACGCTTGAATCCATCAGCTTCAAGGTTTCCCGCTCCGGCTTCCTGGTGCGGGTCGCGCCGAAGAAGACCGATCGGATGTCGGAGTACTATCCGGCCTACCTGCATTACGGGGTCAAGGCGGGGCGGCGCGTCAGGGCAAGAGCACCAGGTGGCAGGCGCTTCCGCCGCGGCCAGCGGGCACGCCTTGTGGCAGCTCGCGCTGCCGGTGAATGGCGGATCAAGCCGCGAGCCAACTACATGGCCGAAACGCTGGACGACTCCAAGGAAGACGTGCGGCGCATCCTGACCGCAGCATTCGCCAGCGCGCTGGGGGGGTGATCCATGCGTCTGACCCCATTGATCGAACACATCAAGACCCACTGCCCTTCGTTCTCCAAGCGGGTGAGCGGCGGCATCGATATCGAATCGGTGATGACCTCGGCCAAGCTGGCCTTGCCGGCTGCCTATGTGATCTACACCGGTGACGAGACCACCGAGACCCAGTCCTCGAACAAGGTGGTGCAGGGCCTGACCGATCAGTTCGATGTGCTGGTGGCCATGCAGACCACCGACGAGCGCGGCCAGCAGGCAGTGGACCTGGTGCACGTCCTGCGCGCCGAGCTGTTCCGGGCGCTGGTCGGGCTTGAATCAAACGATCACGAACCGATTGCCTATACAGGCGGCAGCCTCACGGCGATCGACCGGGCGCGGGTGGTGTATCGCTTCGGTTTCGAGGCCGAGAGCCAGATCGGCCGCACGCGCCCGGGCGCACCCGCTGAGACCTGGCAGGAATACAAGCTCGATCACTTGCCGGACTTCAAAGGGCTGGATGTCGAGTATGCCCAGCTGATTCCCGGCGACACCGGCCCGACCCCTGATAGCCAGGGCGCTTTGAAAACTTCCGTCGAACTTCCCTAAAGGTTCTCCCATGACTCAAATCACCGTCACTCCGGTGGCCGGGCGCGCTGTGCCCGACCCGGAGCTGGGCACGCTGCTGTCCAAAGAAGGCCGCACTGTCACCCTCGATCCGTACTGGCAGCGCCGCCTGCTCGACGGCGATGTGAAAGAAGCGGCGCCGACCGAGCCCACGAAGGTCTCGAAAACCACCAAGACCGGGAGCGATGACCAATGAGCGTCAGCTTCAACACCATTCCCAGCGACCTGCGAGTGCCGCTGTTCTACACCGAGATGGACAACAGCCAGGCCAACACTGCCAGCAGCCCGCTGGTGCGCCTGATCCTCGGCCAGGTCAACGACGATGCGACCGCGCCTGAAATCGGCAAGCTGACTCTGGTGTCGAGCCAAAGCCAGGCAGCGCAGATCGGCGGGCTCGGCTCGATGCTGGCCGACATGTACGAGACCTGGCGTCGAAGCGATCCTGCCGGCGAGGTCTGGTGCCTGCCGATCAAGACCACCGGCACCAAGGCCTCCGGCAAAGTCACCATCACCGGCACGGCCACGGTCGGCGGGCAGATCAGCCTGTACATCGCCGGCGATCGCGTGCGCGCCACCGTGGCGAGCGGCGGTACCGCCACGGCGGCAGCTGCTGCGCTGGTCGCGGCAATCAACGCCGCGGGTCTGGCCCTGGTGGCTACGGCCGAGGCGGGCGTGGTGACGCTGACCTGCCGATGGTCCGGTGTGAGCGGTAACGACATTCAGTTGGAGCTGAACCGCCTGGGCGTCGGTGGGGGCGAGTCCACCCCGAATGGCCTGACCGTAACCCTGGCTGCCATGGCCGGCGGCGTGGGCACGCCTGATGTCACGCTGGCGCTGGCGGCCCTGGGCGATGAGCCTTTCGAATTCATCTGCGCGCCTTGGGCGGACACTGCTTCGCTCAATGCGTGGCGCTCGTTCATGGACGAAAGCAGCGGGCGCTGGAGCTGGGCGCGTCAGTTGTACGGCCATGTTTACACCGCGTTGCGCGGTACGCTGGGCGAACTGGTGGCCGTGGGCACCACGCGCAACGATGCGCACATGACCATTTACGGCTTCGAAAAGACCAGCCCCGACCCAGTCTGGCGTCAGGCCGCTGCCTACGCGGCGCGAACGGCGGTGTTCATCTCGGCCGACCCGGCCAGGCCGACCCAGACGGGTGAGCTGGTGGGTATCACGCCGGCACCGGCAGGCACGCGTTTCATCCTGACCGAGCGGCAATCGCTGCTCAGCCACGGCATCGCCACTGGTTACAGCTCAGGCGGCGTGCAGCGCATCGAGCGGGGCATCACCACTTACCAGACCAACGCACTGGGCCAGGCCGACAACTCCTACCTGGACAGCGAGACGCTGCACCAGTCGGCGTATGTCATCAACGCGCTGAAAACCCGGGTGACCAGCAAGTATGGCCGGCACAAGCTGGCCAACGACGGCACGCGCTTCGGTGCTGGCCAGGCCATCGTCACGCCGAGCGTGATCCGCGCCGAGCTCATTGCAGGCTACTACGCCCTCGAAGAGCTGGGCGTTGTGGAGAACGCCGAGGCCTTCGCCAAGTTCCTGGTGGTGGAGCGCTCGAGCACCGATCCCAACCGGGTCAACGTGCTGTATCCGCCGGACTTGGTCAACCAGCTGCGTGTGTTCGCGCTGCAGTACCAGTTCCGCCTGCAGTACTCGGTCTGACCCAACTATTCACCCCAGCCCGCCGCATGCGGGCTTTTTTGTGGGAGACGCCCCATGGGCAAGAAAGTCGCGGGTACCGCCTACATCAAGGCGGACGGTACCCAATTCACCACCACCGGCGGCGCCGAGGCACCGCTGAGTAGCACCAAGCGCGAAACCGTCGCAGTGGGCTTTTTCAAGGAAGAAGATCGGGTGCCTTTCATCAAGGCCACGGTGGTCAATGACCCCGATCTGCCCATCGACAAGATCATGAACGCCACCGATCAGACCGTAACGTTCGAGTTCGGCAACGGCACAACCTACGTTCTGTCCGGGGCCTACATCGTCGACGAGCCGATCGCTAAGGGCGATGACGGCACGATCGATCTGAACTGGGAAGGCACCAAGGGGGTATGGCTGTGAAGTTTCTATTGAATGCTCCAATCAATGCGCATGGCGCTGAAATCGATGAGCTGACCCTGCGCCGCCCTACGTCGCGCGAAGCGCAAAAAATCCGCGCCTTGCCCTACAAGCTCGACAAAGACGAAGCGGTCTGTCTCGATCTCGATGCGGTGGCCAAGTACGTCGTGGTGTGCACGGGTATTCCGCCAAGTGCTGTCGATCAGTTGGATTTGAATGACCTCAATCAACTTGGCTGGCAGATCACCGGGTTTTTTATGACGCCGGCGTCGAAAGCACTGACCAACTTGTCGCAGCCGCCTACGACCTCGCCTGGTTCTGGCGAACCGACCCTGAACTGATGATGGGGCGCACTCTCGACGTGCTGATCGAGTCGTGCGCCCAGAGTCAACGCATCTCCAGCGCGCTGAGGGAAGAGGACGATGGCTGATAAATTCCAACTCAAGGCGCTGATCACTGGCGTCGACAAGCTGTCGCCCACCCTGCAGGGCGCACGCAAGAACATCGCAGCGTTTCGCAAGAACCTTGAAAGCACGGGGCTGGGGAAGATCGGCTTCCGCGATATCGTCACCGGCGGGGCAATCGCTGCCCCGTTCATTGCCGGCGCAAAGGCTGCAATCGATCTCGAGTCGCAAATGGCTGATGTGCGCAAGGTGGTCGATTTTGACACCCCTGAGCAGTTCAAGCAGATGGGCGACGACATCGTTCGCCTCACTGACACGCTGCCAATGGCTGCCACCGATATCGCCAAGATCGTTGCCGCCGGCGGCCAGTCCGGCATCGCCCGCAAAGAACTGCTGGGCTTTGCCGAATCGGCAGTCAAGATGGGCGTGGCGTTCGACCAGACTGCAGATGAAAGCGGCAGCATGATGGCCAAGTGGCGCACTGCGTTTCGTATGACGCAGGGCGGCGTGGAGGAGCTGGCTGACAAGATCAACTATCTGGGCAATACCGGTCCAGCCACTAACAAGCAGATATCCGACATTGTCACCCGCATCGGCCCGCTGGGCGAGATTGCCGGTCTGGCGTCAGGGCAGATCGCGGCCTTGGGAGCGACGATGGCCGGTGTGGGCATTGAGCAGGAAGTTGCCGCAACCGGTATCAAGAACTTCATGCTCGCTATGACCAAAGGATCGGCGGCGACCAAGGCTCAGGCCACCGCCTTCAAGTCGCTTCGGCTTGATTCCAAGCAGGTGGCCAAGGACATGCAGAAGGATGCGCAGGGCACGGTACTGAATATCCTGGAGCGGATTGGCCGGGTCGATAAAGACAAGCAGGCTGGGGTGCTTTCCACCCTGTTCGGTACCGAGTCCATCAGCGCGATTGCACCGCTGCTGACCAACCTGGAACTGCTCAAGAGCAACCTCAAAAAGGTGGGCGACTCGAGCCTGTACGCGGGGTCGATGCAGAAAGAGTTCGCAGCAAGAGCGGCCACGACCGAGAACAACTTGGGCCTGCTGAAAAATGGCGTGATGAGTAATGCCATTGCGTTGGGCAACGCGCTGCTGCCAGGCATCAATGCGGTGGTCGATCAGATCCGGCCATGGCTGACGCAAGTGTCGAAGATGATCAGCGAGAACCCGAAGCTGGTTCAGGGTATTGCTGCTGCTGGTATCGCCTTCACTGCCCTGCGCGGCGCAGTCTTTGCGGCCGGCGTTGCCGCCAGAATCATGGGCCTGGCATTCGCAGCCACACCTGTGGGGCTGATCGCTGTCGGCATCGCGGCGGCGGCGGGACTGATCATTGCCAACTGGGAAAAGGTCGGCCCTTTCTTCACGGCACTGTGGGACCTGATCAAGGCCTACACCAAGCCGTTCATGGAATTCATGGGGAAGCTCTTCGACTGGAGCCCGATGGGGCGGATCATCAAGAACTGGCAGCCGATCACGGCCTACTTCAAAGGTCTGTGGGAGAAGGTCAAGCCCTACGTCATGCCGCTGTTCAAGCTGTTCGGCTACGAAGAAGGGAAGGGCCTGACCGAGAACGTACAGCGGATGGCCCAAGAGCAGCGAGCACGCAATGCTGGCGATCGCCGCGGCACCGGCGAGTTGCTTGCGTTTGACGCAGGTGCTGTTGCGAAAATTCGCCTCGACGAAAACTCGCGTGCATTCGGCATCGACAACCGTGCGCTGCTGCAGGCGCCTGGCCAACTGCCCGCGCCTGGCTCGCTGCTGCGTCAGTCAACAGCCACCAACAAGACTCAACTGGATGGGGAGCTGCGGGTGCGTTTCGAAAATCCGCCTGCAGGCATGCGCGTCGAGTCCACGCGCACCAGCCAGCCGGGCGTCACCGTAAAGGCCAAGGTGGGCTATCGGACCGTGGGGAATGAGTCATGAGCGAGTGGCGCGACCTGAGGCGGGAGGCCTCATTCCGCGGCGTGCAGTTCTGGGTCGACAGCGACAGTGTGCCGGTCGGGCGCCGTACCCACATCCATGAATACCCCAAGCGTGACCAGCCCTCGGTAGAGGACATGGGCAGACGCACGCGGGAGTTCAAGTTTGCCGGCTTCATTGTGGGCGGTGACTTCATCGCCCAGCGCGACCGGCTGCTGGCCGCGTTGGACACGCCTGGACCCGGCGAGCTGGTGCACCCGTGGTTCGGCCGCCTAATGGTCACCGCCGGTGACTGCGAGGTCTCGCATGCTCGCAACGAGCTGGGCATGGTGCGTTTCAGTCTGGTGTTCATCGATGGTGCTGCGGCCTTCCCAGTGCAGACGGTCAACACCCGCCGGCAACTGGCGGCGCAGGTGCCGACCCTGCTGGAATCGATCGAGGCGCGGTTTGCAAGCGCTATGGCTCTGGTGGACAGTGTGAGGCTACGGGTCAATGCCGTGCGCAGGGCGATTTCCAGCGCCTACGCATTCGCCATCACCTGCCTCAGCCCCATGACATCGTTGTTCACCGACCTGAGCAGCCTGGTCTACTCGGTGATCAATGCGCCCGGCGCTTTAGCGGCCAGCCTGCTCAGCGACATTGCCAGCGTCGAGCGAGCGTTCACCGGCTATGGCTCGACCGGGTCACTGCACAAGGCAAAGATCACGGGACAGGCAATCAGCGATCTATCCGAGCAATCACCGACTGCCGATGACCCCGATGTCGCTGCGCTACAGGCGGCGTTGATCGGGCTGCTGCAGGATGCCGCGTTGCTGGACTTGCTACTGGACATGGCCGAGGTGCCCATCGCTGTGGCTCAGAGTGTGGAACAGCCTGCTGCATTGAGCATTCAGCTCGAACAGGAAGGCTCTACCACCGAAGCTGGCGCGACAGCAGAAGCCGGCGTCCCTGTGGCCGATGATGTGCTGGCAGTGCGTGACGCGATCAGCGACGCCATGTGGGTAATTGCCGGAGAAAGCCAGCCCGAGCACTTCGGCGTGATCAGCGATGCGCGACTGGCGCTCGATCGCCACCTGACCCAGGTGGCGCGCAGCGGCGTCTGGCTGCGCACGTTCAGGCCCCGAGAAACCGTGTCATCACTGGTGCTCGCGCACAAACTCTACGGCGATGCCATGCGCGGCGCTGAAATCGTCTCTCGCAACGCCATCCGCCACCCAGGCTTTGTGCCTGCCACCGAGCTGCAAGTCGCCAAGAGTTGATCCATGCAACCAGAAAACGAGGTCACCCTGAGCGTCGGGGGGCATGACTATGGCGGCTGGCTGGACGTAAGCATCAGCGCCGGTCTCGAACGCCAGGCGCGGGACTTCACTGTTGGGGTCACTTGGCAGTGGCCAGGCAGCAGCGAAGTCCCGGTTCGCATCGAGCAGGGTGAGGCCGTCGAAGTCCGAATCGGCGCCGACCTGCTCATCACAGGCTATGTCTTCAGTACGCCGATCAGCTACGACAGCAAGATGATCAAGCTGAGCATTGCCGGTAGGTCCAAGACGGCCGATCTGGTGGACTGCGCCGCGATCAACTCGCCGGGGCAATGGCGCGGGCAGAGCGTGCAGAAGATCGTCGAAGCGCTCGCCGGCGAATATGGCATCAAGGTCATCAACCAGTCAGCCACCACCCTGGGCCTGGATGATCACACCATCGAACCAGGCGAAACTGCGTTCGAAAGCATCGATCGGCTACTGAGCCTGTCGCGTCTTTTCAGCACGGACGACGGCCAGGGCCGGCTGGTCATGGCGTCGCCGGGCGCCGCCGGAAGGGCAGTGGACCGGCTGGTGCTTGGAGAGAACATCCTCAATGCCGACACCGAGCTGGATTTCTCTAGCGTCTACTCGGAATACATCAGCCGCGGCCAGCGCAAGGGCACCGATGATTCGTTCGGTACCCAGGCCACAGAGGTGAAAGCCAGCGTCAAGGACGAGCGGGTTAAGCGCAGGCGCGTGAAGGTGATCTACCAGTCCGGCCAGATGACGACCAAGATGGCGCGCGATCGTGTGGAGTGGGAACGCGGCAACGCCATGAGCCGCGCCATGCTGGTCAACTACGTGGTCAAGGGCTGGCGCCAGAGCAGCGGGGAGTTGTGGCGGCACAACATGATCGTGCGCGTGGTCGACCCACTGATCGGCCTGGACCGCGACATGCTGATCATCGAGATCAAGTACGAGCTCACCGAGGCAGGCACCCTGGCCAAGATGGCGCTCGCGCCGCCTGATGGTTTCCTGCCCGAGCCGAACGACGCCTACGAGCGGCGCAAGCTCAAAAAGGGCAAGAATACCGACAACTTCGAATACCTCATTCCTGCGGACTACAAGCCATGAGAAAGATGATTACCGGGGCGCTCGCCCGGGGCGTGGTCGTGCTCGCCGACTCGGCGCGCAAGCTGCAGAGCCTGCAGATGCGTCTGACAGCCGACGAGGTCAAAGACGACATGGAACACCTTGAACCCTACGGCTTCACCTCCAGCCCGCTGCCTGGTGCCGAGGGCCTGGCCGGGTTCATTGGTGATCGCAGCCACGGCGTGGTCATCGTGGTTGCTGATCGTCGGTACCGTCTGGCCGGCCTGCAGGGCGGCGAGGTGGCCATCTACACCGACGAGGGCGACAAGATCCACCTCAAGCGCGGGCGTGTGATCGATATCGAGACAGGCACGCTCAATGTCCGGGCGCAGGATTCGGTGAATTTCGAAACGCCGCTGATCACGGCCACCGGCCGTATCGAGTCGACCGGTGACCAGATCGCCGGCGGCATTAGCCAGATCAACCACGTCCACACGACCGTCAAGTCGGGCAACGAACAGTCCGGCGCGCCGGCGGGCGGTGGCGATTGAGCCGCGAGGCGCTGCTGCGCCGGGCGGTCACCATCAGCCTGTTCACCTGGCGCCGGGCTGAAGCCGACGATGCGCTGGACGACACCGACCGAAAAGGCTGGTGGGGCGACTGCACACCGACCGTGACCGGCGACCGCATCGGCTCGCGCCTGTGGCTGCTGCAGCGGCGCACCATCACCGCGCAGACCCTGCGCGATGCGCGGGAGTACGCCGAAGAAGCGCTGGCCTGGCTAATCGACGACGAGATCGTCACCGCCGTCACGGTCACGGTCGAGCGGCAGGATAACGAACGGGTGAACCTGCGCGTGACGCTGACCGAGCAAAACGGCGAGACCCTGCAACTGGTCTTCGAGGACACATGGAGCCTGATCAATGCCGTATGAAATTCCAACCCTGCCGGTGCTGATCCAGCGTACTGAGGCAGATTTCGAGCGCAATGCCCCGGATGCGTTGCGCAGGTCGGACGCCAAGGTCGCGGCCAGGGCGCTCAGCGGTGCGGCCTATCAGCTGTTCGGCTACCAGAACTGGGTGGCCAGGCAAGCCCATCCGGCGACCTGCGATGACGAGCAGGTTTTGTTGTGGGCGGACTGGCGCCTTGAAGAAGGCCGCAAGCCAGCCGTAGCAGCTACCGGCCTGGTAGGCGTGACCGGGTCTTCCGGGTTCCTGGTCGACGCCGGGGTCGTCTATCAGGCTGATGACGGGCGTCGTTACGTGGTGGTTGTAGGTGCAACGTTGGTCAATGGTGCAGCCCAAGTGCAAGTGGCGTCGGAAATGCTCGGCCCGGAGGGCAACATCCAGGCTGGCGAGCTCACTACCGTCACTCCGGTGCTTGGCGTCAATCCACGGGCGGTCATAGACGTCGATGGCATCACTGGTGGCGCTCATCAGGAGGACATCGAGGCGCTGCGCGGGCGCGTGCGGGCAGCCTTCAAGAACCCCAGCAAAGTGGGCAACGCCGATGACTTCGAGGAGTGGGCGCTGGAGGTACCTGGAGTCACGCGCGCCTGGGCACTTCCGCGATGGCTGGGGCCGGGTACGTTCGGCCTGACCTTTGTCTGCGACGGGGACGTGGACATCTTTCCTACCGAGGCAAAGGTGGCAGAGGTTCAGGCGTACCTTGAGCGCAAGCGACCAGTGACCAGCGAAGTGTATGTGTTCGCTGCACAGCGCCTGGACGTTAATCTGCGCCTGCGACTGGTGCCAGATACCACGACGGTCCGTCAGGCCGTCGAGAAAGCACTGGCAGACCTGATCAGCGACGTGGGCGGGGCTGGTTCGGTCATCCCGCTCACGCATATCCAGGCGGCCATCAGCAATGCCCCTGGCGAAACGGATCACCGACTGGAAACGCCAACCGACGATGTGAGCGTGGCGCGCAACCAGGTCGCTGTGCTGGGGGCGATCACATGGCTATGACCGAAGACGATTACAGGGAGGGTCTGCGTGGGCTGATGCCACCGGGCCCGGCTTTCGACCCAGGTCTGCAGCCTGACGTGGCTCAACTGTTGGCCGGCCTCGCGCCAGAGCTGGCCAGGGTTGACCAGGCGCTGGACGCTCTGCAACTGGAGATGAATCCGGCCACTGTCGATGCCCTGCTGACCGACTGGGAGGCTTATTTGGGCTTGCCGGATGCCTGCACGGTGCCGGGCTCCCAGACCGTAGAGCAGCGCCGTCAGGCGGTGATCGACAAGCTGACAGCCTCGGGCGCTCCCCAAGTGGCGTATTACAAGCGCAGGGCAAGGCAGTCAGGCGTGGTGGTCACCATCGATGAGTTTCGCCCGGCCAGAGTCGGACCAACCGTCGCCGGCGGGTTTCTGTACGGCGGTGCCTGGTCTTGGGCCTGGCTGGCGTCCGCGCCGCTAGCGGCCTATGGCACGCCGCAAGGCGCTGCGATGGAGTGCCGCCTGCGCCTTGAGGCGCCGGAGTACACCGATGTCGAGATCGGCTATGGGAAAGCCGAAGCCGAGCGAATCGCAGCGCACGTCGATCAGCTTTTCACCGCAATTCATTATGTGATGCCGGCCGCTATTGCCGGCCTCGAGGATTAACTATGCAACGGATTTCCAGCTGGACCGACTTGGTGGCCGCGTTTGGCCGTTTTCGCTATGGGTCGGTGGTCGGGGGCGTGGCCCCTACACCGATTCAGGCCGAATGGCTAAACATGGTGCAGGAGGAAATCAGCAACGTGGTACTGGCTGCGGGTATCGAGCTGCGCGCTGATCAGGAAAACCAATTACAGCAGGCCATTGCACAGATGCTGTCCGGCTACCTGCCCCTGACCGGCGGCACGCTGACTGGGCTGCTTAAGGCCACCAAAGGCGTACGCGTGGCCAAAGGCATGCCACTGGCCGGAAACGCCAGCCTGGTTGGATATGGTTTCGCCGGGGACGGTGACACCGGACTCTACGCGACAGGAGGGAACGATGACGACGGCTCTGCCGTTGTGGTGGTGGTCGATGGCGTTGAGGTGTTGCGATTGAAAAGTGACGGCACCCTGACCATCGCCGGCTCCCATGCGCCGTACCACACCGGCAACAAGCCGGCGATGCTGGCTGTGGTGTACCCCGTGGGATCGATCTACATGAACGCAAGCGACGCTACCAATCCGGCAGTTCTGCTGGGTTTCGGCACTTGGGTAGCGTTGGGCACAGGCCGGATGCTGATGGGTGTTGGCAGCGGAAACGATGTTCGCGGTCAGGCCAAGTCATTTGAGCTTGGCGAGACTGGAGGCGAGTACGAGCACGCGCTCTCAATCGCTGAGATGCCGCAGCACGATCACAAAATGCCGCAAGGCAGCGTTGTACCAGAGGGGGAGACTGGGCCCATCTACAGCTCAGGTGATGACGCGACGCACTCTCCCGAGGCGGGTGAGCAACCGTCTAGCGGCAAGTCCGGTGGCGGACAGGCACATAACAACTTGCCACCTTACTTGGCCGTGCACATGTGGAAACGCGCCAGCTAAGGGATGAACCTTCATTGCACCCGCTACGGCGGGTTTTTTTATGCCCGGAGGCATGATGACAGACGTTTCTTCAATGGAGGCATATGCCGGCCAGCTTTCTCAAGCGGCGAGAAAGGCGAACTCTGCAGCGGATCTTCAGCATCAGGTAATTCACGGGGATGCGACTACAGACGTGCTTACCGAGTCGGGCTCGGTTCCTTCGCTAGCGAAGCAGGCGCTAATGACCCAGGCGAAGATTAGTTCCGCCTTGGAAGATGTTGCTGTTCAGATGCGCGGCGCCATGATCTATAGCTCCGCGGCTCAGGGTATTGCTAACACCACGTCCGGTTCCTACTTCAGCGTACCGTCATCGGACGAAGCGGAATACGTGATCCTCTATAGAAACGATAATGGTCTGGCGATAAAAATCAGCACCTACCCGAACGCCCAGGCGGTGAAGGCGGTGAAGCAGCAAGTCGATTCAGCGACCGTTGCCATCGATCAGGTCAGCAGCCAGATCAAGCCGTTCCCATCCGAGGAAACGGATGTGGTACGCCTGAGGCAGCTGGACACCGAGGGCGGCTTGATCGCGCAGTTGTCAGACAGTGCGCTGAGAACGATCCCTTTCACGATCCTGGTGGATGCGGGATCGACAGCGATCCTCGACTCTGAAGGCTCCGTGGTGTTACTGGACGAGCCAGGCCGGACAATCGTCGGGCCTTTTGAAATGCAGGTCACGGACGCCCCTGGGGTATTCGCCACTGACATCGAGGGCGCGCTGCTCGGGGTTGAAGACGAGGTGGTGGCGCAGTCGCCTTTCGATGGCGGCCTGCTGTTTTCGCCATTGATTGCCACAAGCCCGGCGATCAGGTCGGTGATCTATCCGCAGAACATCCTCCAGTACCGAGAGCGGGACACCGCGCTAGTGGCCACCCTGGCCAGCCTCAGCACCACCGCATCCTCAAGCGGTCGGGCAATGTCCGTTGACGCCGAGCGCTACGGACCTGCGGCCATGCTTGGCCTCAGGCGGCTTGATCTCCCGAGCGATCATCGTTTCATGCCGCTCACCTTGGTCAACGTCCCTGTGCAGGCACAGCCCACGCCGATCAAGGTCTTGGTGATTGGTGACAGCATCGGCAACCGGCAGGGCGCAACCCTGACCAAGCAGTACCTGGAGGCGCAGGGGTTCAGCGTGACGCTTGTCGGCACCATGCCCGGATCAGCGCTGCCGAACGACCCAAACAACGCGAGCGGCGGACTGGGCGAAGCGCGCGAGGGCTGGGAAACGGGTGACTACACCTACGCCCAGACCGACATGGCAAACATCGTCGCTCCTGGTGGAGAGGCCGCCTACCTCTCAGGTTCGAAAGCCTACAAGTATTCCCGAAATCCATTCCTGCGCGCCGCGACCGAAAGCGATAACCCGGCCATCGTCAGGAACGGGTGCGTGTTCGATCCTGCCTTCTACCAGTCGCGTTTCGGCCTTCAGGCTCCAGACGTCGTGGTCAACCTGCTCGGCACCAACGACGCGAGCCACCGCACGGACGCCACGGTGTACGCCGAGGTCTTTGCCAACGACACCTTGATGCACTCGCAGATCGCTGCTGCTTGGCCTGACGCGAAGATCATCAGATCGGTACCCGGAACCTCGTTCGATACCACCAGGAACGCGTTGTGGTCTACGCGCTACGCGCCGGTTATCCGAGCCATCAAGGATGCCGCAGCGGGAAATGCAGCGGTGATCGTCGCGCCGGTATGGGCCATGACCGACCCGGAAAGCGGCTACCCGATCAGCGCATCTGCGCCGGGTACCGATGGCTTTGTCTCGGGGAACTTCAGCGATCCCACCCACCCGCAGGGTTCCTCTCGCCACTCGCTCTTCGCATCGCTGGCGCCGTTCATCGCGGGCGCTGCACTCGACCTCATCTAACAAGGGAACCATCAATGGGCATCAAGCTGATCGACCAACAGAACATCGCGCCGTGGAACCGCAAGGTTATCGCGCCAATCACCAATGGCCTCGAGGGGTACTTCACCTTCGATACCGACGCTTCCCGCTTCGCGTTCAATCGGGTACCGGGCAAGCCTGGCGCATCCCTGGTGGGCAATCCTCAGGCGTTCCCCACCCACGGCCGATTCACCAGCCTGGCGAACTTCATTCAGACCAACATCGCCGAAACCGACAGCATGACCATCATCTGCCTGGGCAAGGCGGTCGATGTGCCCGGCAGCACCATCGAAGCGAGCACTTGCTACGTCAGCAACTTCAACGGGCCATCCATCACGCCCGGGTTCACCGGTACCACCACGGGCACTTCGCTCTACCACAACGGCCCAACGGCACTGAATGGCACGGGCTGTCGTTCGAACGGTTCTGGCGGGGCGGTAACGGGCGGCTCCACGATTACCAATGACACGCCCACTCAGTGGGGTATTCGTGCGGTTCGTGTCGACGCCGCGGTAGGCTCGAAGGTGCTCAACCTCACCACTGGCCTGTCCTCGACTCTGGCCTACAGCAATGCCCGCTTGCTCAACTCCAGGAAGATGCGTATCGGCGGTGCCTACACGCAGTTCGCCGCCCAGGCGGACATTTCAGCGGTGGCAATCTTCTCCGTCGCCTTGAGTGACGCGCAGATCACGGCGTTCGCCGACTGGATGCGTATTCGCGCCAACCGTCTCGGCATTCCGGCGTAAACTATTCTCAATCAATGTGCGCTCCGAAGAGCGCACTTAGGATGCAACCGCCCGGCCTGAGAATAGGGACTACAGGTAGTCTTTGATCTTGAAGACTCTTGGGTTGTAGATTGCTAGCTCCCCGCTTCTAGAAATGACGCTATCGGCGAATTTTTTAGGATTTTTCATGTCGAGTTTGTGAAGTTCGTACAGTTCGTACTTCCACCATTCACTTTCCTCTAGAAGTGCTACTGTTTCAGGGTCGAACCTGAACTTAATCACTTTCGCAGGATTTCCTCCGACTACGGCGAAAGGTGGCACGTCTTTAGTAACTACCGAGTCTGATGCGATAATTGCGCCGTTGCCTATTGATAGGCCGCCTCTCAGTCGCACATTCGCGCCAATCCATACGTCATGCCCGATCTTGATTGGGGCGTTTTGCGGTTGGGGTGTTAAAACTCTGTTGAATTCGAAATTAATCCCCTTAGCTTTTAGGGACGATGTGTATGACTGGATAAACTCTCTAGATGAGTTAAACGAGGCAGAAGACATGATTGCGGCATCCATCGGATGCCTGAATGCTAGAAATTTTATATCGGTGGATATTGAGCAGTATCTACCAATAGACGCATTCATTGGGAACTGAGACATTGTTTCTGAGAATGAACCAATATTGCAGAGATTTCCACCTTGCCCAAAAGTACAGTGCTCTTCTGCTGACCAATCTTTTGGGATAGAGAGAAAATGGCCCGGAGCCCACCTGTTCTTTGCGCCAGGGTCTGAGTTTCTTTTGTCGAATATGCTATAGGATGCTAGTAGGTCAAGAAAGTAGTTGTCGGCCTTTATCCTGTAGTGGTGTGCATGCTCGCTTTCGATCTTTATCACAGTTTCTATTCCTGGCCGTTTTCTAGGTAGTAACTAATTCTGTTTTGATTTCTTTGGATCTAGTCTTCTTGCGGAAGTCAAGTCAAATCTGTCGCCAAAGATAACCTAGAGACAAGCATTCATAAACCCCGGCTTCAAAACATTCCTTCCTCGTTTCATCGTTCAGAGGCCCCGCAGCAGTTGAGATTACGGGAGTGCTGCAATGGATGGTGACGTCCATTCGTATCAAATCCTCGTAGCTGCCAGCGCGCGGACTCCCCGCAAATTCCGCTAATTCCTGTATCTGGAGGCTCTATGGCTCAAATCTCTTCCGAAGCTGCTGGCGGTATCAATGTGATCGCCTTCCTCGACATGCTCGCCTGGTCTGAGGGCACTTCGACCATTAAAGCCAGTGACGACGGCTACAACGTGCTGGTGGGCGGCAAGCTGTTCACCGACTACAGCCAGCACCCGCGCGTGCTGGTACCGCTGCCGCGCTACGGCATCAAGTCGACGGCTGCCGGTCGCTACCAAGTCTTGGCCCGCACCTGGGATGCCATCGTCAAGAACTACGGGTTCAAGGGCCGCTTCATTCCCGAAGCCCAGGATCTGGCCGCGATCAAGCTGCTGGCCGAGTGCGGCGCGCTGCCGCTGATCAAGGCTGGTCGGATCAGTGACGCGATCGCCAAGGCCGCGCCGATCTGGGCCAGTCTGCCAGGCGCCGGGTACGGCCAGCGCGAGCACAAGCTGGCGGCGCTGCTTGGCATCTACGAAAGCGAGAGGGCGGTCGAGGCCAAGCCTTCCAGCGACCTGCTGGCGATGTATGTCGCCTGCGGTGGTGAGGCGGTAGCGTGAGCCGGCCGGCGCAGATTGCTCTATTGGCGCTGGTGCTGGCGTCGTACTGGGGCGCCTACCAGCATGGCCGGTCGGTGGAAAGAGCAGTAGCCGCGACGGTATCCGCCAATCGCGACAGCGGCGACCGCAAAGCTGAAGTCATCGGCGAGCGCGCCGCGCGTGCCGAAGAACAAAGACGCGCCCAGGCGCAGGAGGAGGCGAGAGCCCATGCACACGAACAACACCAGGTGGCTGACGCTGGCGCTGATGGCGCCGATGCTGCTGGCCAGCGGTTGCAGCACGACGCCGCCCAGTTCGCCGCCGCCGTCAGTTGCGCCGGCCCGGATACCGCCGCTATCGCCCGAGGCCAGGCAGCCACCCGCGCCGCCATGGTGCTCTCCGACCTGCTCGCACGGGCTGATGCTCGAGCGGGAGATCTGGCGAAAGCGTATGACCGCGCCAGAGTAGCCGGGGAGCAGTGCCAGCAGGAATACGACTCTCTTATCAAAGGCTCTTGATCGCCTGTCAGCGTGTACGAGAGGTGTCCTCACCTCCCACAGGAATGTGATAAATTCATGGGCTTGTGCTAAAGGAGGTTTTCGATGGTGGACGTTGTAGAAGTCGTTTCGGAATTGCGAGCTAGTAATTTCATCAATAGCGAAAGATCCTCCACTGGTCGGGTTGTCAAAGATCTGAATTCTGGACACTTCAAGTGTCAGGTCGACGCCAGAGTCGATGGGGTAGATGAGCCTGACGGGAATTACCAGACTGCCGATGAAGCTATCAATGCTCTGGTCGCGTTCTGGAGAGCCTGCGATAGAGCGCTCGAGATGTGCGCAGTCTGGGAATTCAGGAAGATCTGATCGGGTTCATCATTACAGTCAGGCCGATTCGGCTCTGCTCTGGCAGCAGGGCGCTTCTAGCTGAAGACAGAGGCGCACCTACTGTGCTGAATGAGTAACCGAAGATGCGGGTGTAGCGCGATGAAGCGCACCATACAAGGCTTGGCAGATGCCGGCGAGCCGCTGATTCAAGAGGCAATCGCTGCGCTTCGTCGGTACCGTGAAGCACAGGCGGCAGGCGATCCGTTCGAGCAGGTTGAACGACTCCGGCTGATCGCCGAGTCGGCTTTCCAAGCGGTCACCGACTACCAGCTCTACGCGCGCGGCCTGCAGCCCATAACCAAGCACTGAAACCTGCTACGAGCATTGAATATCAGCTGTCCTGCCCAGCGGTGATTGTCGAGCGCCCGAAATACTGGCTACGATACTGTTTATATGTACAGTATTTGGTGCCATATGTATTTCCTTGTCGTACGCCGCCGCTCCCGCGGTGCGGCGCTGCAGCCTGAGCAGCTGCGCCAACAGAATCCCATCCGTGCTGACGTTCACATTGGAGAGCATCAGAGCGAACTGCTGGGCCGAGTGTCGACACAGGCCTGGGTCTTCAACCCAGCGCCAGGCGCCGACGTGATACCTCGGCTGCACGACGCGAAGATCACCGGCATGGCCCAGCAGGGCATGAACATCAGCGGCGTCGAGGAAATCGACGGAGTGCTGTACGCCCAGTCTTGGTGGTGCAGGGTGGACTCATGAGTCGAATCCCTACGGCGTGGATGGATGAACTGGATGATCAGGTCGCGTTCCTGATGGACCCAGACGGCCGTGAAGCCGTGCTCAGCGAAATGGCGGTTGCGGCGCACCGGGCCGGCCGCATCGATGCCTGCGTGCTGGCCGACATGCTGGAGCTGGCAGAGGCGGGCAGGCTATGGGCGATGGAGGACTTGGAAACAGTGTTTCCGATGCCTGCTGTAGGTGAGCAAAAAGACGGGTGGGGTGTACCGCTTTCCAGAACGGAGCGGGTCGAGCCTGGACGGCTCACGGGAGGCTGGGACCATCTGGATATCCCAGTGGTCAATGCGGATGGCGCGGGAAACCGTGCGTGA